AATGCCTCCTGCCACTACAGGTGCTCCCGCCCCCATAACAGCACCAGCAATGCCACCTTTTAGTTTTGGTTTTAAATATTTTGCACCCAAGAATCCTCCTGCTGTGCTACTTGCACCCATTGTGAAAGCACCTAAAGCACTCTTTCTAGCTTGTGCCTTATCTACCATACCATCATCTAATAAATCAAAGTCACGTGGAAGTGGAGTATTATTTGCCATTGCTTCCTTGTATGCTTTTGCTCTTGGACTTCCTGGTGCTCCTTTATATGTTGCCATCTTTACTATCTCTTCTTTGTACATTGCAACTTTATCCATATTTATCATTCTCCTTTATTGATTAAGTTTTTTTAATGTAGTTGCTGCCACTGCTCTTACTTCAAATGATTTGTCATTTAAAGACATTCTTTTTAAAACGTCTAAAGGGGTATTTTGATTTTTTGCAACACCGAGTCTAACATTATCGTTTTTATCATAAGAAAAATCTATTAATATTCCATCATATTTAGTTTTTTTAGCAACATTATAACGATCAATATTAGATAAACTATGTGCTAAGTTTTCATCAGTCTGATTCCAATTTTTTTTAGTAAATAAAAAGTTATTATTTGCCATCTTTACTATCTCTTCTTTGTATGAGGCAAGCTTAGTCTGACCTTTAGATAGATTGTCATACTCTTTTGCATACATAGATGCAGTACCTGGTTTAAAGTAATTTGAGTCGAAGGTGCTGGTTAAATCAGTTATTTCACTTCTGTCTAGATCTGGGCCAATGATATCATCATCAATTAAGTCTCCAGCTCTTCTAGCTTTATTTAAAACATTTAACATTATTTTTTCACTATGAGGATTATCCCAATCTACTTCTCTATAATTATCGTCTTTCCTGCTAGTAATATTATAATCCTGATTAGTGGTTTGATTAGTGATTTGATTACTGATAGGTTTTTTATTAAACTTATTAGTAAATTTAGAAAATATACTAGCTCCAACAGGGCCAATAAAATTTTCTAAAGAAGCCATCTTTACTATCTCTTCTTTGTACATTGCAACTTTATTCATGTTGTCATCTCCTTTACTAGCTGTTTTCTTTAAAGCACTTCTTAAAAGCCCTCCACCGCCTACCATTAATCCTAAGCTTCCTGCAACACCTAGAGCGCCTTTTGTAAATTTACCAGGGTTATTTTTAATGTAATCTTTTATCTCAGGAATACTTAACTTTTTATAGTGAGGACTTTCTTTTATATATTCAGGGCCAACGTCTCCTTCTATGACTGCGGTGCCTTTAGGGCCCCAAGCTTTAAGTTCTCTTTTATTTGAATTTAATATTCCCTTATTTATATGTAAGAGTTCAATGTCTCTATATAACCTATTTTCTCTTACAATTCCCCTTCCCTCTTTAATTCTATCAATTAAAAGTTCAGCTATTGGATTTTTACTTTCTTTAAATCTCCATATAGGAATACTTATATTTAAGGTTAATCTTGGGTCTTGAGTTTTTTGATCATGATTCATATATGATATTGATCCTTCAAAAGAATCTATAACATCTTTATTTTTAGCTAGATAAACTTTATTTTTAAGATCTTTTTTTGAGATAGGAGTTTTATTTACCTTTAAATTTAAATTAGTAAAGTTATCAGGGTCACTAGCCTTACTGGCTAACAACCCTTGCTCTAATATTTGCTCAACATTTTTTGAAGCAGTATTATGAAACATATTTTCTCTACCAGTTAATAAAGAATGTTTATCATATATTTTTTTACCAAGGCCTACTCCAGCCAATATAGATGCTAATCCACCTAAAGCCTTTGCCTTATTCATATCCTTACCTCCTATGAAGCCCGCATGCCATTTTAAACATACTGTCCATATGCTTTATAGCCCCTGTAATATATCCAGGATTTACAATGTGGTTTCTATTTTTATATTGGTCATGCTTTAACTCAATTAAGGAAGATGCTGTCTTTTCTAAAAATTCTCTTGAGTCTACTATGTCATCTACTACTTCATTTAATTTAGCGTAGACTTTTCCTTTTGACACTTCTGCAAGCTTTTCATTAAAGTGAGTCGCTAAAGTCATAATAGCTGCTACATCTCTCATGTGCTCACTTCTTTTTTCTATTGCTATCTTTTCAAATGCAGTAGATAAATTCTGTGACTCCTTTGCAAATTTACTTACTTGGTCAAATACAGCCATGCCAGTTACACCAGATGATAGAGCAGCGCCTGCAACTAAAGCTCCTAATACATCAGCTGCTACAGCATCTACGACATCTTTATTTACAACTTTCTCTCTTACAAATTTCATAGTGTCGTCTACCCTATTACTTACTTGAGCTCCTTCTAATCTTCCAGGCTCAGCTCCTTGAGGTAATTCAAAAGTTACAAACGGCTCATTTTTTGCTCTTTGTAAAATCTCTGATATCTTAGGTGAATCAAAGTTTAATACTTTTAAAACTCCACGAACTTCATTTATTGCCATGTGCTGATAATCTTTATGAATAGCTTTAAAGATAGCTTTAGACTTATCTACATAATTTACTTTTACATGATAAGTTTCTCTATATTTATCTGCTAATCTTATCTCAATGTTATTTGTAGTTGCTGCACTTTTAAATAATTGGAAGTCGCCTTCGGTAGAGCCTACCATGTCATGTAAATCTTCTGGATTTTTAAGATAACCTTTTATGACTCCTTTTATCTTTGTAACTAAAGTTTTTCCATCAGTTACAAATACTTTTCCAGCTTTTGAATTTATAATTAATGACCTAGGTAATATTTTTATTACATCCATTTCATTTAATCCAATCTTTTTTGATGTAACCTTTATAAATTCTTCATATGGCAATTCATTAAAGCTTTGACCATCTAGTAAAACTAAAGTTATGCTTCTATAATCCATATCAACGCTAGTGTCTCCAAAGATTGTTTTTAATGAATCATCATATGTTACAGGTCTTAGAGTTAAAATCTTAACTTGTGCCCCATTACTATTTGGAATAGTGTAAGAATTATCAAAGCTACTATCTGATTCTTTCACTTCTCCATTTTCTATTTTAAAACTTTTTATCTTAATGTGTGCAAGTCTTGATGGGTAAAGAGCTTTGTCTCCATCGAACGCAACGAACACGTCGCCTTCATTTAAAGATTCGATGCCGACTGATGGAAGCTTTAGTCCATCACCTTTAATTCTTTTACATAAAAATCTTTCGTTGTTATTTAAAATTTTCATCTTATTATCTTTTGTCACAACGACTTTTATATTATGTTTTTGTTCTACACCATCTACGCTTATGTAGTCAGAGATGATAACGCCTTGGTTCATGCTTATCTCTTTACTTTTGGCTTCGTCTGAGATTTCAGGGAACGCAACGCATGAGCCACTTGGCATGCTTGAAGCATTTTCAAAGTTAATATCTTTTAGTCTTGTAAAAATATTTACAGTATCATCTTTTTCATTTTTTAATTCTTCTGCTTCTTTGGCTAATTTTTCAACTTCTCTTTTTGTCACAGCAACTTTCACAACTTCTGCCAATTTTTCCCAATCCTTATCAGTTGTCACCTTCATAGTTGCTATATTATCTAGAGCCTTTGCGATTTTTTCTATGCCATCATTTATTTTATTTGCTGTCACATAATTTCCGTTTGGATTTCCTTTTGACATCTCTTGGTCTTGGATTCTTAAAATGTCACCTAAAAATCCTATCGATGAAGTTGTGTTGACCGACTTTTCTGTGCCGAGGTATGGCTTAAACTCTTCAACGGGAGAGTCGCTTTTTTTGCCATTATAAATTCCATGAATAATTTTTTTGATATTTTCTCTAGAGTATGGTACTCTTTGATTATCTAGTTTAATAATGTCAAACGGAATAAATTCTCCGTCCATAATCATAAATGGCAGTTCCAAAGTTGCGTCTTTAATTTTGACGGAAGCGACTCCCTGACCTTCATTTACATAATCAGATTTTTCGACGTTATACGACATGGGGGCAACACTAATGCGTACAACCGTTGGTGCGCCTATGTTTGAGAGTTCTGACAATGTATATTTATGAACAAAGTTTTCTATATTATCAACTGTTGGTTGATAAATATTGACGCCTGCATATTTAGAAATTGCAAAATCCTCTTTTCTAATATCAAATTGTTGCTTCTCCTCTTTGAAACCAAAAGATAAAGACGCCTCGAACGCGTCGCTGGTTTTGTAATTTTTCATAATTAAAAATCACTCCTTTTTTATATTTTAACTTTTAAAATAACCTTCATCATTTAAGCTAATTATAACACAGGGATTTTATTATAAACAAACAAAGCTAAAGTTCAAAATTCAATTGTAAAAAAACATAAACAAAAGTATTCTTTATGTTAAAGTTTACCTTGGTATAAAAATCATATTTCTTAACAATTAAACATATGTTCTTCATAAGTAAATTTATTCAAGTTTTGTAAGACACTTGAAGTGTCCAAGAAGTGTCCACAAGTGTCCACGCCTAATATTTTCCAGCACCCTCAAACCCGCTCTGCTCTAGCTCCCATTTTTTGGGCAAATTTGAAGTGTCTTCTAGTGTCCACCCAGTGTCCACCTAGTTTTTCCAACATTTAACATTTACAAATAAAGGAAAAAGCTGAAAGCCCAACGGACAGTTAGGCTCTTATATATATATATATATATATATATATTATTATTATTATAATAAGAAAAATTTGGACACTTTTATACGAAATAAAACCCCCTCAAAAAATTTTTTTTTATTTTCATTTTTTCATTTTTCAAAAAAGCAAAAAAAAAATAAATATACCCCCCTTTATATTTTTTTAGGCAAAAAGTGTCCAAATTTGCCGTAACTCAACTCGCACAACGATTTCGCGTGGACACTTAAATTGCTGGTAGACACTTCAAAAAATGGGAGTAGTCCTAGAGCGGATTACAGCCATTTGGGAAATTTTTACTTTGGACACTTGTGGACACTTAGGCCATGGAAGTGTCCACCTAGTTATGACACTTTCTTACATTTTTTTTCTCTACAACATAGTGGTATCAATGGTTTTCAGACTTTTGTAAACACCAGTATACACATTTTCCCAGACTTTTACAACTCGGACAAGCTTACTTAGCTTGTCCAGAAACCATATTTTAACAGTATGATTTTGTATATATATTTTTACAGATAATCCCTGTAAATGTCTTACAGTAAACGTATACAAAACCTTACTTTATATATTTTAAGTCAATATATATATAAAAAACATACAGGATATATACAGAAGTTATGTAAATATAAAACATTTATTACTAACATGCACATCTCCCCATTTTTAATTTATATATATTTTTTTAAAAATTTTATATATAGTAGTATAAGATATAAAAGAAAATATAATAATTTTTGGAGGTGAAATTGGAAATTATGAAAGGATATTTTTTAACAATAGCAGAGGCTAAAAAAGATGCACAATTAAAATTAGAGGATTTATATAAAAAAGCGACAAGAGTCGAGAATTTTTTAACTAAAAATCCTAATGATTTAACCATTAAAAAGAAGCTAAATAGGATGAGAGATTATATCGACTATTTAAAAGAGGAGATTAATAACTTTGAGAACATTGAAAAAATTACGAGGGTAAATTAATGGGCAGATTTATAATAGGTTTTTCAATAGGTATAACACTTTCTATGATTATTTGTTTGTTATATCGAATTTATAAAGAATTAAAATAATAAAAGGAGGCAGTAGATATGAGCAATAACAAAAAGGTGCAAGACATGCTTATAAACTTAATAAAAAATGCAAAAGCAATAGTTGAAGTTAATATTGAACATGACATAAGACAGGAACATTCATGGACTGGTGAATTACAAGTTATTGACACAGGTTTAAGAATTATAACAATAAGATTAGTAAAAGGAGATGATAAATATGGCTACGAAAAAGAAAATGGAGAGGCAACCACTTAGTATACCGCTCAACTCTAGAAATTTCCCACCTGAGGAGTTTTACATTAACTATCCTAAGAAAGAGAAAAAGTTTATGTTACTTGGGGTATCTAATAAAGAGGATTTAATTCCTGTCAGTATTGATACTGAGGAATTAGTTAGAGCTGTTACATTTGGTCACATAAGGCAATATATATATACAGGAGCTGACGGAGATTTATATGACATATGTATCTACAAAGACGAGAGAGGCGAGTGTCATGTCTATGATATACGTCATAGGTAAATAGAAAAAGAAAAAAGAGAAAGAGAGAGGGCATAAAATTAATTAATAAAGGAGAGAAGGAAATTGGAGCAGGGGGTAATTAAAAGTAATTCATGTTTTTATTGTGAAAAAGAAAAGGAAGATATAGTTTTACTTGGAAAGTTAAAATGTGATGATAAAATTTCGATGTATGGAATTTATGAATATGAGCCATGTGATAAGTGCAAAAAGAATATGGATAAGGGCATTACATTTTTAGCTGTAGATAATAATCTAAATCCGACGGGCAAATACTGTGTAGTAAAAGAAGAGACTATTGATAAGATGATACATGATTACACTTTAAAAGAAGAGATAAAAAAAGTTAGAAAGTGTAAGATATCGCCTGAAGAATTTGATGATTTATTTTATTTTGATTTAAGTGAGGAGTGTACGAGATGAATATCATACCATGGTTTCCGGTAATGCCGAATAAAAGTAAGAGAAGAGTAATAACATGTCCTATAGGGGCATTAAAAGATGTTATTTTAAAATTATATCCAAACTATTATGATAGTGGAGCTAATGATAAAAGAAAGATTCTTTTAGAGTTTACAGATGAAATAGGAGAGATGTATGACTTTATGGAGGAGGTAAATGAGTATGGAGAATAAAATGAAAAATTATAAAGTAGAGACTGATGGAGAACATAGTGAACCTGAATTTTTCATAGTGACAGCTGAAAATGTAGTAGAGGCTCACAATGTAGTTAGAGATGAAATAGAAAATAAAAATTATAAATGTGAGATAACGAGTGTCACACTTATAGATACTAAATTTAGAGGGGTAAAAGTAACATCTGAAAGTTGTTGTTAGGAGGAGGAATAAGTCATGCTATTAGAAAAAGAAATGATACTTTATATTTTAATACTTATTATAGTTACAGCAGGATTATATAAAGGAGGTCGATAATAGTATGTTAGAAGTAAGAACTATAGGTTTTCAAATAAACTATAAAAGGCTAGATAAAAAACTTGCCAAATATCCAAAAACATATTTATGCTGTAAGGTACTATGTTGGTCAGATATTTTAATGGAGCACAACGCTTATGTTAAAAAATGGTTAAAACCAACATCAAAAGGTACTAGGGCAAATTGCGTTCCAATTGAAACTAAAGAGCAATTTGAAGAAGAAAAGAAAAAGATAGAAGAGTGTATGGACAGATTAAATGATTTTTTATTAAGAAATCCAATGGAGGAGGCATTAGGTTCAAATTTGTATAAACCTCTTTTAAATCATGATTTACTTGATAAAGAAGCAGAGGTTTTAAAAGAGATAAAAAAAATAATAAATATAGAGGAGAAATAAGTTATGCCATATGTTGATAGAACTTATTACTGTAGCATTTGTAACAATGGTCATGATAGTTATCGTGAAGCCGAAATGTGTGAGTTAAAAGATAGGGGAATTGTAGATAAGTTAAAAGAAATCGTAAGACTTGTAGAGGAATTTAATAAATTAAGTAAAGAGGAAAAGATAAGGATAGGAGGTTATCTTTCTAATTATAGTACTTGCGTATCAACAACTCTTTGTGATGTAGAAAAAGCTGAGAATGAAGATAAAAATTTATTTTTTAAAGAAGTTAGAACATTGTTACTTGATAAAGAAACAACCCTTCTATTAGATAAAGCTTATAAAGAAATAAAAGAAAAGGAGAAATAAGTTATGAGTAAAGGTATAAGAGTAAGTAAAAAACATGGATTAAATCCATCAATTAATAAGTGTCTTTATTGTGGAGAAGATAAAAATGAAATCGTGATATTAGGAAAACTTCCAAATGATGAAGAAGCACCAATGTCTGCTGTATTTAATTATGACCCTTGTGATAAGTGTAAAGAAGGAATGAGGACAGGTATTTCTTTTTTTGCAACAGGTAAAGATAGAAAGCCTACAGGTAAATTTGTAGTTGTAAGAGAAGAGTCTTTGGATAGTATAGTTCCAGATGAAGAGATGAGAGAAAATATAAGAGAATGTAGAAAATGCTTAATGAGTGCAGAAGATTTTGATAAGATATTCGGAGATGTATTAAAAGATATGAAGGAGGAAAAGTCATGATTGACTCAGGCGAAAAAGAATTATTTGATATGTTATTTGGCGATGCCTTTTCTAATAAAGCTGAAAAAGCATTATTAGATGAATTAAAAAAGCAATGTAAAGTAGTAGATAATTTAAAAGAAGAGATTGCAAAACTTGCAGTTACTAATTCTCATTTAGTTAAAAAAATAGAAGAATTAAGAGAGTATGAGCGTATGTATAAAGACTTATGTAAATAGGAGGAAATTAATGAAAGATATAAGTACATTTAAAGTTGTTCATATGGGACACATATTTTATGAAGATTGCTCTGTAGTTAATGAAAGCGACCAAGTAATAGAATTAGATGGAAAGACTTACAATGGTTTTTATATAAGCTATAACAGTTATGATATTGCAACTTACGGAGATGTAACTACTGCTTTAGTGCTTGGGCAGATGCAAAAGTTTTACATTCTAAATGGCGACCATAGAAAACAATATGAAGAAATTATTGAGCAGGGATTTTATAAGTGTTTAGAATACTTTAAAAACAATATTAATCAAGCCCATGATAATAGCGATGAATTATAAGGGGGAAATAAAATGCCAGAGACAAAATTTAAATGTGGAGAGTGTGGAACATTATATGATGAATATAATGAGGCTGAAGAATGTGAGAATGAGTGTAAGTCTGAAAGAGAAGAAGAACCTATATCATGTTATATTAATGTAATTGCAGAATTAATATTATTTAAAAATGATGATTATTATTCTTTATTACCAATATATCAAAAAGACTTAATAGAAAAATATGTTCCGCCAAGTTCTATATTGGAATTATGGAACTATTTAAATAAGCAAAATCTGAAACCAAGTAAAGGAGATACAATATGATTAAGCTACTATTTCTTACAGACACACACATAAGAGCCAACTCCCCTGCCTCAAGACTAGATGATTTCCCAAAGACAATATTAAAAAAGTTAGAGTGGGTTGGCAAGAAAGCAAATGAATTAGAAGTAGATGCAATAATACATGGTGGTGATTGGCTCGATAGACCAGATGCAGTTTATTCAATCTTAAATGATTTTGTAAAGACAATAGTAGATTGGGGAAAGCCAATCTACACAGTAGCAGGGAACCATGATATATATGGTTTAAATCCTGAAACATTTAATAGAACAGCTTTAGGACTATTGGTAAATGCAAAAATTATAACAAGATTATCTTCCGAGCCTATAGTCTTAAAAGATACAGTATCTCTAACAGGAGTCGATAGTCACTATAACTTAGACAAAGACGATAGAGTAGATGACTATGTAGATGTAAAAGGAAACGATAACCATACTAAGATTCATGTAGTACATGGCTTTTTAGCGAAGGCTAAATGGGATATGGTACCATCTACCGCCATAAAAGATATTTTAGATACTAAAGCAGATATTGTGTTAACAGGTCATGAACATACTGGATATGGTGTTGTTAAAAAAGGTCTTAAAACATTTTGTAATCCTGGTGCATTAGCAAGAGTCACAGCAGGAGTTGGCGATGTAAATCAAGAAGTTAAAGTAGCACTAATAACGATAGGTAAAGAAGGTAAGTTAATTGAACTTATAAAACTACCAGAAGATATAGCAAAGCCATCTGGAGAAGTTTTAAATAGAGACAAGCTCTTAGAAGAAAAAGAGCACAAGATAAGGCTTGAGACATTTACAAGTAATCTTAATAATTTTAATCTTTCAGAGTCACTGTCAATATATACTGTATTAGATGAGATTGCAAAAGAAGAAAAAGTTGATGAGAAAGTTATTAAATTAGTAAGAGAGAGACTTGAAAAAGCGCAAGAAGAAATGAAAAAAGGAGAGATGTAAAAAATGGGTACAAGAGGATGTTATGGGTTTTACAAAAATGGAGAGGATAAGCTGACATACAATCACTATGATAGCTATCCAAATTACTTAGGAGTAGATGTAGTTGAATTTATTAGAGAAACAAGTATTGAAGAAATGAATGAGATTTTCGATAAAATAGTAATGATTGACGGTAGTTCTATTCCAACAAAAGAACAGATAGAAGAATGTAGTAAATTTTATAATGGTAGTGTTGGTGAGGGAACTCGTAAAGATTGGTATTGTTTACTAAGAAGTTCGCAAGGTGATTTAAAAGTATATAAAGAAAGTCTCAAATATATGATAGATGATAAAAAATTCATGGGAGATAGTCTTTTTTGTGAATGGGCATATGTAATAAATTTGGATGATAAGCTTTTTGAAATTTATAGAGGTTTTCAAAAATCTTTAGTAGAAAATAGGTATAAAAAATATGTTCTTTTACCAGTTGATAATTACTATAATGTTAAGTTATTAAAAACCTATCCATTAGATGATATATCAGAAGATTGGATAAATGAAGTTGAAAAAATGGATAAAGAAGATTAAAAAATATATAAAAAACTTATCAAAAATATATAAATAAGTGTTAAAATTATAGATGAGGTGATATTTTTTGAGAAAGAGATTTAGATATAACTGTATTGATTGTCCATCTGTCCTAATAAAAGAATTAAATTTTATTAAAGATAATAAGAAAGAAATAAACTACAGAGCATTTCTAACTAATATAGACAAGGTAAAATTTTCAGACATATGTGAAGATTTAGGATATGCACATCACTACACGAAAGGTATGATAATAAAAGATGACCCATACGTATCTTATTATAAATGTAAATTACCTCATTCGACAGCGTATATTATGATTCACTCCGCCATAGAATATGTGTTTTATTAGAGAGGAGATGATAATTTTTGAATTTAGAAATAAGGCGCGTCTCAAGAAAAGACGCTGTCCCGAGAAAATTAACTAAAGATATTATTTGCCCAGTTTGCAAGGGAGACGAAAAATCGGATGAATATCGAATGATTAAAGTTCAAATTTTAAACATGGTAAATAATATAAATTCAAGCAGCGCCACTTCATCTGACACAAAAGATAAAGTAAAAGAATATGTTGAAAATGTTTATGATAGCAGTAAAAATGCAGAACATATCCATAAAGTAGTATTAAACTTAGGAGAAAAGATGGGCCTTTCTGAAGATTGGGATAAATGCTCTCACTGCAAAAACCCCAACTTAATAGCAAGACTTAATAAGGAGAAAGGGTATCAGATTTTTTATGTGAAAGAAGATAATGGCTTTATAGTATTTGAAGAGGCTATATCACCAACTATGACTTATGTGACAGATTTAAAGGATTGGTACTTTGACACATTTTCAAAGTGGGCACCCGATATATTTAAAGAGGAGGATTAATTTTTGTGGACATAAAAGGAAGGATGCAAGGTGAGCTAGAAGTAAAAAGATTTTATTTAGACGGACTTAAAGTAACTTATAGATGTCCTAAATGTTATTTAGTACACAATTATGATGACTATCTTAGTAATCCACCTATAAATAAAGTCTTTGATATGGAGTTTTATTGTGATAATTGTGAGCATGAGTGGACTGAGGCTGCAAAGCTTAGTATAAACTTAATTAAAAAACCGAATTTAAATAAGAAGGAGAATTAAAAATGAGTCATTTTGTAGTAGGTATTATCCATCATGAGGAGCAAGATATAGAGGATTTATTGACGCCTTATGATTGTGAAAAAGAAGTTGAAAGGTATATAGATTATACAAAAGAAGAGTTAATAGAAAAAGGTAAAAAAGAAATTGAGAATTATAAAAATAGTAATTATAAAGAATATTTAGAAGACCCTAAAGCGTACAAGGAAACAAGATGCATTAAAGATGATAATGAGCATATTAATTATTTAGAAAATGAATTTCCTAAGATGCTAAAGTGGTCTGACGAAGAGATTTATAAAAATCAACTAAAGTATTATAAAGAAGAAGATATAGGCGAAGATGGAAATGTTTATTCAAACTATAATCCAGATTCAAGATGGGATTGGTATCAAATTGGCGGAAGATGGTCCGGGTTATTAAAATTAAAGCCAGGCGCTACAACAGGTAAATTAGGTGATAGAAGTTGGACAAATAAAGATTTAGATATTCCAAAAGATAGAGCTGACATAGCCCAAATAAAAGATATAGACTTTTCTGTAAGTGAAGATTCATACAAAAAGTTAATCAGATTTTGGGAATTAAAAGTTGAAGGTCAAGAGCCTCAAAATGAAGAAGAAAAAGAGATGGTTGAATCTAGTCATCTAAATAAGGAGTTTTATAAAGATAGATACAAAACTAAAGAAGAGTATGCAAAATGTGCATCTTCATTTAGTACTTTTGCTGTAATAACTCCAGATGCGGAGTGGCATGAAAAAGGTGAGATGGGATGGTGGGGTTTATCATCTGAAAATCATGAAGATGCATTTAACTGGGAAAAAGATTGGTATGATGTATTTATAAAAAATACAGATGAAGAACTATATTTAACTATAGTAGATTGTCACATTTAAAGGAGCTGATAAATTTGAGCAGAATATCATGGGACACATACTTTATGAAGATTGCAGAGTTTGCAAAAGAGCGTTCAACCTGTATAAGAAGACAAGTTGGAGCTATTATTGTAAGAGATAACAGAATACTTTCAACAGGGTACAATGGAGCACCATCTGGTTGCTCTCATTGTACTAAGGATGGATGCATGAGAGAGAAGTTAAATATTCCATCAGGAGAGAGACATGAAATATGTTGCGCTGTTCATGCAGAGCAAAATGCAATAGCTCAAGCAGCATATAGTGGAACATCTGTAAAAGATGCAACAATGTATATTACATGTCAGCCATGCTCTATTTGTAGTAAACTTATGATTAATGCAGGGATTAAAAAAATAGTATTTGAAGGAGATTATCCTGATGATTTCTCATTAAATTTTTTGAAGGAAGCAGGAGTTAGAGTCGTAAAGCTAGACGATGAAAAGAAAACAATAGGGGAGTGGTGTCAAAAATTAGATATGGACATATTTACTTATGAGGGATTCAATAGAGAAGACCTTGATTTATTTGAAAGAAAATTCAGTAGAGCAGATTTTCTAAAAAATGTTGCACGTTGCTCAATGATACATGTTACACCAAATATATATAATGAACTTGAAAATTATAAATTATCAAAAGGGGGACATTTAAATGATTAAAATTTATACTGTTTACAAGAAAGATACTAAAGAGAAGTTAGAGTATAGGTTAACTGAGCATGAGGTTGACACCTATATCTTTGAGCTCGAAAATAACGACAGATTAAATGGTATTCATATCGAAGATGCTTATGAAGTAAAAGAAGAAGAGATGGACCTACCTATCAAAATGGGCTTATCGTCACTTACTAATACTATCTATATGGGAGAGACAATAATAGAAGATGACTCTGAAATTTGGCATAACAAAATAGACGTAACAGACCAAGCATTAACTATAGTATTTGAGCATCTTTACAATAAAGCAAAAGAGACAGGACATTTTGAGATGTATTTAAAGGGTTATGGTAAATTAGCATTTGATATTGATAATTACACATCATCAATAGATAAAAGTGAAGGTAGAGTAATAAAAAGATTAAATAAAGAAAAGGGGCAATATGATACAGTAATTTTTGAAGATTTAAAAGATGGAGATATATTTCAAGTATATGATAATGAAAAGTTACATATAGACGAAGAGGGTTATGATACATGGAAGGCAGTATCAGATCCATATCTTTATCATCCAGGAATATTAACTATAGATGTGGATTTCGTAAAAAGAGGAGGTTAAAGCTTTGAAAAAGTGTGGGGGAATATACAATGTGTTGGCATCAAAAAATGTGGGACCTAATAATATATCAAAGATATATTTAACAAAAAGAGTTGGGGAAAAAAGTGATACTATAACCTCAACAATAGATAATCCGATTATCTATTTAAGTTACAAAGAATCTATTAATAATTCAATAATATTAACCTTGAAGCCTAACAGAGTAAGAAAGTTTTTAATAAATCTAGCAAGTAAGCTTAATTTATATTCTTTGGAATTTTATTTATTAGCTTATAAAGAAGAGCTCGAAGTTGTTATAGCGGGAAGTATATATAAAGTTCCAAAGGGAAACTTGTATTACGGTTATAATCATATTCACTTAGAGAAAAATCTAATAATCTAAAAAAGGATGGTGTTCGCATATGATGGAGAAGTATGGCGTTGAGAATGAAAAGTTACCACCAACTAAAGAGCAATGGGATGAAATTAATTTTCTTTACAGAAATGGCTGTGAATTTAAGTTACCAAAAAGTAGACAGGAAGCGGAAGATATTTTAGAGAAGTTTGCTAAAAAGGGTGATTAAGAATGATTAATGAATTTGATTTATTAAAAGATTGTAAGAAAACTTTAGATGAATTAAAAGAATCTATTGAGGGTAAAGGGTTAACAGAAAAATCAACAGCAAAACAAAGATCATACATTTACGGATTATGTGAACAAACGGGTGTAGACGTAAGAAAGTATAACATGAAAGACTTAAGTAAAGGTGAGGCATCAGAAATCATAGAAGAGTTGGAGTCCTTAAGGGACTTCGACTCTGATGATTTGGATTTATTTTAATAGACGGAGGCTTAAACATGGAGAAATTTAAACTAAAGAAAAACATAAAAATAACAAGAACAACAAAGCTTTATGAACTACCGCTTAAATATTTAAGTAAGAATTCAAAGTTTGAAGAAGGCACAGTTTCTTGCAACAAAAAAATAATGAGAAAATATATAAGCCTTTTAAATGAGGATACTTCAATATTTCCTTCTGGAACTAAAGTTAACTTTAGAGCTATGATTTCAAAAAAAGAAAGAGCACTAAAGAAAAATGGAAGTCCTTACATTTATATAGAAGTTAATGATGGAGAAGGTGTTATCGGATCTCCTATCTGGACAAATAACTTTAGAGTTTATGAGTCAGGAAATATAACTTTAAAAGATTTCGATGATTTAAGTATTGGTGATGTAGTAGATATATCTGGAGATTTGTCGTTTTTTGATGAAAAGCCTCAAGTTCAAAATCCAGAATTTACAGTTATAAAAGAATTAAGTAAAGTAGATTACTTAGATAAGTATGAAATAGATTTCGAATTTGAATTATTATTAAAAATTATAAATGAACTTCCAGAACATTATTCAAGGTTTGCAAAAAGAGCCTTAGGATTAGATGGAGACATAGAAAAGTGGGTAAAATTTATGATAGCTCCTGCAGCAAAAAGTCATCATCATGCTAAATTAGGAGGATTATTCTTACACACTTTAGGGGTTGCTACAAATATAATAAGTATAAGGGATTCATATGATGATAAATTCCATTATGCAAGAGCTGCCTTAAAGGGCTCCATTGCTTCTGATAAAATAAACTACGACAGACTTATCTTAACTGCAATCCTACATGACTTCATGAAGATTGAAGATTATAGTAGTCTAAATAACTTTGTAACTATGATGAATCATATAAAAGAAAATGAATCTTTTATAGAAGAAGAATATGAAGAAAATGATAAACATAATAAGTGCGACCATATTCCAAGAGGAGTAGCATATATTCATGAAATAAATAAAGAACTAGATAATATTTTAAGCAAAGAAGAAGTGGATAGCATTTGTTATTCTATGTTATCTCATCATGGTCAATGGTCTCCATATTCTCCAAAATCAATAGAGGATTTACTACTTCACTTAGCGGATATGATTGATTCTAAGATATATAAGTTTAATGAGACAGGGGCGATTTAGATGGTATGGCCAAAGTTAGTTGATTATATGCCTAATGACCCCATAGATAGCACAATGTATTATGTTAGATCTTTAAGGAAAGCTTACATTTATAAAAAAGATGATGGTTTTATAGAAATTTATAGTGATGCAAGTTTATATCACAATAAAGTTCTTAATAATTACAGAGACATTAGACGGAGGGATTGTATAAATCTAAAAATAACTGATTACTATATAGTAGCATATAAAGTAGATTTACCAAAGAGTGCATATATGGGCCATTTATATTATTGTTCACAAACTAATGAAATATATGTAGGAGCAGGAATAGGAAATCCTTTGGTATTGGCTAGCCCAGTAAAGAGTAAACTTAGAAAATGTATAGATTGGATTAAGGCTAAAATTAGAAAATGGAGTGATAAATAAATGGCCACCATACGATTTAAAAGAGGTAATAAAAAAGATTTACCAAAATACGCACAAGAAGGAGAGCCTTTATTTTGTTTAGATACTCTTGAGCTTTATATCGGAAGAGGCGATAAAAAGTCCACAAGAAGAATAGGCATTATAGACCCTGAGGGTTTTGAATCAATTCATAAGTATTACAGAGGCTATATATCAAAACTATATAATATTAAAGGAGATTATATAGTAAAAGATTCATTTACGCAGGAGGGATATAAAATTATGTACGCTATACATGTAGGCAGTACAAAAGATTTGCCTGAGCATGCAGAAAAAGGTACATTGTATTTTTGTGATGAGACTTGCTATTTATATAAGGGTATGGGTAAAAATGAAGGATTAAAAATAGTTAGAAAGGTTAGTTTATTATCTAAGATTAAAGAGTTCTTTAAAAACAGTTATTACAGAATTAAAAATATAAAAGAAAAAATGAGGAGAAAATATGGAATCTAATAATGTAAATAGCAAATTAATAATATTAAGGTCGAGATCAGGAGATTGGGAAGCAGTTTATGTAAATGATAAAAAAGATGACGAGGGTCATAAGTTGGATTCTTATTATTGGTTTTCATTAGGCCAAAGATTCCCTAACATTGCATGGGGTGACGAAGATGATATCGAATTTTATGAAGTTGATCATGAAAGAGCTGAAGAGGATGGAGTAGAGTCTTTTCCTGATGATTTTAATGATTTATTGGAGAAGTATTATGATTGATAAAATAACTTACTTAGGAAGAATTGAAGCATATCATCAAGAAAGTGACCTTTTTGAATGTAAATGGTGTAATACTACCTTTTTTCATCCAGCAATGCAAAAAGGTTTAAGAGAGAAAGTTAAATGTATGAGTTGTGATTTAGATGATAGTATAACTTTAAAAAGAAGAATAGGAGCTTTAATACTAGCTATAATATTAATTATTTAAAAAGTGAGGAGAATTAATATGCATTTAAACGAGTGGCTAAAAGAAGGTAAAAGAATTTACGGCATTGATTATGCTAACTGGAAATTTGTATGCCCTAAGTGCGGTAAAGTTCAAAGTGTTAATTCTGTTGTAAAGGAAGTAGGACGTAAAACTTTTAATCCAAAAAGAAAAGACTTTGCAGGAAATACACTTCCTTGTGTTTATCAAGAGTGTACAGACTTTGATTGTGATTATGCTTCAACTGAAGAAAAAGAAGAATCAAAAGGTTTAATTAAATTAACAGGTGAATCAGATGAAGGGGAAGAAACAAAATTATTAGTATTTGAATTTGCAGACAAGGAGTAGATAAAAATGGATAAGATTAAAATAAAAAAAAGCAGTTGCGCCGATACAAGAACTTGTGATTGGAGCAAAGTCACAAAAGATGAATTATTGATAAATTCTTACCAACACATAAAGGATGTAATAAAAGGGATTGAGTTTTTATCATTATTATTAAATAAAAGGGCTTTGAATCACGACAACACTAAGTTGTCACATATAGACCAATTCCACGAAGATTTCAAAACAGGATTTAGTAAAACTGATTGGTGGGAGATGCATCAAAAAAAAGAAAGACATCATTTAAACAATAAAGATTACATCCAAGACGATGTAGACTTATTAGATGTAATTGAACAAATTGTTGATGGCGTAATGGCAGGAATGGCAAGGAGCGGAGAATATAGAGTCGAAATTCCTGATGCTAATTTATTACTCAAAGCATATGAGAATACAACTAAAATTTTATTAAGTAATATAGAGGTAGATAATTTATAAAAAACAAAAACATAGACAATTTATTTTGAGGAGGTGAAGAAATGAATATAGAAAGAGCAAAAAAATGGGCTGAAAGAATAATGACCGCCGCATCAGAAGTGGCAACTGGAGATATAAAAAAGATAGAATTAGCTATCTATATGTTACCAATAATTTCAAATTCCCTAAGAAAAGAGATAGATTTAAGGGAAAATGAAAATGTATAAAATAAAAAAATAAAGTGTATAAGTTTTAACATATATCGTTATCAACTAAAATAAAGGGGGTAATATCTTTTGATTAAAACTCTAACAATAATGTCAGACGGCAAAGATTTATCGGATAGTTATAAAGTTTTGTTAGCCATAGATAAAAAATTAAAGTTAAAACTAGAAGATGAAAATAAAATTATAAAGATGGTTATTACATCTGAAGAAGACCTTTTAAGTTTATCTGAATTTATATTTAGTGATTTTATATATAATATGTGTGATAAAGTTATTAGCGGATATTATATAGATAAAAATTATATAAATAAATTAGATGACGGAGCTATGGACTTAGAAGATTTAAAGAAAGACAGAAGTTTTTTAATTGTAACATCAGTAAAGTGCGCTATTGATGACACACATTTTAAAAAAGAACTACTAGAAGATGTATTTAATAAATTAAAAAATCATATTGAAGATTTTGATATTTTAGACTTAGAAGGTTTTTATAAGTTTAGATTAAAAGAATATAAATATTATTTCTTAAGACTTATAAGCCGAGCATATGACGTAATGTTAGAGCAAAAATTAAGAGCTCTCCATAATAAAGAAGGCGAGAATATAGAGAAAATAAGTAATATTATTTTGGAGATGGAGAGTAATTTTATTTTGAATCAATATATTGGAGCTGGATTGGAGGAAGACTGTGACAGAATCAGGTGATTTATTTTTAAACTGTAGCTGTGGCAATAATACTTCATTTAAGATTTACAGGGTTGTCTTATCAAAGGAAGAGTATGTTCCAGAGAAAGGCGAGTTCGTTTTTTCTGAAGTTAAAGATTTGAAAGTAAAATACCAGATAATAGAATGTTTAATCTGTAATAAATTTATAAAAGTTCCAAAAGAATTTGATGTATTAGATTTAAAAGTAAAATATTAATAAAGGGGATATCAAAATGTATAATTATAAAGCTACTTTAGACAAAGTTATAGACGGAGATACAGTAGATTTGATAATTGATTTAGGCTTTGATATAAAAATAAAACAAAGAGTGAGATTGTTAGGAATAGACACCCCAGAATTAAGAGGTAAGACTGAACTTGAAAAGCAAGCAGCATTAATATCAAAAGAAAAAGTGGAAGATTTATTAGAGGGTAAAGAGATATTCGTATCATCAAAAAAAGAAGGTGCAGATAAATATAACAGATATTTGGCAGAGATATTTATAGATGATATGAATATTAATAAGTATTTACTAGATAATGGTTATGCAAAAGTGTATAACGGAGAAGCTAAGAGCGAATGGTCTAATGAGGAGCTTAACCTAATAACTAAAATAGGTGAATAAAGTTTTTTCTTAATTTATAAATATCTCTAGAGGCGTTTTCATCTCTAGAGATATTTATAAATAAGCGGGGGATTATGATGATAATAACAATAGAAATTGTGGGAAAAAAAGTAACATTAAAAACAAATGTAAGAGGAAGAAAAGTAGAATTTGGGTTTAAAAGAAAAAGTTCAACAATATGGGCTCAATGTTTAGATAGACATTTAGATGATTATAAGAATATATTATCAGAAGATGAATATGAAGCCCTAGAATATATTGACCTAATAAAACTCCAGAGAGCTTTTGAATCAAATTAACATTTTAACGTAAAGGGGTGTGGCATAATGAATATTTTTATATTTATTTCATCTATTCTTGTTTTTATTATTGTTCTTCTCTATATAGTAATGGACATAATTAAATTTAATAAAGAGATAAAGGAGGAAGATGAAAGGTTCAAAAAGCAATTAAGGGATTTATCTAACAAAAAATAATAAGGAGATGATAATTATGAGTGAAAACAGACTAAACAAAAAAACAATTTATGATGAAAGATTAACTCAAATTTTAGGAGAGGATTTCTCAAATGCAAAACTAGAGACGGTAGCTCCGTTTGAAAGAATGGTAAGTTTTGATGAGAATATAACAAACTTCAATAAAGTAAGGGAGAAGGCTTGGGATATTGAAAGTAATAGCTGTGATTTTAATGTAAATCTAAAAGATTTATATATAAATAAAGATATGCGGTTAGCTGACAATAGAAATAAAATGCTTTTCGATTTTAGTCATTGGAGTCTAAGTCAATTCTGTTCATCACTTGATATACCTGCAAGATATATAAAAAAGTGTATGGTCGAAGATCCTGAATTAGCAGTTGATAATCTTAATACTTGGCTAACTAGGGCTAGTGATAAAGAATGCCTTTTAAGGACAACGAGTAATCGTCTATCAGGATTTTTAAGTAATAAATACACTATATTTGAAGACACAGATTTGATGGATATAATACACAACTCCCTTAAAAAAGAAGAAGAGTATATTGTAATGGAACATTTGATAACTCCTGAAATACTTAACTTAAGAATAGTAAGATCTAGACAGTTAAATATTGCAGGTGAAGATTTAAGTGTCGGCATAAATGTTAGGAATTCACGAGTAGGTAAATCTAAAGTAGACATTGAGCTTTTAATTTATAAGTGGAAATGTACCAATGGCATTATATTTGGTGGAGGCGTTGAGACATATTATAGTAAAAGGCACACTGGTATAGATAGTGAAACTATAGCATCTGAATTTAGTAGGATAATGTCGGATATGCCAAAAAATATTGAACTTATAAAAAGTAAAGTTGAAACTTTAAGAAGTACAAAAATTAATGAGAATATATTGGAGAAATTTGTAGATAAATTTGAGAAAAATAAATTTGCAAACTCAGCTATGACTCAAAAGATATTAGCCTCAATGCCTAAATATGAAGATACTGGTTGGGGATTTGTAAATGCCATGACTGAAGTTGCACAGGAATATAATATGGATACAAGAGAAAGAATCGAAAAGTATGCAGGTCAACTACTTACAGCATAGTAGAAGCTTGCATGTTGTAGCTTGCATGCATGCAAGCTACAACAAATAATAAATGAAAGTGGTGATAATATTCATGAAAAAAATATTGAAGATTAATATAAAAAACTTTCAATCGCACAAAGATTCAGTAATTAGCTTTGATAATTTTACTGTTATTAATGGTCCAACTGATAATGGTAAGTCAGCAATAATAAGGGCTATTAAATGGTGTCTTTACAACAGCCCCGACGGAACTAATTTTATAAGACATGGAGAGAATACTGCAGATGTTACTGTTTACTTTAGCGATGGAACAAGTGTAAAAAGAGTAAAGGGTAAAAAAGAAAATTATTATATACTAGCTCATCCTGATGGCAAAGAGTTACAATTAGAAAATTTTGATAGAGGTCCTGTATCTGAGGTGGTAAATTTTCACAAAATGTACGAGGTTGATTTGTTTGGAAAAAGGCAAGCCTTAAATATCTGTGACCAACTATCTGCTCCATTTTTCTTGTCCAACTCTCCAATAGAAAGAGCTCAAATGGTAGGTCAGATAGGAAACACTGAAGTTATAGACTTTGCTATAACTGATACTTTATCTGAGATAAGAGATAAGAAGTCATTACTTAAAGTCTACCACAGAGATTTACTAGAAGTAGACTCAGAGCTTCAAAACTATACAGATTTGCATTTGATGGAAGAGGATTTAAATAAAACTAAGCTTATAAAAGAAGATACTTTAAAACTTGTTTTTGAGCTAAATAAACTAATTAAAAATAAAAACTCCCTATTTACACTTTATGAAAATAAGAAAAAATATGAAGAGATATTAAAGAGTGAAAGTGATATAAACAGTGGACTAGAAACTATAAATGATATTTTAAATGAATATCATGAATATCAAAAAGTTTTGAGAAATAATTCAATTTTAAAATGTAATATTGAGAGAAAGGAAAATCTTGAAGAAGTAGTAAGTATAGCTTCTCATAAGGAAATAGAAGATTTTATAAATGGATTAAGTGTAATAGATGAAAAAATTAAATACTCAAAATCTTTAAAAGTATTAAAATTAAATATTGAAAATCAAGAAAAGACTATAAGTAAAACAAAGGCAATAATAGAAGGGGAAGATGATATTAAAAATACTATAGATAAATTAGATATTTGTAAGGAAAAAATATCTTGTCTAATTAATTTAAGTTATAAAGGAGAGTTATTTAAAAAGGCTATTGATAGAAAATTAAAGGGTCGAAAAGTTATAGAGGATTTAGATGTTCAATATAATGATGCATTAGAAGAGTACAAAGAGAAGCTTTTACAAAATCCTCATTGCCCATTATGTATGTCAAAAATAAATAAAGAAAAAATTAATAATATAAAAATAGTATAAGAAATAAAATGTGATGGTATTATTTTTTTACCATCGAAATATACCAATTATAACTCTAAGTAATTTATTTTAACGAAAAAGGAGGAAATATTTATGTTTGAAGGTTTACCAGATTTATTGACTGTAAAAGAGGTTCAAGATGCACTAAGGTTAAGTCGAGCAAGAGCTTATGAGCTTGTTAGCACTGAAGATTTTCCAGTAATGAAAATTGGCAGGAGCCTTAGAATACCGAAAGACTTGTTAGTTAATTGGCTCGAAAATTCAATGGATTTTTTAAAGGAGGATTATGACTATGAAGACACTTACAACCTTAAGCGATGCAGGTAGTGTTAAAATTGGGAACGATAACTTTAGTGTCTTAATACCTAATGGGTATGGAGATGGAGACACTAAAGTTATCATAGTATCTAATATAGATTGTGAATCATTTAAAAGTTTTAAGTTTTTCACATCAATTAAAGGGAATATCAATATTTATAATTATGATTGTGACTCACCTTGTTTAGAGTCTAAAGTTATAGAAACTATAAAGGGGTGGTATGGAGTTTATTATAAGGATGGCACTGTGTTGTTTGAAAAGTGGGATAGATAAGTGAGGGGGATTATTAAATGAATAAAAAAAAATATTGTATTAGCTTAATTAGTTTTGAGGGTAGCTCAGACATAGATATAAGCTTAACGGATAAAGAGTACACTTTAATTAAAGAAATTGAAGTATTAAGTGAGGAAAACAGAACTTACAGATGGATGCCGATTTTAAATATCTCAGAAAAATTACCAGTTATAGATAAAGTGCTTACTAATGTTAAATTAGAAGCAGAGGTCACAGCATGGCAGTTGTTAGGTATTCATGGCAATGTATCTTACAGGTTAGCCAGAAAAAATCTACACCCTAAAGAACTAAAGAAAATATTAGATAAAACTGAAATGCCTGGGATTGGCATGGCGACTAAACTTGCAGTTAAAAATTTTACAGAATCTGATTATGAAAAATTTGATAAAGAAGTTGAAAAATTAATGAATGAAGAAAGTTGGACATGGAAATTATCCAGATGGCGTTTTGGTTCGGGGAGTGATTGTTCTTGTGGTGAATATATATGTAAAAAAGAGAAATTAATAAAGAAACATGTGGACTGATTTTGCTGACGTCAGCAAAACGATTATATGAAACGAAAACGCTAATTCGTTTCATAAGTAATTTTTTAAGAAACGAAAATCTAAATTTGTTTCATATGGAGGTGAAAAATGAAAGTTGTAGAATGGAACGCATGGTGTCCTTTTGAGATAGGAGATAAGGTGATGATAGAAGGTGGACTTGGCCCTTATGAAATTACAGATATAGCAACAACACATTACGCAAGGTCAGGTAAAACAGTTTTTATGTATGAGTTAAATAATAATGGTTATTATCAGCAAATGAAAATATTAGATAAATCAGATAAGGGGGAAACATGAAATTATGTGTAATATGCGGTGATGAATATCGAGAGTCAAGAAGTGACCAAAAATATTGCAAGGTATGTGGTAAAGACCCAGAGCGATACAAAAAACATTATGAAATAGCGACATATATAAACAAGAAAAATGCAGGTGACTTATACAAGGTTATGGAGCAAAATTGTCAAGAGTGTGGCAAGAAAATATTATCTACATACCACAGAACTTTTTGTGGTACAGTTTGCATGGAGATACACAGAGCAAAAACAGCTAAATGCCCAATATGTAATAAATTATTGGCAGAATATAAAAGGAATACTGGTCGTGGTTTTTGCTCTGAAGATTGTAAAAAAATATATCAACTAAAAAAAGCAAAAGAGAATGGAGATTATATACCATGTGAAGTTTGTGGAAAAGAATTTATAAGAAAAAATTATTCTAATAGATTTTGTAGTAGAGATTGTTTTTTAAAGCATTGTGAGCAAAATAAACCACCTCCTACCCCAAAACGTATTGAAAAAAGAAATTGTTTAATTTGTGGAAAGGAATTTATTTGTGAAGGAAAAAACTTTTCAAAGAAATTTTGTACGAGGGAATGTAGTCACGAAAATGCAAGAATAGAAGGTAGAAAGAAGAAGGAGGAAGCAAAAAAACAGCTTAAAGTAAAAAGGGGATTACATTTATGCACAACTTGCAAAACAGCATATATGGATTGTGAAAGAATGACAAGTAATTTTAGATATATGCCTAAAGGTGCAAAGCGAAAGAATGTCGATAATAAATTTATTATTGTATCGTGTCCAAAATATACAGAGTAAGATGTGTGGAGGTAGTAAAAAATGTGTGGAGGTGAAAAATGACTAACTATGAAAGAATTAAAAATATGACAAAAGAAGAAATAGTAGAGTTTTTAGAAAAAGTTGTACCTAATATAGGTAGTTTATGGTGTAATAATTTTTGCGATTTAAGAGAAGATGAAAATTTTCTTTGCACCATTCCAGATGATAAGTCATGTCCTTACCTAGATGATAAATTAGTTATTGGCAAATGGTTGGAGGTTGAGAATAAAGATGGTTAAGAGATATGGAAGCGTTTATCGTGGAGAAATAATTCAACTAGCAGAAGTAAAAGATGGTGATTATGTGAAATACAAAGATTATGAGGAATTACAAAAAAAACATAATTTTACTTATAGCAGAAATATAGAATTTCAAGAAAATATATTTTATTTTCTTTGTAAAAATAAAGAACTAAGAGAATACAATAAGCTAACAGAAACTTTATTAAAAGGTGCAGAAATATCAATTCATAATTTAGAAAAAGAAAACGAAAAACTAAAAAAAGAAATAGAACAATTTAAAAATACTATTGAAGATAAAGTACCATGCAGTAATTGTGGAGAACAAATGATTTATATTGACAGATATATTTGTGATAAGTGCGAAAATCAAATGAATAATATAACAAAATTTACTCAAAGAAATTTATAAGGGGGGTAGAGGAGTGACTAAGAGATATGGAGATATAATTAATACGATTGACGAATCACCGTATGGTAGATTTGTCAAATATACAGATTATGAAAAACTGCAGAAATTCTGCGAAGATATTATTAGCATTAATATATCAAAAGAAAACCAACTAAAAAAAGAAAATGAAGAATTAAAAAAAGAAAATGAAAGACTAATAGAAAGACTTGAGATAAGCCCGCAAGGTGACGATAGAATTGATGCATTAAGATATGCTAATGATTTTTCAAAACATGATATTGCAGTTTTAAAAAATAAAAATGAAGAATTGTTAAAACAACAAAAAAAATATCAAGAATATAAAGAAAAAGAGCGTAAGCGTAAAGCAAAATGGTATCAAAAAAATAAAGACAGGGTAAATGAGCACAATAGAAAATGGTATCAAGAAAATAAAGAAAAGGTAAAAGAAAAAAGAAAAGAATATTATTTAAAAAAATGTGCAAAGGCGAAAGGGGATTAATATGGAAAACGGATATACGGAACAACAACTTAAAAGTTTAAAAGGTATAGAGGAATATGATTTTGAAACACTAAAAAATATTATAAAAAGGTTAGAAAAAGAAAATGAAGAATTAAAAAAAGAAATAAAATTTTTAAAAAGCAGTACATTGAAATTATTAGATCAACTTGAGAGGTAGAAAATAAAAAACTTAATCACAGCAGAAGCGAAAGGGGATTAATATGAAAAAAATGAAAGCGATGTTAGCACAGCCTATGGCAGGAAAAACTGAAGAGGAAATAGTTGTAACGAGAGAGAGGGCAATAAAAGTGCTCGAAGAAAAAGGATATGAGGTTGTTAACACTTTATTTACTGATGAATGGTGTAGCAAGGTAGAGGAATGGTATCAAGAAAATAAAGAAAAGGTAAAAGAAAGACAAAAGGAATATTATCTAAAAAAACGTGTAGAGGTGGAGAAATGATAACTAGAAATGAAATAAATAAATTAAAATTAAATTCCCTAGATTTACAAATATTTTTAGATGACTTATTTTTAGAGTGCAAGAATGAATATGAGGTTGAGTGGTTACGAAGTGAATTGATTCAACATGTTGATTGTGCAAGTGATGAAAGAGTAGAAAATATGGAAGGCGAAAGGGGATTAATATGAAAAAAATGAAGGCAATGTTAGCACAACCTATGGCAGGAAAAACTGAAGAGGAAATAGTTGTAACGAGAGAGAGGGCAATAAAAGTGCTCGAAGAAAAAGGATATGAGGTTGCTAACACTTTATTTACTGATGAATGGTATAGTCAAGACAAAATGGAAGAACGAGGCGTTGTTCAAATTCCTCTATGTTTTCTTGCTAAGTCACTCGAAAACATGAGTCTTTGTCATGCTGTGTATTTTTGCAAAGGATGGGAAGACGCAAGGGGTTGTAAGATTGAGCATGAGGCAGCAGTAGCGTATGGTTTAGAAGTTATTTATGAAGAATAAAATGAGCTATCTTATGTTGAGTGACCTCATTAAACTTATTTGCACAATTTTATATTTAATTATATTTTTAATTTCAATAGGTTATCTTATTGGTAATTTGATTCGTATTTTTTTATATTAAATAATCATTTGTATGAATGGGGATCTAAAAAAATAAAGGAGGTGTAAGTCTTGAGCTTTGTTCATTTGCATGTTCATACAGAATACTCTTTAGCAGATTCATCACTTAGAGTGAGAGAATTAGCTAAAAGAACTAAAGAGATGGGTATGGATTCTATTGCAATTACAGACCACGGATTTTTATATGGAGTAGTAGATTTTTATAAGGCATGTAAAAAAGAAGGTGTAAAGCCTATCATAGGAATTGAAACTTATGTTGCTCCAAGGTCTAATTTAATGAAAATGGCAAAACTAGATGATGCAAATTACCATCTAGTTTTGTTAGCTAAAAATAATGATGGTTATAATAATTTAATTAAGATTGCATCAGATGCTGCAATAAATGGATTTTATTATAAACCAAGAACTGACAAACATAAGCTAAGAGAATTTAGTAATGGTTTAATTGCTCTCAGCGCATGCATAGGTGGAGAGGTTCAAAAGTTTTTATTAAAATCCTTAGAAGATAGTATTCATTATGAAACAGCTAAAGATATAGCACTTCAATATAATGATATATTTGGTCAAGGTAATTTTTATTTAGAACTTCAAGACCATAAGATGGAAGAGCAGATACAGGTAAATAGACTACTTTTAAAACTAAGCAGGGAAACTAATATACCTTTGGTTTGCACTAATGACTGTCATTATCTAGAAAGAAAAGATAGTAAGGCTCATGATATATTAATGGCAATACAGGCTAAGACAACAATTAAAGATACTAAAAGAAAAATGTATCCATCTGATGAATTTTATTTAAAAAGTCCAGAAGAAATGAAAAATATATTTGGACACATTCCAGAAGCAATAGAAAATACTATCAGGATTTCTGATATGTGTAATGTTGAGTTTGAATTTGGAAAAACTAAACTTCCTCACTTCGATGTTCCAGAAGGCTACACTCCAAAATCTTATTTAGAAGATTTAGTTTATAAAGGTGCTAAAGAATTATATGGAGAAATAACAGATGAGATAAATGAGAGGATTCAATTTGAATTATCAACTGTAGAAAGAATGAACTACATTGATTATTTCTTAATAGTATGGGATTTTGTAAGATATGCCCGAGAAAGGAAAATATTGGTAGGCCCAGGCAGGGGTTCTGCGGCAGGCTCTATAATGGTTTATTGTTTATATATAACAAGGATAGACCCACTTAAATATAATTTACTATTTGAAAGATTTTTAGATCCAAGTAGAATAAGCCTTCCTGACGTTGACATTGATTACCAAGATGACCGAAGAAATGAAGTAATAGAATATATTGTAAATAAATATGGTAGAGATAGCATTTGTCAGATAGCAACATTTGGCACTATGGCGGCAAGAGCTGCTATAAGAGCAGTAGGTAGAGCATTAGATTACTCTTATGCAAAGCAAGACTCTACAGCTAAAATGATACCGATGGAGCAAGGAATAACGATAGAGAAGGCATTATTTGTCAATCTTGATTTAAAGCAAAAGTATGATACAGAAGAAGATACAAGAATACTTTTAGATAATGCTATCGCTTTAGAAGGTCTTCCTCTTTATATTGGAACTCATGCTGCTGGAGTTTTGATAACAGACAGTAAAGGTGTTAATGCTCATGTGCCAACTTGTATGACTGACAAAGGAATTGTAAGTCAGTTTACAATGAATATCTTAGAAGAGTTAGGCCTTTTAAAAATGGACTTTCTAGGCCTTAAAACTTTAACAGTTATAAGTGATACTATAAAGTGGGTTAAGAAGAATCATGATGTAGATATAAGCTTAGATGAACTCTATAAGTGTCAAGATGATAAACCTCTACAAGTTATAGGCGAAGGTCACACTTTAGGTTTATTTCAAATTGAGGGACAAGGTATGACTGAGTTTATGATAGAATTAAAGCCAAAAACCCTTGATGAATTAATTGCCGGTATATCACTTTATAGACCGGGTCCAATGGATTTGATTCCTAGCTTCCTCTCCAATAGAAGAAATGAACAGAGAATAGAGTATGACTTTGAAGAATTAAGACCTATCTTAAAAGATACTTATGGAATACTTTGCTATCAGGAACAATGTATGAGAACTGTAATAGCTTTAGCAGGTTATCAAAAACATCACTCTGATAGTTTCAGAAAAGCTATAAGTAAAAAGAAAGCTGACTTAATAGAACTTCATAGAAACTATTTTATTTACGGAAGAGAAGAAAGATATGAAGATGGCAAGCTAATCGAGGATGCTATTCCTGGTGGAATTAAAATGGGTCATAATGAAAGTGATTTAAGGAAGTTATATGATAAGATGGAAGAATTTGGTAAATATGCCTTTAATAAAAGCCATGCAGCAGCTTATGCAGTTATAGGTTATTGTACAGCTTGGCTTAAGTATTATTATCCTGTTGAGTTTATGGCATCTTTAATTTATTCTATAAATAAAGATAAGGATAAAGTTTCTCAATATATAAATCATTGTAGAAAGGACTTGGGTATTAAAATCATTCCTCCAAACATAAATACAGGAAGTTTAGAATTTGTTCCATATAAAGATAAGATGATATCATTTTCACTTCTTGTTAAAAATTGCAAGGAAGAAACTATAAAATCAATTTGTGAGTTAAAAGATAAGATAGAAAATATGTTTGACTTTTTTAAAGTGCATATGAATAATATTGATAAAAGCTCTTTAGAAGCCTTGATATCAATTGGTGCATTTGAAGACTTTAATATTAAAAGGTCTCAATATTTAGCCGCAGTAGAGGATATAGTAGATAAACTATCTAAGGCAAAAAATTCAAAGAAAAGATTACAAGAGCCAAAGACAACAAATAGAAAGCCTAAAGATTTTATATTTGAAGAAAAATTTCCTTTAGATGAATTAATTCCTGATATTAATGAGTTCCCTAAAGATGTTATATTAAGACTTGAGAAAAAATATTTAGGAGTATATTTATCTGGTCATCCACTAGATAAATATATGTATGCAGTCTCAAACATATCTAACTTTAAAGCCTCTGACTTAGATTATATTGTAGATGAAGAAACAGGTGCTATAATGATGTCATCTAATAAAATATCTAATTATCAGCAGGTTAAATTTATAGCTGTATTAAATAATATTAAAGTTTTAACTACAAAGAAAAATCAATTGATGTGTACGGCAGAAGTCGAAGATTTAACAGGATCTACTAAGCTTTTAATATTTCCTGACCTTTACGCTAATATAAGTTCTAAATTAGAGAAAAACGAAGTATATGAAATAACAGGAAGATTAAGCATAAAATCTGACGAAGCTCCCTGTGTTATGTGTGAAGACGTGGAGGTAATATCTAAAGCATTAGTAAAAAGAATAATTGTAACAGTAAATAATGGTATAGAAGCAAGAGATGTTATTGACTACATTAAAGAATCTGACTCATTAGGATATACTCCAGTTTATATTTTATATGACTCTTTTAAAGTGTTATTGAAAAAGGAGTATTGGGTTGATTTGGATTTCTTTAGAGATTACCTAAGTAAGAATCCTTTAAACTGTGAGGATATACAAATTTATGAATGGTGAGGGGAGATTGTAAAATGAACATCACAGAAAAAGACATTTTAGCCGCGAAGCAAAAAGCTCTTAATCTAAGAGACAAAATCATTCAAGCAAAAGCAACATATGATGAGGTTTTAAAAAATATCGAAAATTGTAAAAAAGAACTTTTAGATTTAGGAGTTGAAGTTGATGAGGATTTAAGTGTTATAGATGAAAAGATAACTAAAATGGAGGAAGAAATAGAGAATCTTTATAATTTAGCTGAAGAGAAAATTAAAAAATGGACCTTATAAAATTTTCAAGATTGTAGTATAAGTAATAAAAGAGACGAAATAGTTTTTTCGTTTCTTTTATTACTGATTTTTGGAGGGATTAAAATGAATAGTGTGAAAGCAAGTTTTTTTATTGAAACAAGAGTTGATGGAAGTGAAATTTTAAAACAAATTGAAACAGCGGGTAGAATATGTTATAAAAGTGAGGATAAAATAACAGCTACTTCGGCTAAAAGATTTGTTAAAAGTATTATTGAAAAAGGACATGAGTCCGTATTAGAGCATGCAAATGTTACAGTTAGAGTTATATGTGATAGGGGAGTATCTCATGAGATAGTAAGACATAGGATGGCAAGTTATTCACAAGAAAGCACAAGATATTGTAATTATCATAAGGATAAATTTAATAATGAATTAAATTTTGTCACCCCTTGTTTTTGGTCAAGATATGATGATGATAATGATAAGCTTGTTATATGGCTTGAGACGATGTCATATATCGAAACACAGTATATGAAGCTAATTGAGTTAGGAGCCAAACCAGAAGAAGCTAGAGCGGTACTACCTAACTCCTTAAAGACTGAGTTATCTATGACTATGAATTTAAGAGAATGGAGACACTTTTTTAAACTTAGAACAGCAGTAGGTGCTCATCCTCAAATGAGAGAAATAACAATACCAATGCTTGAAGATTTCAAAAGATTAATACCAATAATATTTGATGATATCGAGGTGATTAGAGATGGTCAGCGTCCAAGAACTAGAGAAGATATTAGAGAAAATGAATCATCAATTTATAGTGAGGACAACGGAGAAGAAGCAACTTCTAAAGAAGAAGAATGAGTTAGAGGAAAGTATTAATGATATTGACATTGAAAGTTTAGAAAAATGTAATTTCTTACTTCAAAAAATGTCAGAAAAGCAAAGGGAAAAAGCTTGCATTAAACTACAGGAGCTTTGCACTTATGCTCTTCAATATTCATTATCAGATAACTATGAATCAATTATTGAAATTACAAAGTATAGAAATAAGCCAGCTGTAAATTTATATATTAAAAAAGTAGGCTCTGATATGAAAACTTCTCCTGAAGATAGTAATGGTGGAGGTATAGTTGACATAATAAGTATGGCACTTAGATTTGTAACAATGCAAATTTTAGAGCCACAAATAGATGGACCTATAATACTAGATGAGCCGTATAAGATGGTAAGTGAAGAACATATACCAATGATATCTAATTTTATAAAGAATTTATCAATTGATTTTGGAAGGCAAGTAATTTTATGTACACATAATAAGTTTTTATCTCAAGTTGCAGATAAGCAAATATTTGTAACAATGGGTGAAAACAATAACAGCATAGTTGGGGAGGAATAAGTAATGGGCTTGAATTTTTTATTTGAGGAGAGAAATGTTTTTGTTGATGAGAGGTTAGAAAGATTTGAAAGGTTAAAGAAAATAAGAGAGGAAAAGATAGCAGCAGAAAGTATATTTAATGAAGTTACAGATCCTGATGCTATAGATTTTGCAATACACATGATAAATGCTGTAGAGAGAAAGGAAGAATTATTAAGAAAGGAAGTGCGTTAAAATATGTTAATACCGGAGTTTGTACAAGACATTAAAAATGAAATATCAAAAAAAATGAAGCTTCAAGATAGGAGAGTTAAAATAATATCATCTATAAAAAATGGAGAGGCATACTTTTTAAGAGATGATTTAACAAAAGAAGATGAAGCAAAAGGTGTGCAACAGGTATTAAGATATTTAAATGAATTAGATGAAATTGATAATAGTATAAATGATATTGATGTAATTATAGCTGTTAAGCTTGAGTCATTTTTAGGTGATTCTGTTATAAAAGCTACAGCGCCTGAAAGAACCAACGATGCAGGAGATATTATTGAAAGGAATGATGTAGCGCTCACTCCTTTCAAGTCTTCGGACGCTTCATATATAGAACTTGTGCCTGATGATATTTGGTTTCTAAAGATTGTAAAAAAAGCATTAGCTGTAAAGAACGTAGAAATTATAAGTAAGGATAAATACTACAAAAAATAACATCGGAGGAAAACAACATGAAACGAAAACGTTCTAAACTTGCAAGGCAGTTAGTGAAATTTGTATTAAAAATAGCTGTGAGGATAGTAATACCATTATTAATTATGGCATGCGACCATTTATCAAAAAGTCTTTTTGGAAAACCTATAAACGAGGCACCCTGTTAGAACAGGCCAAATATCTAGCATAAGTAATAAAAGAGGGCGACCCACCTGGAAAGGGTAGCGCCCAGGTAGTAATAAATAACTATAGGTTGTAAGGAATCAATCGCGCTACCGGTGTACGAAGGTATACTGCCGACGACAGGATAATGAACCCTGCCAGTTGGACATTTTTTGGAGCTAACACCATGTAGCCCTACAGGGGCTATATGGTGTTTTATGTTTACCTTAAAAAATAGCATAAGATATAAAAGAAATAGTATTTATATTTTTAAAAATAAAATTTTATGAAAGGGTGTTATTTTTATGAACGAAAGATTACAAAGTATAATTGATTACACTAAAGATGCAAGTTTCAACTTTAACAAAGGAAACCATGAGTACCCAGGTCTTTTATTTAAGAGAAAGGAAACAGGAGTATCGATGTTAGCCATTTCAAAATGGTTTATCGCTGAAATGGAAAATACGGGCATTGAACCAGAAACTGAATTCTACAGTTTACATTATGGAAAATGGGTAAATCAGCATCCTTTTCCATGGAGTACAGATTATATGATAAGTGCATTTGATAGGTTTGAGATTATGGGTAAGTTCACTTTAAGGCTTAACAATGTTTTAAACCACATAATGCAGTTAGATAATTTTACTGAATGTAATGATGTGAAAGAAGAGTCAAGAATAATAATATCAAGATATCAACCAGAGGAAAATCGTCAAATTATTAGCTTTAAAGATATTGGTGGAATACTACAATATAAAATTGATATACTTCCAAAGCCATTTGTAATTTCAAATAATTCTGCTATTCCTCCTCAATACATAAAACCAGATACAAAGTATGTATGCGAGGTAATAGAAGAAAGAGAAGACGCTTATATTGTAAGCTGTTTGGAGCCATATGGAATAATAAGATTAGGTTTAAAGCATTCGCCTAAGGGATTTATACCTAGCGATATGGATGGAATAAATAGATTAAAAGGTATTCCTTTTAATTTAATACATTGCACAGATTTATTGGAGCCAAGAGACATAGATTTTCAGCCTATACATTTAAACTGTCTAATGTTCTTTCATTTAGCTAAAATGTTTACTATTTTAAATACAGAATTTATAGATGTATATTTTGGACCAGACCCAGGCAAAATAGATAGAGTTACTGGTAAAAAGCAGTTAGCTATAGTTATGCACAATGTTAAAAAATCAAAAGATGAGCCAACAATAAGAATTGCAATGCAAAGCTTAAATCAAGACTATGGTCCTCAAAGGAGTTAAGGGGTGGTAATTTTGAATAGTATTGAAATTTTCAAAAATCGAATAAATAAGACTTACTCAAAAGTAACTTATGAATATTTACTCGACAATGTTCTTTATTCAAAAAAGAATCCTGTAAAGCTAAGAGAAAGAGTTAGAGAACTTTATTATGATTTATTAGAATTCTCTGACACTCCAGATATTTATAGGATGGCTGAAATGATAGACGATGAAAATATATTTATAATTATAGAATTTTATAAAGATAAATATACAGAAGAGGAGATAGACAATGTAATAGCTAGTTATGACCATAATGTTGCTTGCATGTTAGATGAGTGGATTTATGAAATACTTCAAGATTGGGGATATTCTTGTTCTGGAGACCCTTTTTATATTTTTGAAAATAAAAATAATATAAATTTAAATCTTGTAGCTCAGAATGAATTGTTTGAAGGTTTTGATTAGAAAGTGGTGGTTTTATGAATATAGTAAAGCAAGAAACTGGTTTAAAAAAATATAGCAATTATCAAGAACACATAAATGCAATTCTGGAAAACATTATACTTTTAGATAGCCCAGAAGATAAAAAGCTTGTAATAGATAAATATTATGAGCTTTTGCATTCTAAAGAGAAATTGCCAGATTTTTCAGATTTACAAGAATATATTTTATATCATAATGAAGATATGTTCTGGGAAGCAGCAAATATAACATTCGCAAATGAGTATGATGGGCCTGATTTATTTAAAGATGAGTATGATGTTGATTCAACTATAGATGATATATCTTGGCACTACATGGAATGGATGGGATATTATCACTATGACATAGTTGCAAGGTTAGAGCACATATTAAGAGAAGAACGTCTTTCAGTAGCATTCACTGTTAATGATGAAATTTTTGAAAGTGAAAAATACTATGACCCTTGGCTTTATGGTGATGTAACTTTCTTAATGTCTAGTTGTCAGAATGAATTATTTGAAGGATTCATAGATGATGGGTGTGCATCATATGGCAGTTATTTAATATATTACGGTTCATATGAGGAAGGAGGTAAATCATGTTAGATATTGCAGTTAGAAATAATAGCTTAAATATTATTAATGATTCTTGGCAAGATGTAATTAGCAGTTTATTATTGGAGCTTATAATTTATAATCCGGCACCTTGTTATGAGGAAGAAAATAATAAAAAAATAATAGATGCATATTATAGAGCATTTGATATTCATGGAGGTAAAGTCGATATAGAAGATGTATTAAACGAAATATATGAATATAATTATGATATATTTATAAAAGTATCTGAGATTGAGGCAAGTTATGACCCAAACTTTTTTACTAGAAAAGATGATCATTTATATGAATCTTTAAACGACAAAATAATAGATAGTGCCGAAGGTTGGAATGAATGTTATTACTACGATAACTTCTTATACTTAGATGATTATGTAAAAGCTTTATTCTACCAAAATAGATTCTTCTATCTAAATCCATATAGCTCATCAGACTATATATATTTTAATGATGAAACAATAGTTTTTAATAATTGTCAAAATGAATTATTTGAAGATTTTGATAAAAATTATCTTGAGACACCCCACATTAGAAATGTAGATGATTTACCTCAAAGTATTGAAATTCAAGATTATCTTGATAACTATCATAATTCATATGATGTAACATAAAGGAGTTGATTAAAAATGAATAGTTTAGCAGTATATAATGAAAGCTCCTTATTATTTCATGAGTCATTCTACCCTTCCGATTTAGAGTACTATATTTTAAAAGCATATTCTGATGCAGTTCATGGAGCATATGAAGTGCCAGATTTCTTTGCTATTAATGAATTTTTTGATTATCATTTAAATTTTGCAAATAGGGATGTTTTTAATGTAGGCTCTTTCGGCTTGGATGTAAATAAATATGAAATGACTTTTGAATTAATAGAAGAAACCCTAGATCTTATGAGAGCATCATTTGTAAATATGTTAGGAGAAGAATTAAATAATTGTCAGAATGAACTATTTGAGGAGGAGTAAATTATGAATGAAATTGTAGACAAGTTTATTATGAAAGCGTACTTTACAGTTCTTAGGAACTCTCAATTCCCACCTGTACCATCAGTTCTTTATATGTTCAAAGATATTGTGGATAGAGATGCTGCAGATATAATATATCCAGATATTGATTTTAAAACAGTAAATGCTGAAGTTATTTTCGATGTACTTACAAGATACAGGTGTGCTCACAGTAATTTTGGTAATATATATTTTGACGCAAGAAATGTATTATTCTCAATTAATCCTTGCGACATAAATAAATTATTATTGCCTGAAAAAACTTCTATTAAACAATAAGAGAGATTTTCTTTAAATTAGTATTTATTTATTAAAAAAAATGTGTGTTATAATAATTTTATATTTTCTTAAAAGGGGCAATTAAAAAAAGAATAAAAACTTTAAATACTAATGAACATAGTACTTTTGCAAGAATTACTATGTTTTATTTACCATTTTTTTGGAGGTCATATATGAATAAACTAGAATGGTATGAACAAATTAATGACACTATAATTGGCGATATTGAAGAGTTTTATAGCAGTTTTTATTCAGGACAAGAAGTAAGTAAAGTTGGTTCAAGCTATAGACTTGAGCCATGTCCTATGTGCGGACACAGTAAATGTTGCACTGTTGGAGTTGCAGTTCATTGTTTTTCATGTAATTGGTCAGGAACACATATCAATGCTTGGTATGATTATGCAACTACAGTTCTCGGAATATCATTGTTTGATGCCATTCAAAAATTATCAAAATTTGCAAAGCTTCCATTTCCAAGTGGGTCCAAAGAAGATTTTGAGAGGTATCAAAAATTTCAAAGAAAGCAGGCAATTCTAAAGTCAGCAGAGTCATTCTATCACGATCAGCTTCTAAACTGTAATGAGAAATTTAAATTCAATGAGCAAGAATTAACTCCACTAAATTACCTGTTAACTATAAGAAAAAGAAAGATAGAATCATTAAAAGAATTTAAAGTTGGATTCTCATACAATTATAAACAATTAAGTAAAGACTTAAGGTCATCAGATTATTCAGATGATGAAATAAAAGAAGCTAAGATATGGGTACCTGAGGGATTATTTGTATTTTTCTATAAGCATCCAACAACAAAAAATATTATAAGGGTAAATACAAAAAATCCTTTTGAAATTAAAAATGTGGTTAGTGATGGACTTAAAAGAATAGAAACTGACGAAGTAATACAAGGTTTTTCAGTGGGAGAAAAAGCAATTTTATTCTCACCTAGATTCTCATTTAAAAAGCCATATGCAATAGTAGAAGGTGAACATGACATTATAAGTCTTACTGAGAATGGATGCGATAATGTATGTTGTATAGGTGGTAACTTAAAAAATGAAGCATATAACATATTAAATAAAACTGAAAGCACTATATATGCTTTATTTGATAATGATAAGAAGGGTAGAGAATATGAGGTTAATCTAAATAAATTATTTCCTGAAAAAGATATAAGAAGTATAAGATTGCCTGATGAATATAAAGACCCTGATGAATATTTTAAAGCTAATCCTGAACCTATGCCTTGGACAGAAATAATTAAAGATGCAAAAATTTTAGATACTGAAGATTTCAAATGTCATCACAATAATATAGAATTTTGGGTGTGTGAAAATAGATTTAAAAAATTAACATTTGAAATAAAGGCTAAAACAGATAAGAACTTTTTAGTGGGGCAAGTAAACTTATATGCTGACGGAAAACTTATCGACAGAGAAGATAATGTAGCTCTTATAAAATGTAAAACCAAAATGAAACCCATGAACTTTATATTAAGTGATAAAATAGATGAATATTTCAACAGTGACTTAGATAATAAGGCCATTGAGGAGCTTATAGATATTTACTGGTATTCATCTAGAAAACAAACTATTGAATCTATAATAGCAAAAAGAATATTTGAGTCTAACAATGATGAAGAAATAATAAATAGTATTAAAGTTAAAATGAAAAGCTATGGAGTTGATAATAACGATATAGTAGACTCAATTTTAAAAGAAGTAAATGATATGCAAAATAAGTCTATTGCTAGATATTCAAATATTCCTAAAATAAAAATAAGTCAATATTTCAATGTGCGAAATAATGATGCATACTTTTATTTCAATTATGTTAAAGATGATGGCGGTGCAAGAAGAAAACTTCCATTCTTAATAAGAAATGATAAGGCCTTAATAAGACTTGATTTATTAAGAAGGAAAGATGAGCAATGTCTAATTTTAATTGATAATAAGTACGAACTTCCTTTAGAGGTACCTAATGCATTATTTGATTTTGATGATTGTTCATTAACTCAAGATGTTGTGGAAGACTATATGGAAGGTGTTATTCCCAAAGATGAATTAGAGCCTGGATATCTCATAAAACAAATAGAAAATTATGTAAAGAAATTTTATTGTGCTGAAAACGATAATGTATATAAGATTTTGGCACTTTATTGTTTTATGACTTATTTTTATGAATTATTTGGACAGATACCATATCTTCATTTACAAGGATTAAAAGGCTCAGGTAAATCAGTTTTAGATTCAATATTAAAAATGTTTTGTTTTAATGCTAAGCTAACTGTAAACATGTCAGATGCAGCACTTTTTAGAATGGCTTCAATTGAGGGTGGAACTATAATATTAGATGAAGTTGAAAACTTAACTGTAAAGTCTAAAGTTAATGATTCTATAATGGCATCAGTTTTAAAAGGTGGATACACAAGAGGCTTTCCTGTTTACAGAGTTAATCTTGAAAAAGGTATAAATGATAAATTTGATTGTTTCTGCCCAAAGATAATATCTAATATAGAAGGATTAGAGTCTGTTATATGTGACAGATTTATAATGATTAACTCATATAAGATAAAATCCTTGACTAACGAGACAAGGCTTGAAGACCCAAAGAATTACTATGCAGAATATGCTGACAAAGTAAAAGCTGTAACAGGCAGATGCTGCTTATCTGCTCTTGAGAATTTTCAAAAATTACATCAAATTTATAACTTAAATACCTTTGAAACATTAAACCCTAGACTTAGTCAGATATTAACTCCTGTACTTGCAATTGCAAAAATGGCAGATGAAAAAGAGAGAATGCAAACTAAAAAATCAATGGGTGAATACGAGAGGGCCCTTATGGAGTTTTATGAAACTAATATACAAAGAGATAAGCGTATAGTGAGAAATGATACTGTAGATGGTATATTAGAAGATATAATCCCTATAATAGCAATGGAGTTATATGGACTTATACCTGAAGCTAAAAGGGAATATACTGTCACTCAGCACCATAAGTATAAAGAGGCTATTTCGTTTAATAGAAAAGAAGGGTGGTTCGAACTTAATATTCTTCATTTTAAATGTTTTATAGAGGAACATATGCCAGGAGATTCAGTGAATCCAAGAATGATTCCTAAGTGGGTTAAATCAGCTTTTAATATAAAGGAATCTGATATTAAAAGAAAAATGGTTACAATTGAAAATGAAGAACTATTAAAAGAATTTAAAGGTAACACTAAAACTAAAGTAAATGTTTATAGATTCTATTTTGACCAATATATCGGAAGTAATTTTTTAATTGATACTGAAGATGAAATTGAAGATGATACTGAGGGTGAAGCTAAATCTATAGATGATAAGTTATTTTAAAAAAAATCCAAATATAGTATAAGTAATAAAAGCAGGTAAAGTATTTTTTTACTTGCTTATTTTTTATTCTAAAAAAAAGAGAGGGGTAAGTTTTATGGATTTTAAAAGTATAGCAAAGGGTGCGGGTAAATTTGTTTTGGGTATAGGCTTTACAGGTATAAGTGCATTTGGGGTTTTTTGTGGTATTAAGTCTTGCAGTGATAGTGTTGACGACATGTTTGAATCTTTCAATGAAGATTTAGACGATGAAGATTTAGATGAAATGATTGACAATATAATCAACGAGGAGGAGGAATAGTTATGAATGGGATGTTAAAGAAAGTTTTAAAAGCTTCGGCAAAGGCAGTAACTTATACTGCAACTGCTATACTAGCAGTTGGTCTAACTAAAGGTATCAACAATTTTATGGTTGATACAATCTTCGGTAAAGACGAAGATTAAATATTTCAATTAAAAGCAGTTAGCCCTTAAACTAACTGCTTTTAATATTTTTTAGAAAAAACTAGCATAAGATATAAAACAACAGAAGGGAGCTAAAAAAAACGTCATAAAAGAGAGGAGCTGAATAAAATCTTTAATAGAAATTGTTTGCAGTGATTAAGCTTTTAGTTGATATTAAATTACAAAGGAGAAAAATCATGGACAAAAAAGAATTGGGGAAAATAGGTTTAAAAGCTTTGAAGGCAATAGGTATAGTGGGGGCATGTGGTTTGGGAGGAGAGTATTTAAGGCAATTAGGAAAAGAATACTCGAAAGATGGAGTTAATCTTGGAAAGCAAGCATGCAACTATAGTTTTAATTTATTTAAAGATTTATTTGGAAAGTAGATAAGGGGTTTAATTTGATATTATATTATATTAGTTATTTTCAAACAAGTATTCATACTTGTTTTTTATTTTTCGAGAAAGGAGAAAATTTATGTTAATGTTATTTCATAAATTTATCAAAAGAGTTCCTTTTGATAAAATAGCTCCATTTAATAGTGAGGATTTACTTTTGATAATGTCCCCGAAAACTGCAATAGTATTAAAATCTATAATGAATGATTTCAATGAGAGATTTTTAATTAAGGATATTATAATTAATAATAAAAAAGTTTTTGGAGAAAAAGATTTTAATGAAAGATGTAAAGATTTTGCAAACATAATGAGTTCAAGAATAGAAAGATACTTTGAATCTAATAAAAGTAAATATATTTTCTTTGATGAAGAGGAACAACTATTTTTAAAAGATTTATTTCATAAAAATAGTTTATCTTGCATCGTTGAAGTTTATTTTAAAATAGACGATTCATTCCAAAAAGTGGATGTAGAAAAGATTAATATAAATGATTTTAGATTAGTAAGAAGAGATCTATCTAAACTTGGAGTTATAGAGGCTATGAAAGTTGAGCGATACCACAATCTAATATCTAGGAAATCAGGCAGAGTCAATAGAAAAAAAGGATTCTTTAATTTTAATGATTTTATAAGTAATTCGGAGAAGTCAAAAATTGAAACATTAAAATTAATGTACCCTTCATTAAGTGAGGTAAGCAGTAAAGAGGATTTCAAAGTTTGTTACAAAAAATTAGCAAAGAAATTTCATCCAGACTTAAACCCAGGAAAAGAAGAAAAGTTTAAAAGGATGAAGGATAATTTCGAGTACCTCAAAAAGACAAAGTGGCATAAAAATTTAAAATAAGGAGGGTGGTGTATTTTAATTGGACATTTCAACATTAACGCAGCTTGTAAATGCTGAAACAATGAAAGATTTAGCCTCTATTGATTCTATAGAAAAAGAAGACTTAAAGGGAAACGTATTAAATTCTGAAGAGACTGACAGAAAAATAGAGGAAAGAAGAAGAGCTGTAACCGCAGAGTCTCAATCTAGGTCAGTTGGACTTAACTCGCCTAGTACTCAAACTCCAAAAAGTACAACGGTAATTAGGTCGAGTGAGCCTCAGCCTCAAAGAGTTTACAATAATCCATATCCATACAATAATATTTATAATAAAACAGTTAAAACAGTTGAGTCTAAAGCTAAGGATTTTTCTGATAACATTTTCAAAAAAGCAGAAGAGTCAGTTAACAAAGAATATAAGTATAGAGAGGATATTAGAAAAGATAATTGGAATATCTTTGAATTAGAAGAAAAGGCAAAGCTAAGTAAAGAAAAGCCTAGAAAGAAGAAAAAGAAAATAGTATCTGATGAATCAAAATTATTATTATTAAAAATGGGTGCCTATTCATTAAAAGCACTAATGGAATTAATTTATATTGAAACAAATAAAGATTAGGAGGATTATCATGAAAGATAATGAGACAAGTGAATTAAAAAAGATGCTTAAGAAAAAAGCTATAGAATTTTTAAAGAAGGCAGGAAAGAAGTTGGTACAGATTGCAATAATAGCTCTTATGGAAAAGTTTCTTAAAAAGATTTTAAGAAAAGCTAAAGATATTAACAGGAAAAATAATACGAATGAAGATATTACTGATTTTAGAACAGTTGAAGAATTTTAATATTTAATATACCCTCCAAAAAACAAAATATATATTATGAGGGGGTATCCCCTTACTATATATATTTTTGTTGACTATCTATATATGTTATGATTTAATATATGTAAATACAATTTATGTCGGGTGGCGGAATAGGTAGACGCTAAAGGCAAATATGGGATAAAGCTAGGCAATATTGGTTCGAGTCCAATTTTATAAGTCCATATGCGACTGGATAGACGTATCCAAGGGGAACAGCTTGGCTATTGCAGGGTGTAAATCCCTGCCCCGACAATTACAAGGAGGATTTATTTAATGGAGAAAAATAATAATCAATTACAATTTGCATTAATTTCTGTAGCACTAAAGTCATTAGGGAAAATGTTGGTAGATGTAGCAGAACAGATAATGGTTTATAATAATGATAAAAAGGTGGAGACAACAAAAGAGGTGGAGTAAATTGATTTCAGTAGATTATAGTCGCGGATATATAATCCTAATTCCAGAACATGATAATATTTCTGAATTAGGATTAATTTTTAAAAATGAAAAAGATATTGAATATGAATTTATTAAGGATGAAAAATTATATTATAATTTTTTTAAAGTTCCAGTAAAACATGTTAATTTATTAAATAAAAAATTAATGCCACTTAAAAATAAACTTGAACTCACCAGTAATTTTAAAGTATGGAGAGACGGATATAAGTCTAGTCAAAGTAAAACTATTATTCAGTGTGGAGTTATAAGAAGTTACATAAAAAGTAGTGAGAAAATTCCTCATAAAGAAATAGAGGAAGCTACGAGATACTTTTTTAAAGCCGCTAAATTTCACCCAAAATATAAAGAAGGAAAATGGGACGGATATATAAATCTTTATAAAAGGTGGGAGCACTCATTTCCAACAGGACTTTTATTAGATGTAGAAAAAGTTTTAATAAAAAACAAAATAAAATATGAAGTTGAATACACTTATGATAGAACTCCAGAAAAACAATTTAACTGGGAAATTTGTGATGGAATAATTCCTGACCCTGATCAATTAGAGGCGGTAGAAAAGGCAGTGCAAGGTCTTCGCGGGACGGTTAAGGCACCTACAGGATATGGTAAAACTGCCATTTTAGCCAAAAGATTGATTGTTGAGCACAGCGTTCCTGCATTATTTGTAGCTAATAAGAAATCTCTTTTAGATGATGCGGCAGAGGAATTTCTAAATGGAATCAAGGGTTTGGCGGGAGTTGAAGTTATAAAGGATGGTTACTTCGGAAGTACAAAAATGACGCCTGAGACAAAGAAAGTTGCACCACTATCAAAACCTATCGTCGTTGCAACTATTCAGTCACTATCTGCAAGACTAAAAGATGAAAGAACTAGAGAGCATCTTTTAGATTGGCTTAGAAATATATGTAAGTTTGTAATGGTTGATGAGTGTCAAGCTGTTGGAACTAAAATTTGGGATGAAGTTTTAGAGGAATGTCACGCTCCGTATCGAATATATCTAAGTGCGACGCCTAGACGAACTGATTCAGGAGTTATAAAATTAATTGCCGGTTCTGGACCAATACTTTTTACAACAACAGCAGAGAAGCAGATAGAGAAAGGAAGACTTTGTGAACTTGACATAATGTATCAAGTTTACGACCATAAGCTTTACAATGAAGGTGATACTGATTTAAAATATGATGAAATATATAAAAGTTGTATAATAGAAAATGAAGAAAGAAATAGAGATTATATTGTGAATCCAGCTTTATCTATGGTTAAGGAAGGAAGGCATGTCTTAGTTTTAATTCAATACATAGATCATGGACACATTATAAAAAATATGTTTCTAGAAGAAGGTCTTACACCTGAAGATGTAAGATTTATATGGGGAGAGACTCCTGATAAATTAAGAAAGAATTCTATTAAAGAATTTAAAAAGGGAGAGTTTAAAATATTGATAGGCTCTACTATATTTGATGCAGGAGTTAATATTCCACTTATATCAGGGGTAGTTTTAGGTGGAGCTGGAAATAGTGATATAACATTAATACAGAGAATAGGTAGGGGAGCTAGAAACTGTAAATATGAAGATATACTAGGTTATCTCCCTGAGTTTATGAAAAAAAATCATAATAAAAAAATTACTAGAGTTTATGATATAATGGATATAAACACAAAGTTTTTTCACAAACAAGCTCTTAACAGATACTATAATGCAAAAGAAGAATTTGGTCATGATAGAGTACATCTTTTAGGCGGAGACACATCAGTTTTAAAAAGAAAAACCAAAATAAATAAAATAAACAAGGACATAGATCAAGCGTCAGCTCAGTTAAAAATGTTAATAGAGTTTTCAAATAAATGAAAAGGACCTTAAGTCTATGGAGAAAAAAAGAGTTAGATGTCCCTTTTGTTATCAAAGAGAATCTGTTGGTTTTTTAAAGGGTAGTATTTGCAAAAGATATTTTTGCAAATACTGTTGCATTGAATTTTCTATTAAAAATGGTGTTCTTGAAATTTTTGAATTAGACGGTAATGGTATTGCTTATTTAGTTACAGATGATGATGAGTCATCTGTAACTAAATAGTGAGGAGATAATACGGGACACTAATTTTCGAAGGCTTTATTTAAAATTCCAGAATCTTTAATCATAACATTTACTTTTCCAACCACTGATTCTCTAAAGTGTTCCACTTCTTCTTCTTTTAAAAATGGAAATTTTTTAACTAACATTTTATCAAATTGATTTCTTTTTTCTTCTGCAGGGCATCCTTTATATTGTTGCTCTATAGCATAAAATGCATACTCTGCTACATTGTGCATAAAGTTATACTGCTCAACACCCATCTTTTTAATTGTAGCTTCTTTTTGTGCTATAAGCAAGTCTAATGCATACTTTACGGCAAAAGTAATTGCGCCTCCTAATGATAAAGCTATAATCTGAGTTAAGTGCTTCAATACTTCGTTTAATATTTCTGACATAAGTTCCAACCCCTTTATCTAAATTTTTGTGCTACTTTATATATAAGCCAATATACGTTGTCATCTAGAGATGCTTTATTTATCCATAAATTTCTACTCTCAACTATATCGTTACTATATAATACATTTACACTTTTATAGATGTTTGTTAATTTTTCATCTGATAATACCTTGGATAATTTATCATATGTCTGGGGTCCAACTTTGCCATCAACAGTTAGTCCAGATGTATTTTGAAAATCTTCTATGGCCTCTTTAGTTAATGTGCCTATTACCCCATCTTCAGTTAACTTATAGCCTATATTATTTAAGCTAACTTGAATATTTTTAATCTCAATTTTTTCTCCTTCTTTTTGGCTTTCCTCTAATGACTTTATAACTTCTTTTAACTTATTATCAGTTTGAAGACCATATATGCCATCTGCAGTTAAATTATGTTGAGATTGAAAACTTCTTATAGCTCCTTTAGTTATTGGTCCCATTATGCCATCTGCAACTAAGTTATATCCTAGTCTATTTAAATTTTCTTGTATTTGTAGAGTTGTAAATTGAGGGGTCGGAGCAGCTACCTTTAAGGGTTCTTCGATATGGTTTTTTACATCATTTATATATATTCTAGGGTCTACTCTTTTAGCATCTTTTTCCCATCCATTTCTAACTTCTAAATGTAAATGTTTAGTTGTAGCATTTCCTGTTGCTCCTTGTAAACCTATGGGCATTCCATCTTTAACCTCTTGATTATTTGAAACTAAATAATTCTCTAAGTGAGAATATATAACTGACCATCCAGCATAAGGACCAGAAGCTATTTTAACTTCAACATATTTACCATATCCAGAAGGATCACTTTTAATGAGTGCTGTTCCAGGACTTCCTATATGAGATATAAAGTCTTTATTTAATATAAAATCTATTCCATGGTGATTATATCCGACTCTTTGCTCGCCATAATCACTTGTGATAATAGAGTCATCAAGCCACTCCACACCTGTGCCCGGAAGGGCTTTTTTTGTTTTATTTTTTAACGCCTCATTTAATTTTGCAATAGTTAATGGCCCAACTATTCCATCTGCGACTAAGCCATTTTTACCTTGAAAATCTTTAATTGCACTTTTTGTTAAAGGACCTATATCACCATCTGCAACTAAACTATATCCAAGGGAATTTAATGATATTTGAATCCATATAGCATCATAAGTATCATCATTAGATATTCCTAATGATGGAGCCTCGCCACCTTGTATAGCAGCCTTAAACTCATTCCACTTAGCCCAGTTGTTAGCTGCCATTGTGCCAGGACAATTTTTTCTTGATGCATCATAATGTCTTACAACTTTTGAGGCTGGAATATCTAGCTCTTTCATTAAATGCTTGGTTAACTCAATAGTTTTAATGAAGGCAACATTATAGTCGCTATCGGCGTTTACACATATTTCAATACTGATAGAATTTCTGTTAGTAATGTCATAAGCACCTTTTCCATCTCCTACTGCCCATGTGTAATATTTTCTAAAATTGTTAATTTGTAGTATTTGCTTATCATCTACAAAAAAATCTGCTGAAGCATTTCTGTCTGCCGTATTAAAATAGACATAATGCATTTCTGCATTTGCGCCAGAACGTGCATTACCAGTATCATGAATAACTAAGTAGTCTATTTTACTGCGCTCCATGGGTGTCCTGTTATAAGCTATTTGTTTAAAATTGATGTTCATAATGTTTCACCTCACGCAAAAATTTTTTTTATAATATCTATTATCTCTAAAGCTAAATTTTTGTCAGATAGTTGTGTCGAAAGGAGGCCTGAGCTTGCTATTATTGTAAGGAGCAAAGTTATAAACCAGTAAGTTGTTTTATCAATTTTCTTTTTAATTTCTTGAATCTCCTTCGTCTGCTCTGTAATAACGGCGATATTCAAATCATGTTCTCTGATAATTGTTTCTTGTTTACATTCATGATTATCTTTCATAAAAAAAATCACCCCTATACCATTTTATCACTTATAAAAAAAACAGACAAACATTTAAGTCTGTCTGTTTTTAAAGGAATTTTATGACAATTCAGTTTGATAAGGCTCAGGTATATCTATTAGGGCTATTCTTTCCATCTTAAGTAAGAATGCATATAATCTTAATATTCTTTGATCCATATTATTCGCCTCCTGTTTGTAGTACTATTTCAGTTAAGTCAGCAACTAAAGTTTGAAGCTCAGCTATATCAGCATTTGGATTTGGAAGAGCTGCTATTATAACTTCAACAGCTTCTAAAGTTGTCTCTGTGCCGTTAACTCTTAATGTCCAAAGGTCAATTTCAGTTTCTCCGCCTGTAACTTTAACATAGTTAAAATCGCTATCTGATACCATGGCATTAAAACTTAAGCCGTCAACTTCTTGGTCTTCATGAGTTATTGATAAGCTAAGATTTGGTACTTTTATATACTTTGTCATCTTTTAACTACCTCCTTTAAATTAAATACTTGACTTACCCATTTTACAATATTGCTTTGAGGATGAAAATGATTTAAAACTTCATCAAATAATCCTCTATGAATACACTCTTTACAAAGTGATTCAAACTGAGCCATTATGTTGTTGACACTACTTATGTCACTGTTCTGACCTAATGTTACAACATTAAATGCTTCTTGAATGTATCTTCTTGTCATAGATAAAAGTTGATTATTATCTTTATTATCTTTGTCAAATGTTCCATCGTCTAACTCTTCTTTTATCTGCGACCATATTTCTATTTCTCTTACTCTTTCTTTTGCCTGCACCTGCATATTTTGAAGACCTAATAATATTTCTTCTTTTTCAATATTTTTAATATTAAGTCTAGCTTCTAATTTTTTCTTTTCATGAGGAAGTAAATCATCATTAGCTAATTTATACTCTAAACCTTCAATGTCAGCTTCTTTCATCGTGAGCTTCTCTTGATTCTTTCTATACTCAAATGACAAGTTTAAAAGCTGTTCAAAAAACACCATTTGCTCAAGTTTTGCTTGATGATATTTAGCCGCTTTATCTGGAAAATCTTTATCATTTAATACAGAGCATCTTATCTCAGTATTAGTTCTCCAGATAGTTTGAGTCATATGATTGTGCTTTAATTCTGGTATAAGATGCTTAATTTTTTGACTTAGGTTTTCAGGTAATAAGTCAGCTTCCTTAATGTGTTTTAAGTAATTTTGTTCGTAAAGTTGTAATTTGTTCATGTATTTATCTCCTTTGTTATTTTATTAACTTCCTATGAATTTTTCGGTTGTATAAGGGAAGCAGAGTCCAGCAGACTGAGATCCACATCCACGCGGATAAAATCTTGCTGTATTTGATCCGCTTGTTAGACTCCATGTACTACCATTAAATTTTTCTGTCGTTTTAATATCTCCACTACTAGCACCTCCACCCATAGAAAGGCCAGCAGATTGAGTCCCTGCTCCTCCTGGATATTCTTTTGCTTCAGATAAATTACCAGAAGTACTCCATGTTGAACCATTAAATTTTTCTGTTCTTGACTCTCTGTATGTAACCCATCCACCAAAAGCTAGTCCTGCATCTTGAGTTCCACAACTACCAATTTTACTTTTAGTTTGGCTTAAATTTCCTGTGCTACTCCATGTTGAACCATTAAATTTATAAGTATTATTATAGTTTGTACTTGTGCTCGCTCCTCCAAATGATAAGCCAGCACTCTGTGTTCCGCACCCTCCAGGTGAATAAGTAGAGATAGGCAAGTTTCCGGAAGTACTCCATGTACTACCGTTAAATTTTTCTGTTCTATCATATGCATATCCACTGGTGTTATATTGACCTCCAAACGCAAGTCCCGCAGATTGAGTTCCTGCCCCACCTACCTTACCTTTACCTTGGCTTAAAAGCCCTGTACTACTCCATGCTGAACCATTAAAATTATTACATATTGATGTGTAGTTACTTCCATTAAAATGACCGAAAGCGACTGCAGCATTTGTAGTTCCACATCCTCCGGGTTCAGACTGGCTTAAAGTAGCTGTACTGACAGTTATCCATACATTCTTAGGCACACCATAAGAATAATCAGTTAAACTCCACAAGTCACTACTTACAATTCCGCCATAAATTAAGAATTCAGGGTAAGCGTATCCAGAGCCTATGAATTTTTCAGTCCTATTGGTATAACTAGGACCTTCATCTCCACCAAAGGCAAGTCCAGCATCTTGAGTTCCGCAGCCAGCCAAGTTAGATTTGCTTTGACTTAAACTACCTGTTGTACTCCATGCGGTACCATTAAATTTCTCGGCTATGTTAACATTAAATGTTCCTTGACCACTTACATATGTTTCACCTCCAAAGCACAGGCCCGCATTTTGAGTTCCACATCCCGCTAAAGAATTTTTGATTTGACTTAAACCGCCTGTACTTGCCCATGTAGATCCATTAAATTTTTGAGCCGCACTTGTTCGTCCACCAGAAGATCTAAATCCGCCAAAACTAACTCCAGCATTTTGGGATCCACATCCTGCAATCTCTTTTAAATCTACGGGTAAACTACCTGTGCTACTCCATGTACTACCATTAAATTTATAGGTTTCTGAATTGTAAGGCGTACCAGTAGTCTCTCCGCCAAAGCCGAGACCTGCATCTTGATTCCCAAGGCCACCAAGATTTCTACGTGCTGAAGGTAAATTGCCTGAAGTACTCCATATACTACCATTAAATTTGTAGGTAGTTTGATAATATAGGGTAGTGGCATTATATCCTCCAAATGCCAGTCCTGCATTTTGAGTTCCACAACCCCCTAAACCTGCTCTTGTTGCAGGTAAATTACCTGTGCTACCCCATGCACTGCCATTAAACTTATACGTTATATCTAAATAATTTGGTGAGACTCCGCCGTAACCACCAAAGCTAAGTCCAGCATTTTGAGTCCCACAACCTCCTAACTTATAATTGATTACAGGCATATCTCCCGTACTATTAGTTATCCATACATCTTTAGGGCTAGCCAAAGTATAATCTGTCAAATTCCATATAGCAGTGCTAACAGTACCTCCGCCAGTAGGAAGTATCAGACCTGATGTCCACCCGGCCTTCCAAGCCCCACCAACATTACAATGTATAGCTGAAGCTTCTTTCCAAGTTCCACCTATGTTAACAAATATCTTATTTATCGCTTTATAAGTTCCACCTATATTAACGTGACTCATTTATTAATCAACTCCCTTATGGTGTGTACTTAATCCACACATCGCCGTTACCGCCACCTGATGGATCGCCTGTTGAGAGAACTATTTTTCTAGCTTGAGCCGTTGTGTAGTCTGTATTATTTTGTGTATATAACTTCCCTGTCATTGTTCCGCCTGCTATAGGTAATTGTGCATCATTAGTAACATTAGCAAGTCCCACTTCAGTTTTAGTAACACTGTGAGGATTTCCAGTTGTTACACTTTTATGATCATAGGCCTCTTTACCTCTGTCACCCCTGTAAGCTGTACCTGATGTTTCTCCTAACTTTAAAAATGCTATTAAATCACCAATGGTTGGTCTAGCCATATTAATAACCTCCAATCATAATTATACTTCAACAACTTCTAGATAAGCTTGACCTTCATAAACTGCTATTTGATATTTTACTCCAACATAATCAGGATTTGAACTTCTGTCTGTATAAATCCCATCTTCCATATTAACCGCAGTTCTTAAGTCTACCACTACACCACTGTCAATTCTTGCTATCTCTAAGTATGTATGCCCTGCTACACCTGTAGTTTTAACTATATTATATTGAATTTGAATCCTTCTTGTAGTCTCCTCTGAAACTCTACTATCCATTATATGATTTGTAATAGTAACTTCTTGTTGATTTCCATATTTTTTAATATCATCATCGAAATCAACTTCTTGTTCCCATACATCAAGATAAGCAGTTTCACCTTCGCCAAGTGCCAAGGAAAGCTCTGATATATTTAATATATTTCCGTTAGCTATAGCCTTGTCATTTGAAAAGGTCAATGTTCCGCCTGTATAATCTAAACTACCAGTCATGTAAAAACTATTGCCGAATCTGTCGTTAATTAACCCTTTTAATTTATTTAAGATTATAAGCTGTAGTTCATTCATTTCAGATTCTAAAACAAGAGCCTCAGCTCCATGTTTTATAAGAGAGAAATTAGCCTCTTCATTATAATCAGTAAAATTAGTAAAATCAGGCAACACTAACACCTCCTATTACATTAAAATGTAATTCTTAATACTCTTTCTAATTGTAATCCAGTAGTTTTAACTATTAGTGGATGAGTCTTTCTGTTTATCATAAGACCACTATCTTTAGTAGCTGTAGCATCTCCACCATATAGTCCAAACTCTCTTAACTTACCATTTGCTTCACTGTATAAGAATCTGCCTGTTATTTGTATCTTACTTGTAGGTGTGAGTGTTTCTTCATTACTTCCATCTAAGAACACTATATCCGCTGAATCTATCTCTTTTCTAAATGTTTCATTTAAAAGAGCGGAGTCTGTAATTAGTGGATCTGGCGGAGCATCATCTTCCCATGATTCACTCCCAGAACCTACTGCCCAATATAAAATTCCTGAATGAGTAGGGGAGTTTTTAAAAAGACACGCAATTAAAACTGAACAATTATTAACAATAATATTAAAATCATTCCTTATTAATTCTTTAGTTCCGTCAGGATAAATTATATAGTCGAAAATTTCTCCAGTGAATTTATTATTCTTTTTTTCGTCATAATTTTCCACACATTTTGCAAAGCTTGAATAACTTACCTCTTTTTGTTTTTTTTCAAAATACATTTAAGACAACCTGCCTTTCATTAGTAGTTTATTTCCTCAGTTAATGGGAATCTACAAGTTCTAAAATCAACATTTAATCTTTTTGTGCTGTTTAATTTTATTTGAGCGTAATTAATAGTTGTCTTGATATCTCCTTCTATAATATTATCATAAGATTCTATCGAGTGTAAATCAGAAAAGTAATCTTCATGGTAGTTGTCATCTATTGACAAGTTAACATTTTCATTTTGTAACTCTTTAAGTTTATCAAAATGAAAATATAATAAATTTCCAGTAACAACACCACCATCAATACTTCCGTCAAATTCGGAGTCAGCATATCCACCGTCGATGCCACTGTTAAAGGTAGAGTCAGCATATCCACCATCCACTTTTGAACCTGAGAAAGTTTTAAAATCTTCATTTAATCTACTTAGATTAAGTCTTGCTTCATTATTTGTAAATCTAGTAGGAATTATATATCTTTCTGCATCAAGACCAAAAATACTTCCTATATCATAAATATCTCCGATAGTTAAATCCGCTTGATCATAAGATATTTCAGAAATATAGTCAAAATTATAAGCATCACTTGAATTACTTTTATTAAAATAATCATAGTATTCCGCCACCAATATTATAAAGAATTTTGTATAAGCTGGCTTTATCATGTTTAAAAATCCAGAGAGTATCTCTAGTTTATCTAAATCAGAAATGTAATCTTCGGGAAGAGTTACAATAAAATTAAAATTAAATAAATCCCACCCGTCCCATCTCTTTCTTTTTTTTGGGTCCTTTACATATTTATCATATACATCAGCGTTTGAAAGACCTGACAAAGTTTTTATTGCATTCTTTAAATTTATTATGGTTGGACCACCTAATGATGCCTGAAGTATCATCTTCATCATTTCAGTATATTCATTTTTTGTCAATTTATCATTAAATAAAGTCTGAGCGCCCCTGTCCATAAAAGGAATTATTTTATTTCCCATTAAATTATATGGTGTATTTAAATCGACTGCTATATCTTTTAAGTTAACATCTCTAGATAAATTAAAAGGACCAATATCTCCATTTAAATATATCTTATTATTTAATAAATTATAATTTGTATTTCTTAAAAGTAATTCTCCAGCTTTACTAAACATATCAAAATCTATTATTTTAGAATTAGGCTCAACCGGTAAATTTCTCTTAGCCTCTAACTGTAAAAAAAGATTTAACATAAATAATACTTCGATTTTTTCTTCTAAAGTAAGTTCGTTTTCCCACTTATTAATTCTTTGATCTAAACTTGTTCCATCTAAATTAAGTTTCGTTATAACATCTGAATTTTGTAGTATTGTTTCCAAAGAATAAAATGCACTATCTACATTTATTCTTTGTATTGGAATAAACCTGTAAGTTTCTATTTGAGGTATAATTATATTTCTCTTAACTTGTTCTATATATTCATTTGTTAGTAACCCTAACCCGCCATAAACGCTAACCATATATTCAAACTGATCATAGTTTACAGAATAATCTTCGTAAAAATTAGAAAACAAGTTCTACACCTCCACTTCAGAGAATAATACCTTATTTAAAACTGGATACTGTAAATTTGTCACAGCTATAACTGTACCATCTCTTTGTTCAATTATTGCATCTGATGGGTTAACTGGAATATAAAAGCTTACAAGTGGAACAGAAATATATTCTATAAAAGTGTTAACATCTTCGTTCCTATATAGCTCGCCTATTAAATCTGACTCTTCTACTGAGCTTCCAAGTTGTAAGTTTTTAAAATAATCTCCAAGTACATTTTGAAGCTGTATAGACTTCGTATCATCTAAAGAGAACCCATCTTTTAATTTTATTCTCATGGCAACATTTATAAAGATAGGCTCTGTTTCTTTAAATAAAATGTCAGTTGTAATAACCCTATTTTCTTCTAAATCAAATTCATCTACTAAATTTTTAATAGTTTCATTTATACTATATCCAATAGTTATAGAAGTTCCGTTTCTTATCTCGTCCGTTATAAATTTTATTGTTACAATTTCTTGAGATGATTCATAATATGCATCATCTTCTGACTCTATTAAAGTTCCGTCTATTTTTCTTCTTTCAATTACATAATATGAGTCATTATTATGTGTCACTGAGTTATCATCTGTTTCGTATATCGAGAATATTCCTTTAAATAAAGTGTCAGCCTCAAATGAAGATAGCCCAACACTAAAACTTTCAGTGTAAGGATTTAATTCATTATCCTCATAATAAACTTCTATAGTATTTAAGATGCTACTGTCATAAGATTGCTCACCAGTATTATCTATTAATACAACTAAATCATCATCTTCATCAATAACAGTAAAGATAACTGGTGCGCCATCATTAGTTACATTTATAGAATCTAAATCAACTTCACTATATTTTTTCTCTAAGACTAATCTACCCGAATTTATTGTAAGATCCTTATAAGAAGTAGAAGATATTCCACCTTTTATATATATGTCTACTTTTCCACCTATATGTATCTCTTCTTCGGATAAATCATCTTTTATTATTGTGTATAAATCTCTTGTCATTTCTTCATCGCCATAACCTACTATGTGCAAATCTTCTACCTCATTAAATTCTGAGAATATAAATTGTCTATATCCTGGCTTTGTTCCTAAGTGTCTTGATATATAATATTCCTTTATTCTGTCTGCATATGATACATTGCTCTCTTTGTCTGTTGCATTAGTTATCGCACTTTTATTTGTAACTAATGGAGTATATGAACCGAAGTTAGTTTCAACTACAGTTATTTGACTCTCTGATACATTATAAATTTCTCCAATTCCATTTGATACAACTAAAACATCAACATCATAAGTCATTTTGTTAACATTATATTTAGATAGCATTTCCTCATATGTGAATTCATAGCTTTCCTGAGTACTATAAAATAATCCTGACTCAGTTCTAAATGTTGCTCCCTCAGGAATTGTAAGGGTAGTATTTGGTATTGTTAAAAATGATAATGTAACATATGTAGATGCATATGTTCCTTGCTTTCTTTGTATTAAATAATTTCCCATACCTATTTCGTCTAATTCATCTTCGCTCATATAATATGCATTATCAAGATTTAACATAAACTCCATACTGTTTACTGTATCTATAATAGGGCTTATTATTTCTTGCAGTGGCTTTACAAATATATCGTCAAATACTGAATTTTCAGATACATCAAGGTCTGGAAACTGTTCTTGCATTTTTGTTACAATATAACTTCTTATTAAATTATTAAAATTAGTAATATTAATAGCCATATCTTAAACACCTCAAATCATAAGATTTAATTGAGATCTACTGCCTTGCTCATTTTGTAATACAACACTTATGTATATTGCATTTTCCTCAATATCAAAATCAATACTAGATACTGTTGCTGATTTTAATTTTTCAGATGAAGCTAAGTTTGACTCATTTATATTTGTTAGTTGAAATTTCTTATATTGCACTTCACAATCTGCAACAGCCTCTATTATATTTGTTTCTATTATCGGCCTATTAGAAATTTCATTTCCTATTATATTATTTAATGTTGATCCGTAATCATTAATTCTTTTTGTTAATAGTACTTTTAAAAAGCCTTGTATTAATTTTTCAGAACCCGTAACATTTTCTACTGATGTATTGTTGTCATTAAATAGTGAAACATACCATCCAAAACCTGCACATTTAGGACATTCTTCTGGTTGATATTGCTTTGTTTTCCTTAAGGTATTAGTATAGTTAACTGTAAAAATTTCTCCAGCTAAAGGTGCATTTGAAATCCACTTAATATTAACTTTTTCATAAATATTATAATTTATATGTTTATAATAAATTGTAATATTACCATCAACATCTTCACTATACACAGAGTTAACTCTACTTATTATACCTTCTTCACATATTAAATCTATATCACTGTCACTTTTTGTATAATCCTCTATCATAGTGTCGTTAATAATTTCTCTCACAACATGATCACATACATGAACAATTTTAGGGCTTTTAAACATTGAATCTTCAACCCCTTTCTACGTTAAGTTATTCTCTAACGCCTTCATAACATCTTTTTTTACTTCACTATACTTTCTCGCTAAAAATATCTCTATAGTTATTTTATCATCAAACTCTTTATAATTTTTAAAATCTACAAAATCAAATTCTTCATATATGGCGTTTGCAATAATACAAGAATCATTAATTTGGGTTAAACCCTCACTTGATACAACCATATTTTGCATCTTATTTACTTCTGAACTAACTAATAATTTCATCTTACTTACAAATGAAAAAGACATACTTGTTTCATCTTGAATAATTTTATTTCTCATATTAGAAAAATCTTTAAGAAGTGAAGATATTTTCTTTAAAGTATTTTTTCCTTCGTAATAATTAAAATAAAGGGGAATAGTATTTTTGTATTTTAAAAATTCTGAATCCATAGTTCCAACCTTATTTTCTTCAAATATTGAAGACAAAGCGTGATACGGCATAGGGGAATCATTTGGTATTTCTGATACTTCAACTTTATCTCTTATCTCAATTAATTTTTTAGTTATATCATTTATTATCTCTTGAAGATCTACGATTGATAGAGCATCAAATGTCATTGTCTTTGTGCTATATAAATTATCCGCTAATTCATTAATATAATTATTTTTATGAATAGTTGTTATGTTATCCATGATAAAATAAATTTTAGTTCTAAGTAGAGATATCTGTGCTAACATTTGAGCATTATAATTTTTAACTATTAAATCTAATTTATTTATTCTTTCTCGATTTAATAAATTTATAAAAGTTAGGGCATAAATTATGCATCTGTTTAAATAATCGCTATTAGGATATTTTTTTATGTAATCTAAATTTATCACTATTTTATCCTTTCTTTTAATTTATTCATTATTTTTTTTGCATCATAATAAGTCATACCATTACTTGTCGCAGCCTGACTTAAATTTTTAGCTGGACGATTTTTAAATTCTCCCAAACCTAGTACATGATATATTAATTTTCTTTCTGGCCTTGTAAAGTTAATCATTTCTTTTTTTATTCTTTCTTCTTCTTCCATTTTAGCTAACATACTTTCAGGGCTTACTCTGTTTATATTTAAAGTGTCCATTAGTGTAATGGCATCTCCTACACCATCTATATTTCCAATAACAGCATCTCCACTATACTCTAATCTCTCATAATCTTTTATTTGTTGCACTTGTTTACTTGTTATTTTTTTATTCATATCATTTTTTATAAAACTAACTATCTCATTTACTTTAGGCTCTCTACCATACTCTCTTGTTAGAAAATTAGTAGCAACTGAAACATTTCCCGCTTGTCTTGTTAACTCTGTAGATTTTCTAACTCCAAAATCCATGTATTCATTTTTTCTTTTTTGAAGCTCTAATGGTAGAGTATTTTTTATAAAAGTTATAGGTTTATTTTCTTTACTTAAATCAAAGTTTTTCTTTATTATCTTTTTAAACTCAGCAATTCCATGACCCATTGCAGCATCTTGGTCCATTACACTGCCAAGCTGAGCTCTTTTAACCTCTTGACTGATGACACCTCTATACTCTCTTATGAGTTGCTTCATTGCAAACTTATCATCTCTTTCTTGTATTGCTTTTATAAGCTCCCTCTCTTTTTTTACTTGAGGGTCCATACTATCAAACTTTGCAAAGGCTATCTTGTCTATCTTCTCTATGAGCTCATTAATATTCAAAGATATCACTCCCACCAATTATATTTATCTATAAGTTTATCAATTTCATTTATCTTAATTAAAATATCTTTTTTAATTTTATCATTTTTATTGTCTAAAGCTAACTTCTGAAACATTACAAATAAATTATAGGCCTCATTATTAATTTCAGTGACTTCTTCGTTATTAATTGATATAGAAATATTTACAATATAAAGCGCTGCATCCTCTGAAACTTTTTTTAATTTTTTAAAATCTTTATCCTTAATACATTCTTCACATTTTAAAACATAATTAACCATTACTTTTATTCTTTCATTATTACGCACTTCATTTTCCTTTTCAATCTGCCTTATAGCTTTTACTCTTTCAGTGCCTATAATATCAGTATCAAAGTAAAATTTATTAATAACAAAAAGCAATGAACCAACCAGTAAAACAATTACAATTATATCCTTCATAATTAACCCCTATAACTAACATTATATCCACCAGTATCTACTTCTATATTTAAAGTTTTAAAATTTAAAGAGCAATTTCCATCTACATCTATTGAGGCGGATGCTTTTATAGTATCTGTCTCAATATCTTTTATTTGAAGTCTTAATGCTATATCTTTATCCTGAGAAGATTTTACAAAATCATCAGAAGATAAATTAGAAATATCATTGATATTTTCAATATTTTTATTTATAGCATTACCTTTCTCTATTATTATTTTAACACCTTTTTTTGTAATATTAAAATCAGCTTTTATATCTGACAAAACTTCACTTATTGCATTTGATAATTCTTCGTCAGTAAGTTCTAAATTATTTATCTTATTTCTGAATTCTAAAATTTTATTATCAAAATAATCATTGATTTTATTCGACAATTCTTTTGCCTTATTTAATATATCTAACCTAATTTCTTCATTTATTGTAAGATTACTTCCATCTATAGATATAATTTCCGATATATCATATGCTCTCGGAATATTAATTTTGCTATAGTACTCTGAATGGCTCAAAACTTTGATTTCAGACTCTTTTAAGTTCTTTATTGATTTTATATTGTCACCTATCTTAAAGCCGTTTATAACCCTAGAATTGACTGTCAATTTTTCATCTCCTGTAGAGTAAAAACCATTAACTCCATCTTTTCTCAAAAATATACAATTATTAGATGAGGATGATAATATATTGTTACCTAATGAGTCTTGTCTTAAATATGAGAAGCCAGAAGACTGAATTGAATTTTCTCCTTCGACTAATTTTTCACTTATAATAAAAGAATTTTCATCTAGTGGAGGCATCGCTAAAGATCCTACTAAATATGTTTTACCTTTTGATGTTAAAAGTAATAAACATTTTGAACCTACTCTTGGCATAAAACAAGTTCCATAATTGATTCCTTTTGCAGGAAAGCATATAGATACATTGTCATATCTTGTCGCTGATTCTGTAACGAATACACTCACTGTTAATGTCAAAGGATTCACACTTATTATTCGACACTCTAAAATGGAGGGAGGTGAATCTCCATGTACTCTGTTCATACTATTATTTATAAGTAAATTAGTTTGATTCAATTTTTATTCCCCCTTCATATAATGCTCAGATATATAAATATCTAAATTTTTCATAGTTTCTTTAATTCTATTACCTCTCCTCTTTATTGTGTCAGGAGAATTATTATATAACTTATTTAAAGATTCTTGCACTTCATTTAAAGTATAATCTTTTGTAAATAAATTTTTTGTAGACTTTTGCTCTCCCCCACGAACAAAATCAAATCCCGGATAATTTGTCGGAAACTCATCTTGAGAAGAAGGGTCAACTAAACCAGGCACAAAACTACTTCCTAATATATTAACATCTCTTCTTGCAATATAATTAAAATATTTAGTTATTTTATTTCTAAGGTCTGCTGTCCAGTGAGGCTTTATTCCACCTCCGCCAGATAAATAACCACTATTTGTTGATTCAGGATTAATTAAACCGCTATATACTTGAAGTAATATTTTTCTATTTGGTATTTTAGAATCAAACCCTATTACATTTTTAGAACGTATTGCAGGGAGTAAAAAATTATCTGCTGCTATTTTTGCGTTATGAGTTGGATTTTTAAGTTGTGACTCTGTTCCATATTGACTCCCATGTACTCTTATATTAATTTGGAATAACCCTACAGAGTGCTCAGGGTTACTGGTTGAGCCATAAAATACAAGGTTATGATTTCCATTAGACTCACACATCATAATAGGCCACCATATCCATATAGGTATTTTTCTGGCACCAAAAACGTTGCTTACACTAGCTAACTTATCTTGTGTCATTAATGTGCTCATATCTCTGGTGTCATAATATGCCATTTTTATTCCTCCCTAATGTAATGCTCAGATATAAATAATTCAGATTTTTTTACTATATCTTTTATTTTATTTGACCTATTTTTTATTACTTGTGGAGAATTATCATATAGTTCATTTAGTAAGCCTTGTACTTCATTTAAAGTATAGTCTTTTGAAAGTAAAAGTCTTGTTGATTTTTGGTCTCCACCTGGGTCAAAATCAAAATTAGCTGTATCTTCATATTCTATATCAGGTATTTCTATATTTGAAGATATGTCACTACTTATTTTATTTCTTCCATTTGACTCTTCAATATGCCAATCTTCCCACGACATAGGTTTTATAAGTCCATATTTTGCTAATATTTTATTTGCATTTTCCCAATTTTTTTTATTATTTTTTTCTGGTCCAGCTAACTCTTTTATCCACATACTACTTATGTCAACCGCACCACCAAAACGATGCCTTGATCCTTCTGGAGAGCCAACCATCCGTTGCCCATTATTTCCGCCAGCATCATCGTATAGCTTTTTTTGATATGAATAACTTCTATAGCCACTAAAAATATTAATCTTTCCATCGCCTTTATATATAGAATTAGAATGTTTTCTTCCCGCATAATCTCTTGCTAGGTTAGATAATTTACGAAGTAGAGAAGAGTCAACATTTTCTAAGTCAACAAATGCACCAGCTGGATCTACATATATTGTATTTTTATATAAATCTGGGCGAAAAAATATACCTCCCTTCGCCCTTATCATAACTACATTTTTACCTGCCATTTTTACATTCCTCTCTTAACGCCCCTTCATATGGCTACCGTTATTAACTAAAATAGTCCTAGAGGAAGAAAAAATTCTTCTTCTTTCTCTTCGGCCGCTGATGGGTTTAATTCTGTTACAAATTTATCATATATAGACTTGGCAATTACATGAGTCAGCATACCTTTATATGTTATGTCTGTACGATTTATTATATTTAAAAATTTAATTATAGAATCCTGCGTCGCCTCACAATACACGCCTATTTCTTTTACATCTTTTTGTTTTAAAGCGCCAAGTTCAATTAGGCGATATTGTGCATACATTATCTCATCATCTTTATCACCTAATCCAAATATTTGAGAAAATCTAGATGGAGGAGGCGCATTATAAATATCCATAACCCCTTTAACATTTTCTTCTGGAACTGTTTTTGCAACTTCATTTGCAACACTATTTACAACTCCTGCCCCAGAATTCTTTTTATCGTAATTATTACTCCCATAAAAATAATGAAAATATGGACTACTATTAGTCTTTATTATAGAGGGATCATCTGACTTATAAAATTCTAAACATTTTTTTCTTATACTTTCAAATTCTTCTGCATTTTTTATTACTTCTCCAAAATCTTCTGATGTTTGATGTAAGACATTTACAAACATATTATCATCTACGTTTTGACTTGATGTAGAGTTGAAATTAATTCTATCTCTGCCCATTGATAAATCTAAAGTTGTATATACTCCGCCTTGAGGACTCCCTGAGTGAGACACGCTATTAACATAATATATCTTATCTGAACTTACAGGGTCTAGCCAAACATTGAATCCGGGTCTTATCCATGGCATTGCTACAGTTGTAACTGGTGCAGTTTCTACCCCTGAATTTAAAAATCCATATAAAAATTTTGCATATTTTTTAAGAATGTTAGTTGCACTATTTCTGTCAAAGGCAGCAGAGTTAGAGAATTTTATTAGTGGCTGTTGAGTACTGTAAACTGATAAGCCATATTTTCTTTCTTCTTCACTTGGCCTTAAAAGTGTATCATTATCAATATTATAGTAGTCAGACCACTTTTCTTGACCTGGTGTCTTTGAACCTACTAGTGCTCCAGATGGAACTAGCATTGATTTTTGATAATCAGTTAAATCCTCCTGATATTCTTCTGCTCCGCCAGTAACAACTACCCTTGTTACTTCATTTCCCCAGTCTGTATTTTCTGCTAAGCTTACTATGAGTAGAGGATCTATAACATGATCCTTTAAAACCTTCTGATTCCAGAAAGGGGGTTTTATTCTAATTAATCCGTCTCTATCTTGATAAAATTCAAGCATTAAGTTTAAGGCTATATCATTAATTGCTACATACATGGAATTAACACTTGTATCAGAAGCAGAAACAACAAAATCTACTATTTTTTGCTGAATCAATTCATCACTAATATCACCCATAATTCTAACTCTATCACTAGCGTTATCCCAGTATCCAGCAGTGTTGCCTTCACTATAAATAGCATTTCCGTTTATGGTTCTCTCTAGCATTGAGCCTATAAATTCTTTTATTGTTTTTCCCCTAAAAGCATTATCAGCTTCACTGCTAACGCCAGCTATTTTACCTATATTAACTCCTTGAGCTAACCACCTTAATCTGTTTCCACCTGTTAATGTGTCTTGAAACCCAATAGCCAGTGGTACTAACGTTTTATTTAACCATGTCATATAATCAGTAGCAGAAAAACTCATAGTGTATCCGTGAGCAGTTCTACTCCTTCTTTTACTTTTTATATTCCCATCAAATACCATTACATATTTACCGTTGAACATATTTTTAATGAATATTCTTACATTTGTCATATGTTCAATTCCATCCATAGAAGATAATAACTTTCCATCTTCAGACCTTGTTTCTATCTTATAAAAGTCAGGTAAATAAATCATATCTATGTTAGCAGTTCCTATCGAACCATCCTTAGCTATTCTTGTGCTGAATGCAGTTACAAACTGATCGACTCTTATATTATCAAAAAATATTAAATATCCAGCATTACCCTCTATCTTTTTTTCTTTTATATTAAAACTTCTAACATAATCATTAGATAGTTTATTTGATGTATTAATAGAAGTTGAACCTGTATCTTTTTTTGGTGGAGATGCATTGCTTGCAACGTTTAAAGCTTTTTTAAGTTCAGCTTTTGTTTGAGGTCCAACAATACCGTCTGTCGTTATACTTCTACTTTTCTGAAAATTAATAACTGCAGACCTAGTATTAGAGCCAAAAAAGCCATCGACTCCTTTTGTTGAAAAGTTTAATTTTGTCAAAATTGTTTGTAGCTCTTCTACATTTTTATTATATTTTTTACCATTTATAGTTTGACTAAGAAGACTTGGCCATGAATCTATATTGTACATAGTGCACCATCCTTATGTTGATAATGTATTATAAATTCTCTCAGGCATATTCTTTAGAACGGGAATAGCCATTTTTTGATAGTATGGTATTAATTCAGTATTAGAGGATACAGCGTATTTATCATTATAAGTAAACTTTTCATCTAATGCTACATATGATATTGAATACTGATACAAGAATTTTTGTATAGCTGCTTTATTAAATGATATATTTTGAATAAAGCCATAATAAGTTCTACCCTCAATTACTAATTCAGTTTTATACTGACTAACATACTCAAAATTATTATTTTTAACATCTTCACTATAAGTTTTATAATTTGTTAAAAATTTATGTCTTTCAAGTTCATGTTTCATATCAAGCATAAATCCTGTAAATGATATGTTTATTGGGTTTTTACCTGTTCTCATTAAAAACCATCCGGCATTTGTTTTGTTCATTTGTTGAGTATTAGATCTGCTCTCTTGAAAAGATGATGGTGAAATTAAAAATGGTATTATTTTTTGTCCACCTCTTAAGTCTGTAAATCTTAAAATGCAGTTATGATAACCAGGCATTTCCCATGCCTGGTCTTTCCACTTAGGAGCTGCCTTTCCTCCGTAAGAACTAAAGTAAACATTAACATCGTCATAATCTGTTCTTACATCTTTAGTCTGCAAATATCTTTCCTTCTCTATAAGTTCATAGTCTATTTTTCTCTCAATTGTTCTGGTTAAGTTTTGAATAAATAAAGATTGACTCTCACCTATTCTTTCTAAGACTCTTGGAAGGTCGGGAGTAAAAACAACAGTATTAGGCTCTATATTTAAAGGATCAGTTATATGTGGATTCATAAGTAACAATGTATCATATGTATCCTTTGGATTATCGCTTATTGTCATTGCAATTTCTTCTAATGCATTCCAGTCTATACGCTTAAATTCAATATTATCAAAATCTCTTCTCATTATAGCTTTTTCAACCATAACTTCACCAACTACAAATTTATGATACTTAGTTATGTTTTTAGCTGCACCAATAGGCTCGTAATTTATTGTTTTATATATATTAATAAATTTCATTTTTTCTACAACTTCATCTTTTACTTCTTCAAGGTTAGAAAAATTACCACCACCACTACCATTCATTTCTGCAAAAGATGATATGTTATCAACTTTTAAATTTTCTTGTTCTATTAAATATATACATAAATCAACTAAGGACTTTTTTTGAGAATCAGATAATGTGCTACCTTCTTTCCCTCCTAAGCATATAGCAATACTATTTCTTACCTCTCTTTTATTGGAGGGTAGTTCATTTTTTTGAAACAAAGGTCTGCACTCATAAATCAAACCATCATACTGCAGAGTAGGTTTACTTGACTCACCAGGGCCTTTTATTACATAATGATAAAATATACCTGATATAGCTGTTGTGTAAGAAGTTAATTGATTTTGATCTAATCTTTGGCCTCTCCACTTTTTATCTTCAGAGTGAGCAGTATTTAATAGACCAATATCTAAATATTCTTGGTTTTCATCACATATTATTATTTTTGTATCATTAAGATCCAAAAATTCCTTTTCTCTTAGTTGAGGCTTATACTTAAAAGCTTCTTTAACTTTTATTATTTTCAAAAAAAATCACCTCACTTAAATAATCTTTACATTTTTTTCATAAGTATCTAAAAATATATGAGTATCATCTGATATCATTAAAGTTAAAATATAGTCGCCTATGATACTTGGTGATGTAAATGAAACATCAAATATTTTAGCTTTACCAAAATCTTCACTTACATCTTCATTGCCAGGAACATTTATGTCATCAGTAATAATAAGTGGAAACTCTTCTTGTACTTGAATTATATCTGATACATCTTTAAATTGTATAATTAATTTAATGTTCTTATCATCTGTCCAGCTAAAAAAGGTACCTGCATTTGTAAATTCAATAGTTGCATTTACTTGTGAGTCACTTGCTATTTCAGTTAAAATGTCGTCTGATTTATGGCTTGCTCTTTTTAAGAAATTATTAACTGCATCAACATAATATTGATTATCTAATTTTGTTCTTGAAGATAAATCTCTTATAGTTGAAACATTGTCTTTTATCTTTTTCTCTATTATTTTTAATTTACTTACTTGCTCTTTAAAAAACTTAACATCATTTCCCGAATAGTTGTCTGTATTCTCAGCTATCTTATTATCTATATCTGATTTTATTAATTCAGATTCAGTCATCATATCCTTATTTCTTTTTAATAATATATGTATCTTCTCTAAATAATCCATGTTTCACCTCTTTGAATTTACTAAAGTCCTGGAACCCAATTCCATAATTTCGGAACGTTTCTGTCAAACCAACTAGTACCTTCATTATTAGGAGTAACACTGCTTGATGCAGTTCCAGCACTCTTACCTTCTATCTTTCCTAATCTTTCATCAAGGTCTTTTTGTAGATTTGACATTGAGTCTATAACTGATTTAACTGATGTTTGCAAGTCAGTCCATCCACCCTTTAAATCTCCAGCTTCAGATCCTGGAGCGTCAACTGTTGTCATAACATTTCTTACTACATCCATTAATATTTTTTTCTGTTCGTCACTTGAACTGTCGTGGTAAGACGCTTCAATTAAATCAGCCTTTAATGCTTCTCTTCTATGCTCATTACCTGGACCTAAGATTTTCTCAAAGAAGGCGTCTTGTTTTTGTGTCTTCTTTTCTATTGCCTCATTATCATCATCTTTGCCAACTACTAATTTTCCTAAATTTCCAGCAATCAGTTTCTCTTGGTCTGTTAATAATGTCTCAAGATTTGGACTGTTTTCAATACTTTCACTAGTACCCATCAATGCAAGCTTTGCAATATCTTTTTGACTACCTCCAAGGTATTTAAGCATGACTCCACCAACGCCCGATACAAGTTTTACTTGTTCTTCGTAATCCTTCATTACTTGAGGAAAAAGCTCAGCATCAGTATATATTTTAGATTTTGCAAGTCTTGTTGCAGAGTCTAAAGTTTTACCCATTAGAGCTAGGGAACCCCTGCCTTTCTCGCCTTCTTTTGTAAATGGACCCATACCCGTTTTTATATTTGGATTTTCTTTTTCAAAATTATCAATAAAATTCTTTAGGTTTTTAACGTCACCTTCATCTCCAGACATTGCTGCAAGTGTCAGGCTTTCAAACTCACGTTTTTGAGATGTATTTAAATATTTATCATCATTTATTTCGCTTATAATAGACACAAGCTCTCCTTGTGACTTTACCATTAATTTTTCTCTTTCTTCTTGAGCTTTTTCGGCCGCTTTCTTCATATCTTTAATTGACCCACTACCCTTTATTTTTTCATGGTTAGGGTCTTCTGTAAATTTATTAACAGTGTCAATATCAACTGGCTTATATCTATCCCCTTCTTCTGCTCCAACTAAAGTTAACTTACTTCCAATTCCAAAGAATCCGCCTCTTTTTTGTATTCTACTAGCCTCTAATCTATCTTTATCTGTGAAGTACTGCTCTGTAGGCATTGCCCCTGAATAATTAGGGTCACTTGATGTTCTTAAATAATTTAACTCTACTAAAAGATTACTCTTTTGATAAACATCCATTTTACCCCATTGAGTATTACCCTTATTATCTTTTTCACTATCATAATCCCTTAACATATTTTGAATTTCAACTTGTCTTTCTGCAAACTTTTGATTTGCAGATAATTTAGAGCTTACACCTTTATCCATATCTATGCCATATGCATAAGCCATATGCTCTCTCATTTTATTTAAATCCATTTCCTTGACCTTTGGATCATTTATTAAAGCATTAACATGATAAAGGTCAAAATGCTTCCTAATATTTTTAGCAGTATCGCCAGTTATATAATCGCTTCTAGTGGCAAAGCTATAGTTTGATTTATACTCTCCTCTTGCTGTCTCAAATGAACTTATCATTTCATTACTAATATCAGCACCCTGTCTCTTTAAATCTTGCATTCCTTCTTTAACACCTTTTATTATTTCCTTATAAACTTCTTTGCCTGTCTCTCTAGCTTCTATAGAAAAGCTTCTTCCTTGACCTAAATTGGCTGAGTCATACTTGGTGCCAGTTAACCAATCAGAAACCTTTGTAACTGCTCCTACAGCCATCTCTGTCACAGGAGTAAATCTATCCCCAACTGTATCCTTAAATTTTTCCCATGGGTCTCTTACAAATGTACGCCAAGCACCTTTCCTGTTAGCATTTATATCTGCTAATAAATCTTGCTGTCTGGTTAAGTTGGCAGCATCTCTTAGCAGTTTTCCATTGTCAGCTTCCTGATAATTTAAGAAGTTTCCAAATAATCTTCCGGCATCTGAATTATCACCAAATGCTAAACTTAATATTTGCTCATATGATAAATCTGCATTTCTTAAAGATGGATCTCCTAGTTGCCTTTTGGCAGCTTGCGATATAGTTGTTGCAATCTTTGATTGCTCTGCTGCGCTAAGTCCACCTAGAATTTTACCTGCTCGATTTACCCATTCATTTGATGCAGCTATATTTCCTTTATCTCTTAACTCATTTAATTTAGCAGTACCTTTGTTTGTTAATTGTTCTAATGTTGAACCGCTGGCTGCAAAACTTTTAAATGATTCAGGATTAAATACAAAGCTTTTTGTATCTTCACTCCAGTCAAAGAAATTAAGACCTGCGCCAATAACCTCGCCCCTGTTTAAGAATTGTTGCATGTAACTAATTGTCATAGAAGAAGCCTGATTAACTCCTCCAATATTAGAAATATAATTAAATAGCTCTCTTTGTCTTGGGTCTGAGCCTTGCATAATTTTAGATTTATCATACATTGAACTCACATATGCTATAGTATCTCCGGCTACTTGCATAGAATTTGTAGGAGATAATGTTGTGCCTTGTCTTAACTGCTCCCCAAGTGCAAATGAAGACTGCATAAATTCGTCAGCACTTCTTCCGGTGAAAGAGCCAAGCACTTTACTCCTGGATGCAAAATAATCAAAATTTTGACTAGAAATACCTGACTTATTCATTTCACTCATAAGACCAGCTACATCTTCAAATGTCTTATTTAATATTAATGCACTCTTTTTAACGTAATCTGTTAATTTAGACATCTTATTTTGAAATGTCTCTAAGTCTTTAACATCTTTTAATAATCCGCCCTCTGTAAACTTAGCCATTAGGGTAGTAGTCTCTTGGTCTGTGATTCCTTTTTCAGTATTCATGTGTCTTAAAAATCTTGCAGCTCCCCATCTTTGAGACTGGTCAAATCCTGCAATATCTCTTGTATTTGTAGATTCTCTTGGATTTATAAATCTATAAGATTCACGAAGTAAATACTGATTTATTGATGCATGCTGTTGGGCTTGATTCAAACCTATATTAAATAAGCCTCCAACAGCTGCGCCTCCAACGACACCACCAGCTATCCCACCAACAAGTCCAGGAACTAAGGCCGTACCTAAAATACTACCGGCTGCAGATGTTCCAAATTTAGCTCCTGATATTGCGGCATCACCAAGTCTAGATCCATAATCAGTTCTTATTTGATCCATTTGATGCTGATTAACTCTGTTTCTATCTACAAATACAGAATCTATAAAACCCGCTTGAGGCATATTTAATTGACTAATGGAGCCCCTAAATTGTTGCCTTGCCGCCTGAGTCGAAGGAGAAAATGGAAACATTGGAGGTGCATACTCTGGCGAATAATTTACATAATCGCTCATATATTGAGCATTAGGCTGATGCCCAACATTTACAGAATTGTTCTTTGAAGTATTGGAGGCAATCGTATGTATAGCGTTTAATTGTTGTGCTTGTAGTTGTACTAATTTTTCCATACTATCTCTTAAAGATTGCTCCATGTTCACTTTTAATCACCAGCCTTTTCATCGTCTTTTAATTCTGAAATACCTAAATTTCTTTTTATATTATCTCTTTTATATTTAGGTAAGAAGAACTTAGTTTTATAATGGTCACTAAGATCAAGGGTTATTGTATCGGGTGTAGTTGCTTTTATTTCCTCTATAAAATCTTCTATCTCTTTATCTACTTCAGTCTCTTTATCCTTATCTCTTTCTTTGATATACTCTAATCCAATCTTTGGATTAGCTAAAACTCCTACAACATCTAATCTATCCAGTATTCTATCTACTAGAACTTTATTATCTTCATATTCATTTTTCTTGTTATTCATTATTTCCTGATAATGAAAAAGCCATTGAGCATCTGTCATCTTTTGAAATCTTTCTTCTGTGATAACGCCGTTTTTCTCGTACAAGACTGTTGATACAACCTTGCCGAACGGCGTTCCTAAAAATTTTTTATATCATCCACAATCTTGCCTTCATTTATATATATATTATTTTGCCTCTGGACACAATCTATATAAAATTGATATGTTTTTTGTATTACAATAGCTGGCATTCTTAATATTTGCTTATATAAGCTCTCTCTTTTTTTACTGTTTTCATATTTATCAAGGTTATCTCTTTCTATTGGAATTCCATTTATAGAAATAATAGCTTGAGATAATATGCTAGCTGCTCTTATCTTTTCAATTACATCAATAGGTATGGTAGGATTTGCTGATAATAAAATCGCCTCTGAGATTAGAAGTTCTTCAGTATTTAAAACTTTTAACTTTACCTTAAACCCTTCAACTATATCTTTTTCATCTACCACAACTCCCTTTTTTAAAAAATCCTCAAAAAAAGTTTCAATATCAGAAGCAGATGAAAATGAATAATTTAATATCTTGTCCGTTGACTCATCTTTATTTTGCACATTAATGTTTTCATTTTGTTCCATAGGTGTTCACTCCTTTTTATTTTTTTATATATTTATAGTATAACATTTTTTACACACAAAAAAGAGAGGCACTATTTCTACCTCTCTTTTTATATTAAAATTATTCTGTTGTTAAGGAAACAATTTCTTCATACATTATATTAACATTTTCAGCTATCAATACTTGGCCTGCACTTATACTTTCGTTTCTTGATTGTATCCAGCAAGTACTAAATACTCTTGAATAACGAAGAGGATTCCCTTCTTCGCTACTATAAGCTGCAAACATTAAATTTATAGGTTTATCAATTTCTTTTAATGATGCTATTGCTGTTTTACCCTCATTTGAAGGGGTAACATTTGAGCCTGTTCCAGGTCCATAGTGTAAAAGATTTACTAGGTCTTTACCAAATACAAATAATCTTGCAAGTGATATTTGACCAGTCGCTCTTCCAGGTACTAGATATGGTCTATCTGAACCTAACTCAAATATCATTTCTATTTGTCTTTGCTCTCCCCAGTTATATCCCTGAATAACGCCTATTCTTTTAAAATCAGTTCTCTCTGCAGTTAAAGTTGGAGCAGCATAAATAATACACTTTGATGCACTTATAAAGCTACCTGGCTTTATATTGTCATCTATATGTCTTTTTTGATAATCCCAATTAGTTTCAAAATTTGTATCAGCCATTTTTAATTACACCCCTTTCTTTTATTCTAATATAAGAGTAATTTCAATGTAGTTACAAGGATATGGAGGAAGAACTGATAATGACACTATTATGGTGTCAGGATTATTTTCATCCTGCATTATTAAGTCTATTCTTCCATCTACTATTACTCCTCTTGATTTTAAAGTATCCATAGTAGAATCAAGAGTTCCTTTAACCATGCTTATAAGTTCAGGAGTAATATTATATCTTCCTATATATACTTCACATGCATTTCTTAAAAGTTTAGCGCAATAATCTTCAATAGCTAGTATTGAATTTTCTTTAAATTGTAATGTTGACATATCAGTTGATAGTTGATGTCTAATTGTTATAGGAGATGTAGAGTTTTCTTGTGTTAAAATCATAACTCCTTTTTCTGCTAATTGATTCATTTGAGTCCTTATCATTTTAACACCCTTTAATTCATTAAATCCATTTAAAGTCACTCTAGTTAATGACCTTTGTGGAGGATTAGCCCATTGTGCACCTGCAATTGCACAAGCTAAATAAGGAGCATCTAATTCTCTTAGAGTTCCATCGCCTAATAATCTAGTAGCTTTATCTGGATACATAACACTTACTCTTCTGTTATATATAAATTCAGATAAACCGCCAACCTTTGTCAATACATCACTGAAAACAGTACCTTCAGGATCTAGGTCAGTGTATGCTTTTCCGAGGATAGCACATCTTTCCATTCTCTCTTCAACAGAAGACATTTCAGTTATATGAGCTATTACAGCGTCTTGAATGTCTTTAGTGTTATCCATTATAACTACTCTCCACATGTCTTTTATAAATCTAGCATGTGTTTCAATTGCAGCTATATAATCAGCAACAGTAACTTCTCCATCATAATTAACTTGTAATACATAAACTGTAGGAGCTCCTTGCTCTAGAACTATTCTTGCTCCTAATGATACAGGTGATAGTGGGTATCCACTTTCGTTTTCTTGTACCTCAGGACCGAATAAAGATGTTACATCAGCTATAGTTCTACATAACTTTGGTTCAAATTGAGAATCCTCAACATTATAAACTAAAGTTACATAATAAGTTGAACCAGCTTCAGGTCCACCTGAATTCCAAGTTATTTCATTTGAGTCAGCAACAAAAGTATAATTACCTGTATCAGGGTCAGGATCTGCACCCTCTTCAAAAGGAATCCATTCACTGATAATTCCTCTTTTTGAGCTTCCTATATAAGCTATAGAAGCTACACTTGTAAAAGGAAATATATCTGTGTCGCCACTTTCCGCTCTAACTATTGCAACAGTCTCTCTTAACTTACTTGCACCTGTTCCAATAACAAGTGGTATCATTGATACTTCACCTGGAATTAAAGGACCAGTTCTAGCGGTATTTTGCACTTCTAGGTATACGCCCGGTTCTCTGTAAGCCATTTTTCAATCCCTCCAATTCTCTTAGTTACAAAACTGTTTTTAAAATCTTTATCATATTTAATAATTCTAAATCTCTAATCTTATTTCCTTCCCATTCTAAATTCCCTTGTACTGATAATGTTGTTTCAAATATATGTTCAGGATATTGTCTATGTGGGGATGTAGGATTTTTTGATACACTGCCAACTTTTATATATATTGAATCAAAAAGCTCCTTTGCTGTAAAGGTGAGATAGCTTAAAGCCCTATTAGCTAAATCTTTGCTTACAAAATACTCTGATAAGCAAACAAGGCCAAGCGAATATGGTATGATATTTAAATATCTTTTCCCTATCTGCCTTCCTTCATCATCAAATATATCCATATAATAATTACTGTAAAAACTTGTTTCACAATTAAAGTTATACGTTATATTTGTAACGACAAGATGAGGCGTTTTTAAAGTTGCGTCTTTTTCGGGAAACTCTGGTGTTATTATGAGTTTTGTTAATTTATCATCTTCATTATATACGAAAGTATCATCTTTTTCAAATATCGCTTTAAATGCTTTAACATATCTTGCTTCTATCTGTTGCTCTATATCTATTAAATTAAGAGATCCCATTTTAACACCTCCTACACAGTAACTTTGTAAACTATATTTGACTTTGGAAGTCTATGAATTTGTAGTGTTTGTCTTATAAGATAAAAATTTTTATGGCTCGGTTGACAATTAGCTACAATATATCTTGTATTGTCTTGTGAAACTAGAATATCATTAATTTGTATAAAGGGATAGTTTAATGTCCAAAGCTGTAGTGGGCTATCTATTTCTCCAACATCACTTACTGTAAAGTTTTCGCTGACATTAGAAGCATTAAAATAATTGACAAATATTTCATATGCACTATAATATCCGCCAACATATTTAGTTCCGTAACATATTTCGCAGCTAACGGGATTAGACCTTCTTCTTACATCGTCAAAACAAGTACATAATTGTCCTATCTTTTTCCTCTTTAATAACTTTAATTTTTCTGTTATTATATTTTTTAAATATATAGTGTGAATCTCTACAATTGCTTGAGCTTCAAGGTCAGGTTTTCTACCTTTATACTCACCGTAAATATCATGTAATATACTCTCGCTAGTCAATTTGTCTGTGACTTTAATTTTATAGTAATAATTAATAGACACATCATATAAATTAACTAGCATATCTCTATGACTAAAATCTTTAATATCAGAGACCAATAAAGTATAAGCACCAGTTTGGTGATTAGATTTATATATATCAAATATATAGTTATCTAAATTATCATGAGTATCATTTATACTAAACTCAACATATAAAGAATCAAGCCCTAATTTATCTGAAACTAATATATCTTTTATATAAATCATTATCTCCACATCCTGTAACTAAATTCTGATCCAATGCCTATAAACCCTGAGTTTTCACTTGATGCAATAATAGCAGATTTAAACTCCTTCTTATCTGACTCATATTGTTGAAGTAAGAAGGATACCCAACTTTGATACATGCCAGTTTTATTAAACATTGCTATACTAAGGCCTGAATCATTATAGTCTATTTGATTTCTAAGCTGCAAGATTCCCTCTCTTATAAGTGCGAAAATCATAGCCCCATCTATTATAAGACCATCATCTATTATGGAGTTTTGAAAATTAAATAGTGTATATTTTGTTCTTGGATATCCTTTATTTATATCTGCAATTGCTGACTTTAAGAGAGCTACTATAGTATTGTCGGAATAGTGCAGTACTTTTCCGGATAAAATATTTTTTTGAGGATCATCATCCGCCATGTGAAGTCTAAAATCATCTACTAAGCCTTGAAGTGTAGATAGCTGTTCCTGCGTATAATTTCCAGTAATAGTATAAGTCTTTTTTAAAACTATAGGCATATTATACCACCATCCTTTCAAAGCCAACGGATATGTATCCATTCTTCTCAAACATAAAGTAGTAGTTCCCAGGCTTCAACATTAAATTCCATGCACCAACATCATTCGTAATTGTCTTAGCTATAACCTCTTTTGTTGTAGGATTAAAAATAGTTATTTGAGTATTAGGGATTGGAGACCCTTGCTCATCTAACACTTTAGAATCTGAACCGTCTAAACTTTTTAATGTATTACTTCCAACAAAGAGAGGCGGTATATTATCTGCAGTATCAGTTGCATTTAATATGAAAAATATTTCATCTATTTCACTAAATACTGTTATAGAATATTCGCTAATTTCGTCTGGGGTAAAATTATAAAGATAAAAATCTTCAACTGAATTCATATCAATTAAAAATATATCATTTACCCATTCTGTGCCGTTCCAAAAAGTATTGTCTTTTAATTTTATTATTTTAGCCTTAGCACTATCTCCATCCCCTATAAACTTTATAGGATAAGACGTATTTACTAACCAATCATATTTTACTATATCATCATTATACGCAGTTAGAGATATAATTTTACTACAATTATATTCATCTGATCTTGATAATATAGTAAATACTCCTATTTTGTCAGGAGTAAAATTATAAGAATATACACCATTTCCAATATGATTCATTATTATATGAAACTCATTATCCACCCATGACATTCCATTCCAATATTTAAAATCTTGTGAGTTCTTAATAATTGTAATAGGTGTATCATCTAATATTCTATTATTATTAATATCAGTAACGAGTAATGATACTACATATGTCTGACCTAATTTTAAGAACATATTTTCACCCCTTATTCTGGAGCTTCTTTATTTATAACTTCTTCTATTTTCTTTTCCATTATTTCCTCTATTTTTTCTTCTGTTAATTTAATTTCTACTAGTTCTTCCTTAATTTCTACTGGCTCTTCTTTGATTTCTACTGGCTCTTCTTTGATTTCTACTGGCTCTTCTTTAGATTTTTTAGATTGTTTTTTATTTTTATTTAATCTTTCTGCAGCTGCTTTTTTTCTTTCTTCAATCTTTAATCTGTTATCTTCCTTCTCTTTTTCTTTCTCTGTTCTAGCTTTTATTTTTTCTTTTTCTTCTGTCGAAATTGATATTCCGTCAAAATCTCTTCTTCTACTTTTAAAGAAGTCATTATAGTTATGACTCTCTATTTTAAACCATCCATTTTGTTCTGCTGTTTTTAACTTCTCAAAAGTTTCTTCACTAACTTCTGCATTAGTTAAATTATTGCTTCTAAAAACCTTTCCACCAATTAACATCTCACTATTTGTTTCGCTTATTAATTTTCCTGTTATTTTTATTGTATGTAGCATAAGTTACCCTCCTAAATTAATTGTTTGTACCAGCTAATTGACTGCGCAATACTTCTGCTTCTAATTCATTTAATTTATTTTTATTTTGCAAGTATTGTGCTCCGAGTCTTATCCCTTGAACACCTGTACCTATGGCAGCTCCAATTAATGCAGGCTTTATAGCTCCTAATGCAGCTCCAGTTAATATTCCGCCTAATCCTCCAGCTATCGCTCCACCAGCCCCACCTGTTAGAGCGCCACCTAGAGCAGCTCCCCCAAGCCCACCTGCTAACCCTCCAAATGTTCCGCCTATACCTCCACCTATTCCTGCGCCAACTAAAGCACCTTTGCCTAAACTAATTTTATTCTCTTCAGCTATTTTATAGATAACCTCTTTATACATTGCCACTTTATCCATTACTCTTCCTCCTTAATTTATATTATAAAAGGGTAGGTATGATACCCACCCTTTTATTATAACAATTAAAATTACATTTCTTCAAGTGAGCCGTAACCTTTAATCTTTCCTTCTTCTTTAGCCATTGCGCCCTTAGTATCATCACTAAGAAGAATCTTGTCATCTCCAGGAGTGAAGTCTAAGATTAATTTAGCAACAGCTTTTTGTGATGCAAGATAAAGTCCTAAGAACTCAAACATGAATAATCCTTGCTCAAGTTTATTAGTAACTTCTGTTAATCTTACAGTTAAATCTTTAAGTATAGGCATTCTTCCTACGAAATCTGGCTCTGAGAATGCATATATAGTATTCTTTCCAACAATTCTTGAAGTGATTAATTTAACACTTCCCCAAATTGAATATTTAACGCCTGACTCTAACATTTCTCTTTGAGTCAATTGGTCTATTTCATTTTGAGCCCAAACTAGAATATCATCTAATCTGTCTTGTTTCATAACAAAAGCAGCTAGAGGAACATCATGTTGAGACATACATTTTTTTAAGCTAACTAAATGAGTTTTGTAAAGTAGAGTATCAGCGCTTGTAACTATTTGTGTGTCATGCTCAGGATTTACAGCGTCTCCGCTTCCCATAAGCAATCTATCAACTAAATCTAAGATTTTTCCATCTTCGATTTTAGCAACCGCTTGACCTGACAATTCTCTAACTCTTTCTAGATAGTTAAATTTTTGAACTAACATTCTTTTTAAATGAAGAGTAGTATCATCACTTGTAATAGTCATGATTCCTACATTAACTCCATCGCCCTCGATTTGATATCTTGGCACTTGACCATCATCAGCATAAAAAGCTGCATGAGAATCGAAATCTTTTGGATAATAGAAGTAAGGTTCACCATTTATAAGATGAAGCTCTTCTGAAGTTACGTTGTGAGCTAATAATACTTGTCTTCCAAATGATTCATAGTCTCTTGTTTCCCTTATAAATGGAGGGAGCTTTTCAAGAGCTAATTTTTCTAATCCACCTGGGGACTCTAACAATTTTCCTAAGTTATAATCAGCATTTTGAGTTTCACTTGCAGTTTTAATTTTCATAATTCCAGCCATTTTAGTTTGTCCTCCCTTCCATTATATTACAGCTTTTATTCTAAGTTCGCCATTAACTGGAGCGCCCAAAGAATAAGCAGCTATTAACCAAGGTGTAGCGTTTGCTGGATCGTATGGAGTTAATACTCCATCAGCATTAACACAAAGCGGAGTCATAGCTCCATATGTTTCTGCAGTATCAAAATTACTTACTGTAACTTCGAAAACACCGAAATAATAAGTAACTTTTTTAACTGACTTTCCTGAAATCTGATCTCTTCCAGCTCTTTTTGAGCTTATGCAAAGAAACGATTTCTTTGTTCCATCTGAAATAACAACTTTACCTGAATCATTAATTGTTACCCATTGTCCTTCTTCAAGTTCTGTTACAGAATCATCAAGTGGTCTAACTGCAACTCTGTAAGCATACTCGTCTAACCTATTCTCAAATCTTATCATGCTTAAACCTCCCTACTATGATTTTTAATTTAAAAAAATTTATTAATCTGATAATGACTCTTCAAGAGTGATTCTACGATCACCTAAATCCATATTAATTTGTTTGTCAAGAAAAGTCAAATTATCAAGTCCTTCCTTGGTAAATGCGTCAGAATTGATGTTCTCAATTGTTGTTTTTAACATTTCATATCCAGACTCATCAAGTTGCATAACTTTCTCTATCTGGCTTTCAATGTCTGCTTTTTTTATTAAGCACTTTTCATTCATTAAATGAGCAAGTTTTGTTGCACTGTCTAGTTTTTCTTTGTTATGTATTGTGGAATTTAGTTCGGCGTTTTTAGATATTAACTCCTCATTTTCTTGTGCCAGTTTTCTATTTTCTTTAGCTGCGATTTTTAACATTTTGCTTGCGTTTAAAACGACTAGTGATATTTTTTGTATATCTATATTTTTTTGTGATTCACTTTTAATTCTACCATATTTATCGTCGCAAAGAACAGATGATATTTTCTCAATTAATTCTTTTTTTCTTTCTGATTGATTTTTTTGCATTGCATCACCCTCTTTGCTCTCTTTTTTATCTCCATACAATTTAGATGTTATTGCTAGAGCTCCGACTGTTGGTAGTACCGCCTTCTTTACTTTACCTAAAGGTGCAGTTGCTAATGGTAAATCTATTTCGCTAAATGTATCAGGGACTCCAGCTTTTGATTCCCCTGTTGGAACTTGATATTTATTAATAAATGATTTACCGCCCTCACTTCTTGCTCTTGATACATTATCTCTCACACTTTTTTTTACAGAATCCAATCTAGATTTAGCTTTAGTTATATCTTCGAGGGTCTTAGCTTTAGTTAAAGCTAATCTTGCTCCCTCTAAATCTTTTCTCCCAGAAGATACGGCTTTTTTAACGCTTCTTCTTCTGAAAAAATTATGTGCGGCTCTACCTCCTCTTATATCCCAATCAGTTAGTTTTTCTTGAGCTTTTGAAAACTGATTTCCAATAGCTTCACTAACTTTTTTGGGTACAAGCTTTGAGCCAATTCCACTAAAGAAAGAACCTGAGCCTTTTCCTATTAAATGATCTCTAGCTATATCTTTAGCAGAAGATGTTGTACCTCTAAGATTTTGTTTCCCTATTATGTTGACAAAATCTTGAAAATTCTTAGCTTTTATACCTGCGAATTTATGGAGTCTGTGAGACACAAAAGCTCACCTCCTACTATTCTTGCAATAAGCTATATATATTATAAATAATATCATCTGCTACTTGCATAGAATTTTTTTCTGCAATATAAGCTAGTTTCTCACTTTTATCAACTATTGTTTCAATTGCCACTTTATCTTCTATCTTTTGTGAAACATAGTCAGCAAGATCCATTCCTTCTTTTTCTAACTCTTGAGCAGCTAAATCATATGCATACTTAACAACTTCTTCGTCATATTCTGCTGCAGTTTTATTTTCTTCTTCTTCAGTCTCTTCTTCAGCTTCTTCAGTTCCTTCTTGAGTAGCTTCAGCCACTATTTTTTTAGCTATCTCTTGAGCTTTTTGAACAAGTTCTTCTTTATCTTGATTCTCTTCCGCTCTTTTTTCTACACCTTTAGCTAAAGCTGATTTTAGGAGTTTTTGTTCTGCTTCTGCTTCGCCTTCATCAATAACTTCATCTTCACTTTGAACTTCACTGTGATCTCTTTCTTCACTAGTATCAATTCTTTCGTCTTCACTCATTAACTCTTCTTCCATTGTTTTTCTTTTTGAGTGATTAACTTTGTCTTCTTTAGGTTGTTCAACAGTTCTGTTTTCTAATGAAGGTTCTTCAGCTACTTTTTCCATAAACATATTATCAATTTCTTCAGCTAAAGCCTCTAGTTGATCTGGTGAAAAATTTTCTTCAAGTATTTGTTTTGCTTCATTTTTATCAATACTTGAAGCTGTCTTGTTAATATTATTTTGATAAAAATCTTGGCTTATTAACTCTTCGTAAAAAGCCTCACTTCTTTTATTATCAGACATTTTCTTGTAATCGCTACAACCTTTGATATTTTAACAAAAATATCATATAGCGATTCTCTCCTTTCTTTTTTATTTTCAGCGATACTAAAAGCACTTGTTTATTTTAATTTTATATACAAAAAACCTAAAAATCAAGTAATCATTATCATTTAAAAAATATCATGATTGTATTGTTTGATTTTTAATACTGTTTTTAGGTTTTTTTGTCAACTTATGTCCTATATATGCAAATATAGATGCGTCTACTAAATTTGATGGAAGAGCTGATAAGGCTGATTTTTTAGGATTGGTAAATAGTGAGTATGTGCCAACATCCTTTATTACCGAACCTATTGCTCCTGCAACTTTTTCTACAGTATAATTAAAATCTGTTTTTATAGCTTCTTTACATATATTTAAAAAATTATCTATATCATATTCGGATAATTTATTTATGGATAATATTTCATCTGCAACATCTTGTCTTTTTAATTCATTTAAGACACATGCATATTTTATTGCACTAATTTGTTTGTCAGTGTATTTTTCTTTTAAAGTTTTATCTATAGATGCATTTTTAAATATATTATTATTTTCATCATCTGCTTTTTTATAATATTTAGATGATATATCTTGTAATTTTTTAGATACATCAAGTCCTTTACCTTTAAATGTTTTTACTATTTTTGGAGCAAATGCTTGAAGCACATATGCGTTAGCAGGATTTTCTGCCATGTATCTGTTAAACCCGCTTAAGTTTTCTCTATTTTTAAGTCTTGACCTTTGAATTGCAGAGTAACCAAATACAGCGGGTAGTCCATAGGCTAAGGCTTTTCTTGTAGTATATCCTTTACCTAGTAAAGCTGTTTTTTCTATAAACTCATTTGTTAAATTATCTATTGTGTCTCCCTCTATGTGTGATGCAAACTTTTCAAGCCCATATGTAAAGTTATCAGATGCTAAATGTTGAACTCTTTGCCCTTGGTAGTTGGCATATAATAGTGACGGTATAATATATTTTAAGAAGTCACCTATACCATCAGTATCATTTCTCATTAACATTGCTGGCAAGAAATGAGGTGCATTATTAGTTAAAGGTTTGCTTGGCAAATTGGATATTCTATCAACAAAAAATCTTGGATGCATACTTCTTTGAGGCATCTCATCTTTTACAAAATCCATCATATCATTATATGCTAAATCTTCATTTAGCATAGGCAATCTTCTTTTTATTGTCACTATTATTGCTTTAACTTTTCCTAATGGATGTTTGCTTCCTCTTACTAAATCTTGTATATTATCTGTAATCGGAAGTATTTTTTCATTTAACGTATCAAACATTGAAGGGAAATTTATTAATTTACTTATGTCGTTTCTTGCAACATTCTCATCTGCTATTTCAACACAATTTCCTGGAATATCAATATCTTTAAATTGTTCTCTAAAGTCAGATGGACTTGACCCTATTAAAGAATTAAATATATCATTAAACTCTAATGGTGTAAGCTCTATTCCTGCAAAGTCTAATACTTTTAAAAATTGGTCGAAAGCATCTCTTAGTGGAAGCTCTTTTTTAATGGCAACTCTTTTTATATTTTCTGCAATCTCGACACATTTTTCTTTATTCCAATATTCATCATAAAATAATTTTAAAGAACTTCTTAGATTTTCTATATTTTTATATCTATCACTTAACACTTCACCTTCTGCTGAGTTTGTAATTTTCCCAACTATTTCTTTTTTTATGTCAGCTATTTTTTGAAGATATTCTTTTTTATTGGATGCTATCTTCTCAGGGAAAATTTCAAGACTATTAAGTATAAGATTATCAACTTTATCATTCGCGCATTTTTCAATGCCTATATCCTCGTTAAGAAAGTTTTCTTTTATGCTAGCAACCTTTTTAATATTAGCATCAAAGCAACTCTTATCAAGTTTTAAATCTAGAACTTTAGCTGATTTTTCAGCTCCATTTAAAACTGCAGATATATCATGAAATTTTGGCTCAATATTTATTTCAAAAATTTTAGTACCATCATCTAATACTTGATTCTTCATATTTCTAATATGGTTACAATACTCACTTCTTACTTTGGCTTTATTTCCACAATAAGAGCATACACTATGTTTTATTCTACATCCCATAGAAACATCAGTCATAAAACCTTTTTCAAATCCTCTAACAATAGTAGGGGCTAACTTTCTATCTACCCTTATTAGAAGTTTAACACATTTCATTTTATCATCCCATTGAGAATCCAAAACATCCCCAATAGCCTTTGATACATCTTTATTTTCGTGGTTTTTAAAAAAGTGAGCTGTTAAAAATGTCTTGTAATTTTTCTTTAATTCATCTTCCGGAAAATAATCTGCATTTTTATTCGATCCGTAAAACTCTCCCGCACTTACAGCTTTTACTACCATATAAAAGAAATCAGAGTCGTATTTAATTCCATCTGGCAATTTAATTGCTGCGGTTTTTATTAAATTATCATCTAATATTTCAAAATTATCTTCATTTAAACTAAAAGTAGTTGTTTTGTAAAACAAAAATCTCAGCTCCCTTCTTATCTTCTAAAGATATTATACTACATTGAAACTTGTATTTAAAACAACTTAAATTTTTAGTTTAAAAATATATATATTATTTCATTTTTTATATACAATTTACCGATAGAATTTCCAGTGTAAAAACATTACATTATTAGATTAGAATTACTGTAAATATAAACATATATAACCCCCTTCTCGGACAAGCTAACTTTTTTTTAGTTAGCTTGTCCGAGTTGTAAAAGTCTGGGAAAATATGCATACTTGTGTTTATAAAAGTCTGAAAACCATTGATATAACTGTATTGTAAGAAAATTTTTTTCAATATAATTACATAACTAGGTGGACACTTCCATGCTCGAAGTGTCCACAAGTGTCCAAATACATTTTTTTCCACCACCCTCAAAGTGGCTCTAGGACTACTCCCATTTTTTGAAGTGTCTGCCAGTCAATTAAGTGTCCAGACGAAATCGTTGTGCGAGTTGAGTTTTAATAATTTTGGACACTTTTGACCCTAAAAAATATAAAGGGGGGTATAAAAAAATTTTTTTGTTTTTTTAAAAAAAAATTATAAAAATAAAAAAAAAAAAAAATTTTTTAGGGGGGGTTTATTTCGTATAAAAAGTGTCCAAGGTTTCTCTTATTATAATAATAATAATAATATAATATATATATATATATATATAGAACGTAATTGTCCGTAAGGCTTTCAGTTTTTACCTGTTTTTACCTTTTCCCAAATATTTGAAAAACTAGGTGGACACTGGGTGGACACTGGAGGACACTTCAAAATTCCCCAAAAAATGGGCACTAGAGCCAAGCGGGTTTGAGGGTGCTGGAAAATATTAGGTGTGGACACTTCATGGACAGACGTGGACACTTTTATTTTTTCAACTGGAAATTATGCTTACAAAACTATATATATAATTTGAGTTTTTCTATATATGTTATTTTAAAAAAATATGTTATGATAGTATAAGATATAAAAGCAAATGATTTTTGCTTTTTAAATTATTTTTTTAAAGGGGGTAATTTTTTTGAATATCAATATTCCTGATGATCACAACCCAAAATACAATATTTCTAAAGAGGACCTAGAAAAGGCAAATGAGCTAATTAGAAATATGAGTTTAGAAAAGGGTGATGATTTAGTAATTAAAGATAATATGTTAATTAAAAAAACAAAGAACTATGATGCAATATGGAAAGCTTTTTTAGATCAGGAAGAAGAGGAATTCAAGAAAAAAATGAAGTATGGGAAAGAGGATATTGAGAGGATAGGAGTAAATGAATTTATTGATTTTTTAGATTGGAGGGATGAAAACGACATAAGTAAATGGAGAACTGATACTTTACATGTAATACCTTGTCTTAACTGTCAAGATGCCTTTGCTATATTTGAACATCTTGCTTTGTGTAAAAAATGTGAAGGCTTATACGATTTAAGTAAATATTGGGAAGATGCAAGACAAGGAGAAATAAAAAAAGAAGGCGCATCATATGCTCAACTCCTTAACTTTACATTTAATAAAAGTGTAAGAAGTAAATATCTAAAAGGAGAAAAGGGATGCGAAAATTAGAGAGAACTATTAAAGCTATAGGATTTTATATAGCTTCAACAAATTCAACAATAAGAGATGCAGCTCAAAAATTTGGCATATCAAAAAGTACAGTTCATACTTATATGAAGAATAAACTTTTAGAAATAGATTATGGTTTATTTCTAAAAGTAAAAAGAGTTTTACAGCAAAATAAAGAGGACGCCCCAAGGAGAGGTGGCATAGCTTTAAAGGGGAGGCCATCAAATCATAAAAAAGTGAGGAATTTAGTAGTTTAGGAGTGGTAGTTATGAAGGTGATTTATGGATTAAAAATGATTGACTTGGAGGATATTATGAGTAACTTCAATGTCGGAAGACCATCTGGTATATGTAATTATTTAAAAAATGATATAGAAGAAAATCCAGATATAATAAATGAATTTGATAACAAACTCATAATAGATACAAGCTTAGGTGGAGAAAATACAATCCACAATATTTTAAAACCATACAAATTAATATTTATCCCTTTAGATATTGTAGAAGAAAAAATAATAAGTAGTGGAATAATAAACTACTTAAAAGGTACAATGGGTAGTTTCTTAAACTTAAGAAGGATTTCTAAAATAGAAAAAACCATAGAGGATTATAATGATAGATATTTATCGGTTTGTGAAAAATATAAAAATACGGATAAAATCTTGAATTCTACGTGTTGTATGTTAATATTTGAAGGAGATGATTTTTTAGATGTAAGAACCGTCACACCTTCTATATTGTTAAAAGAAGTTATATTCAAAAAAGAAGCATATGTTTGTTCTATATGTAAGAAAAATATAATTGTTGATAATACTTCAATGGAAGATTTTATACCTGATATGAACTATGAAACAAATGAGAAAAAAGAAATATTTTATTTTTGTAAAAAATGTTGCAAGGACAGGCCTAACGCAAAACAAGTTGGAAATTAAAGAATTTTAAAATAAAATAAAACTTATTTTAAAAATAAAAAAAGAGAGGGGTCAGTAAAATGAATGCAAGTGATATTATTGAAAAAGTTAGCAAGGATTTAGGTTTACCAAAAACAACAGTAAAATCAGTATTAAAAGCAACAGAGGAAACAGTTTTAGAAGGTCTTAAGAGTGATAAGTATGTAAAGTTTGGAACGTTAGGTGCATTTAAAAATGCTCACAGAAATGAAAAAGAAGGTATCAATCCAGCAACAGGTGAAGCTATTGTAATTCCAGCTCATAATACTATAACATTTAAGCAAAGTGCAACAGCAAAAAGATACATCAACGAATAATTAAAAAGGAGATAATATTATGGCGAAAAATAACGAATTAATAACAATTGAAGACAAATTTGATAACTCTTTTGGATTAGATTTATTATCTGATTTAAAATCTGATGCATCTATGATAGGTCTTGAAAATTTAGATGCATCAGATGTAAAAATGCCTAAAATTAAACTTATGCAACCAACTTCATTAGAAGTTACAAAGGGTTTAGTTTCAGCAGGTCATTTTTATAACACTGTAACAAAAGAGTCATATGAGAGTCTACCATGTATTTTATTATACATGGGTAAAACAAGGGTAAAATGGAAAGATAAATTTAAAAGAGGAGATGAGCCTCTTTGTAGGTCTTTTGATGGGGAGAAATCCATAGATGGAGTTTTATGTGCAAACTGTCCTGATTCACATTGGGATAACTCTCCTGATGCAGAAAGTAAAAAATCATTATGTAACAAATCATTAGTATGGCTGGGATTAATGGATACACCTCAGAAAACTCCTTTTAGAATTATAATGTCTGGAATGAGCGTGTCACCAACTTTAGATTTTTCCAGTATGTTACTTATAAATAGATTAGAACCATTTTATTTTAAAATAAACTTAACCTCAGAGTTTAAAGAAAATGATAAAGGATCTTTTTATGTAGCAAAATATCCCGATATAAGAAATTGCAAAACCATAATTCATGATACATTAGATTCATTAGGATTCACACCAGCAGATGCAAAAGACGCTGTAAATGGTCCTATATTCTTAGCAGAAAGAGATAAAAGAATTAAAGAGTTTAAAGATATAGTAGTGTCTTTGAAAGAATTATTCTTCAAAGCTGCAGAGAAAGATACTGTAGATATATCAAATGCAATAGAATTAAATCCAGAGCAAGAAACAGAAACAAAAGAAAATGCATTGTTTTAATTAAAACTAATTACCGTAGTACTTCTATAGAGGTACTACGGTAATATTTATTTTTTTTAGGAGGTGGCATGTGTCATTTGTAACTATAAAAAATAAAGAAAATGGTAATATGTATCACTGCATATTATTAGAGAGAAACGATAGTCACTTTTTTGTAGCTGTTAAGTTCCCGGATGAGATTAAGAATACTTGGTGTTCTTGTTCTTACGATTATTGGGAGCTAATATTATAATGTGGAGGAGTATTTTTGTGATGGATAGTATAAGACCTAAAGTTATAATCATTTCTGGAAATGCAGAACATGGTAAAGATGAACTTGCTAAAATTTTACAAGAGAAATATGAAGAAGATGGAAAAAGAGTTTTTACAGTAGCTTATGGAGACTATTTAAAATTTATAGCAGCTAAGTACTTTGATTGGAATGGGAAAAAAGATGAGAAGGGTAGAGGCTTACTTCAACATTTAGGAACTGAAGTAGTAAGAGAAAGAAATCCTAATTTCTGGACAACTATTGTTAAAATGTTAGTAGATGTATTTCACGATAGTTTCGACATATTCCTGATAACAGATGCAAGATTTTATAATGAAATATTTGTATTTGCACTTGATGGCTATAATGTATCTACTGTATTAGTTGAAAGGCCAGGGCATGAAAATAGCTTAACTGAGAAACAAAGAAATCATAAGAGTGAAACAGAACTAAAAGATTTTAAATTTGAATATATTATTAAGAGTAACACTTTAGAAGAATTAGAGGAAAAAACTGATAAGTTATATGAGAGACTTGAAAAGGAATGATTTTATGATAGTTATGTCTTTTGATTTATCTAGCTCATGTATTGGAGTTGTTTGTGCAAAGATTGAAAATAAAAAAATAAAAAGCATATTATCTTGCCCTATAATACCTCCTAAATTTGACCCTTCAAGTTTAGGATTTTTATCTAGTAAGAAAAAAATTAAAACAAGTAAAGGACAATTGATAAATGCTTATTTAAAACCTAACGAAGAAACCATATCAAGGCAAGTTAAAACGCAAAGAGACTCATATGTAAGGTCTCACAAGGACTTATTTGTATTAACTAAGATAAGTCAAGATATAGATAAGTTAGTAGGGGGAATTAAACCCGATATTATATTAGTTGAAAAAAATAGTATTTTTAATGGAGTTTTAACATCAGTACTTTTAGCAAAAGTAGCTGGAGTTTTACTCGGATTAGCAGGAAGGCTATCAATACCCGTTAAAGAATACCCTGTTAAAAAAGTTAGAGAACCTCACAATATAGGTAAGTTAATAAAAGACTTTACTAAAAAATATCATGAAGAAGAATTGAAAAAGATTCCCGATATAACAAAAAGAGCATTAAGTGAACTTATGGCATATAAATATAATATAAATTTTCAAACAGACGACGAAAGCGATGCCTGTGTAGTTTTTGACTATTGGTACAATAAAGAGTATTTACAAAATTAAAAAGAGAGGGAAAGCTGCTATGCATGAAACTTTAGATACTATATTTCAAAAAGACGGCATATTAAATTCAATAAAAGATGATTATATACCTAGACCCTCACAGATAGATGCGGCTCACCAGATACACAGTTCTTTAAATAATGTGGAGCACTTCATTTTAGAAGGCCCATGTGGATTCGGAAAAACACTTAGTTATCTGGTTCCGCTATTTGAGTATTTACATAATCATAAAAAAGAGTGTTTCAGAGCAGTTGTTGTTACCAATGGAATATCCCTACAGGAACAATTATTCCATAAAGATATTCCATTGGTACAAAAGATTTTTAAGAGTATATATTCTAAAGAATTAAATTTTTCAATGTTAAAAGGACGTCAAAATTATGTATGTGTTAAAAAGATGGACAGCGTATTAGCTAAAGGAGGTCCTAGGTGGCAAGACATAGTTGATTGGTATAAAGATACAAAGACTGGAGATTTGTCAGAACTTAATTTTGTTCCAGATAAAGAATTATTAGGTGAAATGTCAAGTTTGAAAGATAAGGAATGTTCAGGAAAAAGATGTGTTTCATATGGAGAATGTTTTTATCAAAAGCAAAAAGTTAAAGCTCAAGTTTCAGATATAATAATTACTAATTATCATTTATTATTTACTGATTTAGAAATAGGAAATAATATTTTACTCCCCAAATACAATATCATGGTATTTGATGAGGCTCATGAAATCGCTTCTATTTACAGAGATTTCAATGAAGAGAAGATATCTTTAAGTATTTTAAAGGCTATATCTAAAGACTATACAGAAAGTTATAACCTTTACAGGGAATACTTATATGATGGGTTTGATGAATTAGAATTTGAAACTAAATTACTATTTGAAAAATTAACAGGGGAAGGCGAAAAATATTTTGAAAAATATTTTGATTTAAATTTTAAAGAAGATAAATTATCACAAATAAAGATTTTAAATGAAAACTTAAAAACTCCTGATGATAATCTTTCGGGGCTTATATATGATATATCATCAAATATAGAGGATATAATAAATAAAAATTCTGAACTTTTAAATCTTCAGGACAATGAATACATGACAAAACATAACAATAATTTATCGTCTATCTTAAGGAGACTTAAAAAGATAGATAAAGCTAAAAGTCAATATATGTCAGATAATGAGGTATGTTGGGTTGAGAAAATGCCATCCGAAGAAAATAAATCATCAAGAATATCTGTTAATAAAAAAATAGTTAATATAGGTAAAATTTTAAGTGAAAAATTATATAAAAGAGATGACTTAATGTGTATTTTTACCTCTGCAACTTTAAGTGCTGGTGGAAGCTTTGATTTTATAAAAGAGGAATTAGGCATTGATTTATGCGTTAAATCAATCAATGAATTCATAGGTGATTCACCGTTTGATTTAACTAATCAACAGCTATGGTATCTCCATCCTGATTGTGTGGATGGCAATGATAGAGATTTTGATAAGGTAATTCCTAACATAATAAAAGATATAGTAATGGCATGTAATGGTGGAGCTTTAACTTTATTTACATCAATTAAAAATATGAATGATGTGTTTTTAAAAATTAAAAAAGATTTAAATGGTAAAGGTATAACCGTATTAAAACAAGGCTTAAAACCAAGGATGAAACTTTTAGAAGAATTTAAAGAAAATGTAGATTCTACATTATTTGCAACAAAATCATTTTTTACAGGTATAGATGTAGTTGGGGAATCATTAAGGTGTGTGATAATAGATAAATTGCCTTTCCCGTCTCCTACAGACCCTGTAATGATAAAGCTAGGCGAAAAACCAAATGCATTTTTTAAATACTTTATTCCAATAATGATTATAGCATTAAAGCAAGCAGTAGGAAGAGGAGTAAGGTCTATAGACGACAAATGCATTGTAGCTATTTTAGATAATAGGTTAGCAACAGCAAAATATAAAAAGAAAATTAATAATAGCTTTAATTATCCAAAGACAGGTACTAGGGATTTAAACGATATAAAGAATTTTCTATTTAAAATAATGCCGGAGTAAACCGGCATTATTTACAAAAAAGGAGGTTAGTAAATCATGGATAATATTAAGAAATACTTATTTTTAATACCACTGTTACTAATAATAAAAGCAAGTGCTCATCTTAGCAAAGATAAAAAATAGTTTAACTTGTATATTAAATATTATATAATATTTAATATACAAGTTAAAGTTTTATTGCACTAATTTTCACCTTACCTCTACATTTAACGCAAAAAGTCTTTTGCTGAAAGGAGGTTTCTTGAAAATTTTTTTTTAAAAAAAATAGACAAGGGGGAAAATTTATGAAGAAAAAAAATAGTAAAATTAGTAGGTATGTTATTCTTATAACTATTTTAGTGGTTTTTGTTTTAATCTTATTAAGTTATTTTAATGTCTCTCATGGATATTTAGAAGTAGATGAAATGAGAAAAGAAATTAGTAAAAACAATTACTCTTTTAAGGTTGCAGAAAATCCAGCAATTACACGAAAAATAGGAAATCTTAATATTGAGAATTTTTCAAAAAGGTCAAAATCTTTAAAGAATAAAAAAGTAAGTATATTAGAAGATATTCCTGCAAAGTATGACTCGAGAGAATTAGGAGTTGTAACTCCAATAAAGGATCAAGGAGAAGTTGGCACATGCTGGGCTTTTTCGACTACCGCAGCAATGGAAGTTGCGATAGCAAAAAAAGATAATGTAATAGTGGATCTCTCGGAACAATTTTTGATGGCAGTAAATACTGAAGGGTATGGAACTAATGGTGGATGGTTTGCTCATCATTATCATATAAATCCAGGTGCTGTTTTAGAAGAAGACTTCCCTTACCAAGGCAAAGATGGAATAAAATTTGATATTCCAGATTACAATTATAAGTACATAGCAGATGATTGGGGTTATGTAGATGAGAATGTAGACATTCCAAATGTTAACATTTTAAAATCTGCAATATATAAATATGGATCACTATCTGTTGCTGTATATGCGGATAGATATTTTCAATATTATAAGGGTGGTATATTTGACAGAAACAGAAAAGGTAATGTTAATCATGCTGTAAATTTAATAGGCTGGGATGATGAGAAAAAGGCCTGGATACTAGAAAATTCATGGGGCACAAAATGGGGTGAAAATGGTTTTATGTACATAAAATATGGAACAAATCAAATAGGTTATGCTGCATCCTATGTTACATATAGTGGTCTAAAATAATAGTGAGTTAATTAGTTATAAAAAAATCTGCCCTGATGGGCAGATTTTTTTCTTGTTTTCCATAATCTCATAAAGTCATATTAGGTTTTAAATTATACTACCAAAATTTTTTTTATTTGTAAAGAAAATTGACACTTAAATTAAAATATATTAAAATTTTTATATAAAACTAAATTATAAAGGAGAAATAAAAAATGATACAAGAAAAATTCTCCGCACCACCAATTAAAGCAAGGCAGATAATATTAACTCAAAAAATAGAAGAAGCAAGAAATATAGTAATAGATGCAGACATAGAATTAGATTTTTTGAGGAGTATAAAAGATAAATTAGATAGTGAACAGTCAGAGCTTATTAATAGTGAAATAAATGAACTAGAAAGAAGACATGACTTTTATCTTGAGAAATTGAATCACTTGAAAAGAGTAAGAGAATTGAAAAGAGCGGATAGAACGGCTAGAATGATAGAAAATTCTACGCCTGACACGATAACGCTCTTAGATATTTAAATAAAAGTTTGAACTGTACATGCGACTGTTGGCCGTGCACAGGCCAAGTCATATTCCTTTGGTGGCCACAAGGAAAGTCACGCATGTTAAAAAAATAAAAGATTTTTCTTTTATTAACAGTTTAAAAAAAAACAAGGGATTATCCCTTGTTTTTTTATTTAGTTAAATTTAATAAACATTCTTGGCATATTAATTTTTTTTTAAATTCTATCAAGTTTTCAGACTCATCACAAAAATTACAACGAGGACAATACCTTCTAATATGTATAGCTTCATCAACTTTAAAAATTTCACATTCAACCTCATCTGAAAACCCAGATTCTTCTATCCATTTTTTGGGTAGCAATACTTTACCTCGCGCACCTACTTTTTTCACACCCATAGCTATCATATTGTATCCTCCTTATTTGTTATAGCTTGATATTTTTTAGCCTTAACAATATAATTTTATTATATAGTTATAAAATGTCTACTATTTTTTGAAAATAAGGAGTGATATTATGCCATCATTATTAGAAGCTTTATCTGGCGGACTAAGTTTTTCATCACCAGCAGTAAAAGATTCAGGGAGCTTCGCTCTTCAGTTAGGGCTTTATAAAGATTCAGTTGTTAACGATTATAATAAATACAGTACACCACTAAACGAGAGCATTGCAAAAATAGCAAAAGAAAACAGCTTAAATGATAATCAGATACAAAGAATAGTTGAAGAAGTAAATAACCAAGTTTACCTTGTAAAATATGCTCAAGTAAAACAATACAAAGAAAGAGAAGTAATCTTTGATTTAGCATCTTTAAAAGTTGTTAAAGGTATACTAGAAGGAAAAGAAGCTATAGAAGATAACGATTCTATTGAGAAAAAAGCTAGCTGGAAAGAAGGAGACGATTTAAATTTTTTAAATTATAATAAATGTAAATTGCCAGGAATGAGAGAAGATAAAATTAAACCATTATCAGAAATAATGGGGGAAAAATTAGCACACGAAATATCTGAGAAAAATAAAAATTTTGATAAGGCATTGGAAAAATTTGCAGAAACAACTTATGATATAGCTGAAGCATTAATAAAGTATGATAGATTTAATAAAGACCCTCAAGAAATTTTTAGTCATATATGTAAAGAGGCAAGTGTAAATAAATATGACCAAATAATGATTAAAAAGGCTGTAACTCAAAAAGTTAATCAATTAAAAGAAGCAAGATATCTTCCGTCTGATTATAAGTTAGAATTAAATATAGTAGACTGTGCAAAGGAAGATAATTTTTCACTAGGCGAATATAGTTTAAATAAAAGAGCAAATGTAGCGCAAAGCAATGTTGAACTTCCTGTTATAGAAACTGATAGTAAAAAAGTAATAAAAAATATTCAAAGCCTTATAAATATGGCAGAGAAAATGCAAGAAGAAAAACAAAAAGTTATTAATTTAAATGAAAATAAAAATATAATTAATAACTTAAAATAAAAATGGAAGGAGGAACCTTTATGCCTCACGGTGCAGTCAAGACTCCCGAGCAAGAAGTGTTATGGGAAAAGGCAAAATTGCAAGCCGAAAAGCAGGGTCAAAAAGATAACTTTGCCTATATAATGGCTATATATAAAAATATGGGCGGTCTTAATAAAACTGCTATGGAAGATATTTTTATGGAGAAAACAGCTAAAGTTGGTTTTATAGGAAGGGTATTAGGGAAAAATGTAGGCATTGCAAAAAAAGAATTAGGCTCAGCTCTTAAAGATTTTCAAACAAAAAAAAGTTTATTAAGAAATAAAAAAGTCCAATCAGGTTTTAAATTAGGGCCACTTGATTTTAGAAAAGAAACTCCATTATACAATAAGTCTGAAATTAGAAAAATATTAAGTTCAGACATGAATAAACTGCAAGATCTTAGAACATTAAAAAAACTTGAAAATAAAGAAACTTTTAATGCTAGAGTTAAAGGTGCTTTAGGTTTGGGCGGATTAGCAGCTGCAACACCTTATTTAAAAGATAAAATAGTAAAAGGTAAATACACTTATCCACAAGAAACTTATACGGAAGAAACTATTGCGAACAGTGTAGTGCATGGTCTACTAAAGGAAGCTTCAATAAAAAATAAAACTCTCAACTTTTTAAAGGGAGTAAAAGATATTGGTACATTTAAAGGATATAGTGCTGCAAAACAAAATTTAAAAAATATAGAGAAGGGAGTAAATCCAACTTATTCCCTAAAAATAAAAGAGCTTATAGGCCTTAAGAGGTCCATTAAAAACTTAAGCGGAAAAAATGAAGAGTTGAAAAAACAAATATTAAGAGAAAAAGGGTTGGATGAAAACTCTGTATCAAGAACAATAATAGACAGAATAAAAGATGGCAATGATGTTTTAAATGCAAAAAGCAGAAGGGCGAAAGATTTAGAAAATTTATATAAAGGTAATCAAGATATTATTGGAACTGCAAATAATAAATACCAAAAAGAATATAATAAATTTGTTGACGTTAAAGACAGGGAGCTCTCTAAATCACTTGGTCTCTGGAGCATTCCAACTGTAGGAGCCCTTTATGGTGGTAAAAAAATATTAGATAAACGAAAAGAAAAGGGTAGTCCTTGATTATTTTGTTTCAATAAATTAAAATAGTTTTATAATACTTATTCTTTGGGAGGTTTTTAAGTTATGAATAATAATGAATATAACGTATTGGTTGAAAAGTTAGCAGAGGAAATTATAGTTGATACAGCAAAAAGATCGGAAGGTAATTTTGGGCAACCAGGAAGCTTTCCAAATATGCAACAAGAACCAAATGGTGGAGTGTCAGGTTTAGAAAGAGGCGGAGAAGAATCAAAGAGTATAGGGTCTAAGTTTTTAGATTTTATAAAAGGAACTAAAAAAGTAGAAGTTGGACCTAATGTTGTTGCTGATGCTTCAACAGGAGATTATGCGGTTAGTGAAACTAAAGTTGCTTATGAAGAATTAGAACTAGTTAAAACTGCAGCTGAAAAAGCTTTTAATGAAGCTGACAATTATGTTCACAGTGATTCAATAAAAGAAGCAGCTTATCAAATCTATGAAGAAGCAATAGAAAAAGAAGCTACTCTAGCTTATTCTGAATCTCAAATGTTAAAACAAGCAGCTGAAGAAGCTTTCTCTGAAGCTGATAATTATGAAGATGAAGAATATATTAAACAAGCAGCTTATGAAATATTCATGGAAGCTGAAGAAGTTGAAAAGGCAGCATCAGAATATTTAGCAGAAAAAACTATAGAAGAAGCTGCGGAAGCATTTGATTACTCTCAAATGTTAAAAAGTGCGGCTGAAGAAGCTTATGCAGAAGCTGACAATTATGAAGACAGCGAGTATATCAAACAAGCAGCAGAAGAAATTTACGCTGAAGCTTTAAGTATAGAAAAAGAGGCTGGTAGCTTTTTAGTTGAAATAGAAAAAGTAGCCGAAGAAGCGGCAGAAGAAGCAACTAAAGAAGAAGAAGATGAAGAGGAAGAAGAAGATGAAAAAGAAGAGCCTAAAGAAGATAAAGAAGAGGCTTCTAATAGTATGGCTCAAAAAATAATAGAAGAAGCGGCAAAGAAAAAAATGAATAACGAATAAGCAAATCTTTAAAATCAGACATTTAAAAGGCATTTCTTTAATTTAAAGAAATGCCTTCTTCATAGAAAGGAGCATAGAGATGGAGAAAAATTCTGGAGTAGGTAGCATATTAAGTACCGCATATGTTGGAAGTGAAGCTATTAAGGGAGCAAAGGAAAGTAAAAGACTCCTTAAAAATCCTAATGTAAATAAGTTTGATGAAATTTTAAAAAACACTCCACAAAAAACTATTTCAACTTTTAAAATGTCATCAGCAATTGACGAGCTGTATCTTGAGAAATTATCATACGAAAACAATCAAAATAATGAAGATAAAAAAAAGAAAAGAAATATAGCGCCTTACATAATTGGAGCATCTATATTGGGAGCTGGCGCTGCTGAAGCTATAAAAACAGGAAATCCATTAAGGCCACTGAGAACTGCAGGTAAAGCCTTGAAGGAATTTGGGCACAAGCTACCTAAAGCTGTACTTGGCAGAAGTGGAAAACCTATATTTGAAGGTTTAAGAAAATCTAAACAGATAGTTCAGGATACCAAAAAGTTTGATAAAGCATTACATGGAGGATCGCCACAAAATCTTCTCCATTATTATTTGCCAGGCGTTGTTTTTGGTGGAGGTATGGGTGCAAGCAATTTAGCGGTTCATTTGTTGGGAGATAAATACTTTGATAAAAAAGTTAATAGAAAATCATATAATAATTTCCCAAGCCCTAGTGTTCAAATATATAGAAAGAGAAAATCAGCATCAGATATGATAGATAATAATTTCATGGAAAAAATAGCACAACTAAAAGGCAAAGCTTTTGCTAAAAAATTATTTGTTGAAGATTTTTTACAAAATAGTTTAAAAACAATACCTTTTGCACTAACTCCAATAGCTGTATCTCATGCAATGAATAGAAATTTAAAAACTGATTTTAGTCCAATAAGAGGAAGTAAAGCTCAAAATCATAATGTTGATAAAATTATAATCGAAATGCCAAGAGAAAAACTTATTAAAACAGCAAACGTAAAAAAAAATTTTCAACTATATAAAAAATTAAAAGGTAAAAATTTTAAAGGGTTTACTTTCAGTAAATTTAAACCTAAAGCTGATTCAGGTATAGAGTCATGGGAAAATTTTGCAAAATATAGGGTGCCTGAAGGCATGGTCAGGTCTTTAAGTTGGTTTGGAGTTCCTGCGGCTATAACTGCGCTAACTGGAAGAAATATAAAAGGCTTAGGAGAAAAAGTTAAAAAACATGAAGATATAGATCCTGATAAAGTCAGAATAACAGTTGATAGAGGTTCTGAATACGATGATGCAAATAAATTTATGGATGCATCTAGAATGTCAAGAATGGCAGATACTAATGAATTATTTATTGAGAAAAAATCAAGTGTGACAAAAGACATAGATAAAATAGTGAAAAATATTTTATCTGAAAATAAAAAACTTAAATCAATAAATCCAAGAGTTATAACTCAAGGTATTCAAAAAAACAAAAAAATGTTAGGATGATAATTTTGAATAATATAATAAGCGTAATAACTGAAGCTGCATCAAAGAAAAAATTAGTTGAAATAACATATCAAGACTCAAAAGGTCTTGTTACAAACAGAGAGACAGAGCCATATGAAATAAGAGATAATTCTTATTATGGATTTTGTATTTTAAAAAACAGTATAAGAAAATTTAAATTATCTAACATTTTGTCAGCCAAAATGTTAGATAATGAGTATAGACCTAAGTGGTCAGTTAAAATTCCGTAAAGATAGGCTGCTTTACTTTGATTGCTATTTATAATAAAATTTAAATTGAAAACATAATAAAGGAGGTTTAATCATGGAATATAAAAATCATCCAGGATTTATCGCTTTTAAAGCTTCTAATGTAAAAGAAGATGTAAGCTGTAAAGAAGAAAATATTGATAAAGATATCGTTGAGCCTGAGAAAAAGAATGAAGGTGGTGACGAAGGCAAAGAGTAAAATCTTTGCCTTAATACTTATGAGAAAATTATCTGATTCTATAATAAAAGAAGCATGTGAAGAACTAAATGTTGAAGGAAAGCTAGAAAAAAAGGCTTTAAACTTTGCAGATTTTTCTTTTTTGCCAGGATCTATATTGGGCTCAATAACTGGCTCAATTATAGCTGGGAATAAAGTTAAAGCTGAGAACCTTCAAAGAAGAATGGAAGAAGAGGACAGAACAGCTTTAAGCGGAAATTATTATAACCAGGCTCAAAATATAGTTAATAACTTAAAAGTTGTATTCACGCCATTTGGAGTTATATATATAGTAAAAGATGGCCCTAAAGAAACTACGATTGAAAATATAAACACAAATGAAATGAATACAGCTATGTACTCTGCTTGGCAAGCTAAAGATGCAGAATACTTTAAAAATATACTATTAAACAAAATGCAAAGTGAGCTTCAATTTGTTGAACAAATGTTTGCAAAAAAAATGGTGGAAAAACAGCTTGGTATAAATAATACGATAAAACAAGAAAAGAAAGCATCTATAGATTTTAATGACTTAACTTTATATGAAACTTTAGAGTATGTATCAAAAATGAAGGATATGTATTCTAAACAAAATGAAGCTACAGAGAAGATAGCATCTCTTTTAATTAATGAGATGGATGAAAGAGAAGATGATTATGTTATATCTTTAAAGTTAGAAAGACCAGTAGAAAAATATGCTTTCTTCGGAGAGGCTTTAAAATTTATGGGGCTTGAAGTAGGAAGTAAAGACATAAAATCATTACAAGGAAAATTTCTTAATCCATCACATTTAAATAATAGAGTTCAAGTAGGCTTTTTACCTGATAGAGTTGTTTTTATAGTTGATAATAAGGTTATGTCTTCTCTTCTTGCTATGGATATGAATGAGGAGGGATTTGAGAATTTTAATAAAAGTAATGAAGGTTACTTTAGAAACTTATTTAAAGAAGAAGCTAAAAAAGGAATGTTAAGAATTCAAGGTAAGATTCCGCCTAATTCTCCTTTAATGAAAATGCAAGAAAAAAAAGCATCTTTTGAGGATAATGACTTATCTCAAATCTTTAAAAGAAACGACATACATCCTTTAATTTATTATAAAGCTTTAACAAAAACATTCGGTGATACATGGATTTCATGGGACGGCAATGCACTTGTTAAAGCAATAGAAAACTCTTTTAATTTAAAAGATGGTGTACCTAGTATTCCACTAAATAAAATATTATCAATAGAAGTTTGTAATTCTAGCTATACTCCATATACAAGTAAGCATGCTTTCGAGAAGATAATAAGAGGTTTTACTGAAAAATCAGTTAACTTTATGGAGAGAGAAATCTCAGATATAACTCCAGAAGATTTAGCTCTAGGTATAGATGCTTTAGATTTAGTAACTCCTAATGATGATATATATGATAATTTCAATCATGAAGTCTTCTCTCATATAATTGAAATCTTATTGATAAATAATTGTAAAATATTTTATCCGTCAGAAATGACAGACTCTGTTTTAAAAGATGAATTTTATAGTCAATTAAATGAATATCTTTTAAATGCTACAAATAAAAAAGATATTGAAGCTATAGACAATAAGAAGCTTGAGAGTAAAACCATAAGTAATAATACGATAATAAATAAAGTATCTTTATCTATACTTAACAATATAAGGAAAGTAAAAAAATCTTCTGATTTTGATAATATAAAATTCATTTCAGATGTACTAAATAAAACAAGTATAGAAGATAATATAAAAAGCATTATTGAAAAACAAGTTACAAATAATATATTTTTAGATGAAGTATTGGTTATCAAAACAAGAGTATTAAAAGAGCAACTCGCTTTTCTTGAGCTAAATTAGGAGGGTAAACAATGAGTGATATAAATAAAGACATAACAGAATTAGATGAACTTCCAATGAACGCCATAGATCTTGACAATCCTCTTGATGGTGATGATAAAAAAATTGCAATGTTAAGAGAGGAAAAAGATAAGGCTATAAGTATGGTGAAGATTGCATCTTTTGATGGAAGACTTCAAGACCCATACCCTACTCCATTTTTAAATTTATCCGATACCAAGATACCTAGGACATCAACTGAAATTTTTAAATGGTGTAAATATTTTTATACTTTTGACCCGCTAATTGCAGGAGCCATTAATGCACTATCCACTTTTCCAGTTACTGAAATTTATTTAGAAGATGTAGATGAAAACGGAAAAGGCGATAAAAATGAAGATAGTGATACTTTAATTTTATATAAAAAAATCTTTTTTAAAGATTTAAATATATATAAAATGTTAATTGAAATAGGTATAGATTATTATTTGTATGGCAACTGCTTTATATTTGGAGAACTACATACAAATAAAGCAACTGGTAGTGTTGAGTGGAAGAACATGGTGAGACTTGATCCTAATAGAGTTATTATAGATTATAACCCGGCTACAAAAGAAAAGAAATTTAAATGGAGAGTATCTCCATCTATTGCTAAAATTATAAAAGATAAAAAGCCAAAAGATGAGTATAATAAAATACCAGATATAATGAAAGAGGCAGTACTTAAAAATAACTCTATAGTATTAAATTCAAATAATATATATCACTTCCCAAGACCTACAGATTCAGCGGGAGATAATAATATTTGGGGAACACCTATTATTGCAAATGTACTAAAACTTTTAATGTATAGAAATATATTAAGACAATCTCAGGAGGCTATTGCGAGAGAACATATAGTGCCTATGAGAGTTTATTATTTAGATAGAACCAATGATTATAATCCTACGGCTGATTGGAATAAAGTTGCATCTAACTTTGCTGCTGAACTTAATAAATCAGTAAAAGACCCTAATTATAAAGTTGTATCTCCTGTTCCTGTTAATTTGATAAAAGTTGGAGGTCAAGGAAGGGCTTTATTATTAACTCCAGAAATAGAGCAAATACAAGCTGAGATTTTGGCAGGAATGAATGTTCCAAGAGAGTTTATATTTGGTGGAGTTGGTTATTCTGGAAGTTCTATATCTTTAAAAATATTAGAAAATCAGTTTATAACTTATAGACTTTTACTAAAAGACTTTATGCAAAACTTTATAATAAAAAATATGGCTAAAGCTAGAAAAGAATGGGTTAGTGAAAAGGATGATAGTTCATTAATTACAGTTAAAATGATGGACTTAAAAATGCAAGATGACGTACAGCAAAAACAATTAGTAATACAATTAAATCAAGCTGGCAAATGTACTAATGAGTATATGTGGAAAGTTATAGGAATGGACCCTGATAAAATGAGGGAGTCATTAAAAGATGAAGCAATAGAAGCTATAAAAACTGATACAGAAATAAAAATGGAGCAGTTAAAATCACAATTAGAACTTCAAAAGGTGCAGATGCAAGTAGATCAAGAAATAAGAAAATTCCAATTAGAGATGTATAAAAGTGACCCACAAATGAATCAGGAAGAAGCTCAAATGAGTCAGGAACAACAAATGATGCAACAGCCTATGCAAGGACAGGGTCAAAGTCAAGACCAAGGTATGCATCCAGCGGCACAAGGTCAAATGCAACCAGAGCAAATGCAACCAGAGCAAAATCCAGCTATTGACGAATCTGATGTCGTCAATGAGGATGCTCAGATTCAAAATGTTGCTCTTCAATTAATTAAAACAGGGGAAAAAGGAAGAGATGCTTTCTTAGCTTCCTTGCCTGATAGATATAAACAAAAAGTTATAAAGAAAATGCAAGAATTAACAACATCTATGAATAATCAGCAAGGTGCAGGAATAGATATGAGACCTATGCCAGAACAAAAACCACCAAGAAGAGATAGCCTAAAATAAGGATGTGATTAAATGAAAAGAGGAATAAAAACATTTATACTTCCTATGCAGGATAAAGAAGCTTCAATTTTTATGAATAATAAAGATATAGTTGTAACACTAAAGGAGAGACACTTTGCCCCAAAAGAGGGATTACTATATTTATATATAGAATATGACGACTTCGCTCCTGAAGGTGAAGATTATGAAGATTGTGATGAAGGTGGGTGTTTATTAAATGATACATGAAAAAACTGAAGATTTAAAAAGAAGACTTATGAATTTTATGCAGAGGAATACACCCATTAAGGCTGATACTAGAAGTTTACATATTGAGAACTTAACTATAACAGAGCCTTCAGCAGTAAATGATTTAGACCAACAGCTTAACATGAAGTATTCTGAATCAGGAAATTTAAAGGGTTGGCTTAGGGGAAATGTTACAGTTACAGACAATAAAACAAATAAAGAAATAGCAAAAACTAATCCGATAAATTTAATACCTGTATATTATATGACTGATAGAGGTACATATATAAGTAATGGTATTGAGAAAAATATTTTAACTCAAATGAGATTAAAACCTGGAGTCTATACTGAAAAAGGTGCTGACATAAGAACCAATCTTATGTTTGATATGACAAAACAGTATCTTCCTAGAATAGATATTATATTTGATCCAGGTGCAATGTCATTTAAAATTATTATAAAAAGAGGAAAAGACACTAAATTTGATGGCATTGGATTTTTAAGAGAATTAGGTTTTTCTGATGCTGAAATAAAAAGAGCTATTGGTAACGATTCAGTTTCTGATATGCTATTTTCAGTAAGCAGAGAAAGAAAAAGTATATACGATATATTTAAAGCTATAACTGGTAAAACATCTAGTGATACGCCAGATAAAACAAGAGATATGTTATTTTCTTATTTTGATAATGAAATGACGTTTGGAGAAGATGGTAAGGAGTCAGTTAAATCAACTATAAATTCAAGTTCTAAAAGTTTAAATAAAGATATAATATTAAGGTCTGTAAATAAAAACTTTGCGGTATTTAGAAATGAAGTTGAAGAAGACGATAAAGATGATTTAAGATTTAAAGTTGTATCAGATGATAATGATTTGATAATGGAAGAAGTTGCACAAGACTTTGAGGTATTTAAATCATCTGTAATAAATACTTTAAATACAAGAGAAGTTTTAAATTCATCAGACTTAAGAGGATTAACTAAGTTAGGGAAAAATATTGATAAATTCATGAAAGAAAGTGATTTATCGCAAAATCCGGAACAGACTAATCCACTAGAAATAGCATCCATTGATAGAAAAGTTACTCAGATAGGTGGGTTTCAAGGTATATCAAAAGACAATGCTGACAAAGTTATTAAACCAAGAAACTTAAAAGCTATGGCAATTAATAGATTAGATCCAGTTGAAACTCCAGAGTCAACAAAGATAGGATTAATAGAACATTTAACTCAAAGTGCTGAGGTTAAAAATAAAACTATTAGTACAGAGTTTATAAAAGTAAAAGATGGCGTTGCCGTAAATACTCTTGCCAATGTAGTTAAATTAACTCCAGATAAAGAGTATGACTCTAAAGTTGCCTTTTATGATTTAAGATATATAAGAAAAGATGGTAACAAAATAATATTTACAAAAGATGTAATTCCAGGAAGATATAAAAGTAAAATTCAAGATATTCATATAAGTGAAATACAGTATGTTGATAGAGCTCCGCAAAACCTTTTAAATTATGCTGCAAATATGATACCCTTCGTAAGTCATGATGATGGAAACAGAACACTTATGGGTACTAATATGCAAAGACAGGCTGTCTCAATTATCAACAGAGAAGTTCCACTTGTTATGTCTGCGTCTGACGATAAAAGGACATATGAAGATGTTATAGGGGAAAAATATGGGAAGCCAGTAAATTCAACGACTAGTGGAGTTGTAAAAGATATAACTTCATCTAGAATAATAATTAAGGATGAAAAAGGAAAAGAGCATGCTCATAATTATTACGACCATTTTCCTGTCAATCAAAGTTTTATCAATAATGAGCTATTAATAAAAAAAGGACAAGAAGTAAAAAAAGGTCAAATGCTTGCAGAAGGATGGCAAACTAGAGACGGTAAACTTGCCTTAGGTGCAAATGCAAGAGTTGCTTATATGCCATTTAAAGGCTTTAACTATGAAGATGGTGTAGTTGTAAGTAAAGACTTTGCTAATAAAATGTCAAGCGAAGAAATGCATCAAGTAGAAATTGAAATTTATTCTGACTACTTAGGTGGTAAAGGTAGTAACATACGGGATGAGCTAAAAAAGTACACAGTTAACCAAGAAATTTTAACTAGGCTAGATAAAGACGGAATAATAAAAGAGGGCTCATACGTAAAGCCAGGCAATATACTAGTGGCATTCTTAGCTCCAGAAGATAAATATGAAACTTATGGACTATCAGAAGTCTTAGGAATTAAAAAGAAAAATGTAACTTATAAGCTGGGCCAAAAAATAATAGAGGAATCTAGTTATTTAGAAGGTACAGTTAAAAGAATAAATATAATAGAAAGTCCTGAAGCAGGAATAAAACAAAAAATAGTAGTATCTCTTTTAAGTGAAAAGTCATTAAAGCTAGGAGATAAAATTTCTGGTAAGCACGGAAATAAAGGAATAATAACAAAGATACTCCCTACATCTGAGATGCCTGTAGCTGAAGATGGCAAAAATGTTGACTTAATCTTTTCTCCATTAGCGGTACCTTCAAGGAAAAATTTAGGCCAATTATTAGAAGTCAATGCTGGATTAATAGCAGAGAAAAAGGGAAAACCTTTTATTGTAAATAATTTTGACCCTAAAGAAAAAGAGAGAGTTGAAAAAGAATTAAAAGAAATAGGTATTCCTGATGGAAAAATGAAAGTTAGCTTAAGAGAAAGACAAGACGATGACAGCATTAAAGAAATCCCTGTAGACAATCGTGTTACAGTTGGCAATATGTATATAATGAAATTAAAACACAAAATTGATGATAAAGTTCAATCAAGAAGTAACATTGAAGGTGTTGCTCCTGAAAGAAAAACATTTATGCCTGCTAAAAAATTAGGTCAGGCACAAGGCGAAAAGTACAATCCTCAAAGACTTGGTGAAATGGAAATGAGGGTATTGCAAGCTCATGGAGCTGTTCATAATATATTAGAGAGCTCCACTATAAAAGCTGACGGTGGAGGAAATGAACAAAATAGAATAGCAATATACAATGCTATAGCCACAGGAAAACTAGATAGCTTAGATTTTTCTGCCACTCCAGAGACTATAAATGTAATGGCTGATACATTAAAAGGGCTAGGCTTAAATGTAAAACCTATCAATAATGGAGATGTAGCTAAATCATTTGATGAAGCTTATGATAGTTTAGCTGTTGTGCCTATGAAACCTAGTCAAATGATTAAAATGATAGGTAAGGATAACGAGGTTACTCAGCCAAAAATGTATGACGCAAAAGCTGGAGGAAGACAAGTCCCATATAGAAGGGGGCTTGCTGACCCTGAAATTTTTGGAGATGATAAGAGCTCAGATTTAGAGGATAGAAAAAAATGGGGTTATATAAAACTTGGCACTCCAATTCCAAACCCTATACTTATGTCCAATGCATCATACAATCCATACTCTTTAATAACTGGGATGAAAGATAGTCAGTTGAAAGAGTTAATGGACGGTAAGAAAGTTATGGTAATTGACCCTGAAAAATATGAGGCTTTTAAGGGTAATAAAGAAAAGATAGAGGAAGTAAAAGCGAATATGGATAAGCTAGGTTTTAAGCCTGGTGATTTAGTTGATCCTCAAAAGCTTGAAAAATTAGATTTAGATAGTAATGTAATTTTATGGAAAGCTGGAGGAGAAGGCATTCAGCATTTATTAGATAATGTTGATCTGGAATCTGAACTGAAAAAATCAGAACAAAAACTAAAAGATGCCAAGCCTAAAGATATAGATAAACATTATAAAAAATATAAATCACTTTTAACATTAAAAAATAACAACTTAAATCCTGGTGACTTAATGCTTCACTATCTACCTGTTACGCCTCACTACTTTAGACCCACTCAAATGCAAGGTAAAAAAGTAGTATTGTCAGATTTAAGTGAACTCTATGGTAATGTTATAAAATCTAATAACTCTATAATTAATAACTATGAAAGTGGCTTTGACATGATAGGTGACTCAGACCCTGAACAGGCTGCAAGACTTACTAGGTCACTTTATAAGACAGTGTCTTATGCAACTGGAGACAAGGAATATTATCATCCACGAAAGAAACGAAAAATGCTAGGAATAATAGAGAGTTTAGGTAAAAAAGAAGGCCTTATAAGAAATAAAATGCTAGGGAAAAGAGTAGATTTTTCTGGAAGGTCAGTTATTGGTGTTGATCCTAACTTAAAGTTAGATGAGGTTGGAATTCCTCTTGATATGGCTAAAAATATTTACAAGCCTTTTATAGTTAAAGAATTAATGAGTAGAGGCTTGGCTAAAGACAGAAAAGAAGCTACTAAGAAGATAAAAAAAGGTGATAGTGATGTTAAAAAGATATTAGATGATTTAGCAAAAGACAGACCAGTATTATTAAATAGAGCTCCATCACTACATAAATTTAATATACAGGCTTACACTCCCGTTATAAAAGATTATCAGGATGGCGAAGCTGTGAAGATAATACAATTAAATCCGTTGTCTGTATCAGGCTACAACGCTGATTTTGACGGGGACACTATGTCTGTCCACCTCCCTGTAACTGAAAAGGCCAATGAGGAAGCTAAGAAACTAATGAGACCATCAGATAATTTAATAAATCCTACAAATGGAAAAATGATAGTTGAAATACGTCATGAGATGGCATTAGGCATATATTATCTAACGATGAGCTCTGACAAGGTAAAAGGTGAAGGTAAAACATATAGCAATATAGAGCAATTAAGAAAAGATTTTAAAGATGGAAATATAAATGTAAAAGATAAAGTTACTATCGGAGGCAAGACATCAACAGCAGGTCAAGCAATGTATAATTTACTCTTACCTGAAAAATATAGAAATTATAGTTTAGCATGGTCCGCAAAAGATATATCTAAGATGTTTTTAGAGATGTATCAAGAAGCAGAAAGAACTAATGGAAAAGCTATATCTATAAGTGAAGTTAGTAGAATATTAGATAATGTAAAAGATTTAGGTTTTGAAGCATCTACAAGGTCTGGAATTAGTATAGGTATTGGTGACTTTAAAAAGATAGAAGATGCAGATCAATTATTCGATTCACATGTGAAAAAAGAAATGAAGACAAATAAAAATCCTAATGATGCTAAAATACAAGGTTGGCTTAAAGCTGAAGGAGAAATACAGGATAGGCTTAAAAAAGGTGAAATTTTAGCATATGATAATCCTGTTCAAATAATGATGGCATCAGGTGCAAGGTCAAAACCTGACCAAGTAAGAAGAATGATGGTAAGTGTTGGTGTTGGTATGGATTTGACCGATAAATTAACAAGCCCAGTTAAACACTCTCACTTAGATGGATTATCTCCACAAGAGTACTGGACTCACAGTTACGACTCTAGAAAAGGTATGTATGATAGAACCGTAGAAACGAGAGAGCCAGGAGCATTCTCTAGAGAGGTATGGAGTGTAACTCAGGATATTGTGATAAAAGAAAAAGATTGCAAGACTCGTGACGGAATAAGTATACCAAAATCAAACCCATCAGCATTAGGAAGATTTTTATCTGAAGATGTTTTAGGTACATCTTCAATAATTGCAACGAGAGATTCGCTAATAACAAAAGAGGTATATGATAAAATTTATAAAGATGAAACTGTGAAAATGATAAAGATAAGGTCTCCATTAAAATGTAAGGTTGTAAATGGCCTTTGTCAGAAGTGTTACGGAACTATGCCTGGTACTATGCAAACTGCAAGTATAGGCTCTCCAACAGGAGTTATAGCATCACAAGCATTATCTGAGCCTGCAACGCAGATGACAATGAATACATTCCATAGTGGAGGAACAGGGTCAGCTGCAACAGTTGGATTTCCTAGAATTAAACAAATACTTAATTTATCAAAAGATAGTGAGAGTAAAGCAGTCTTAGCTAGAACATCGGGCAATGTTATATCTATCAAAAAGGGTGCAAAGGGAACATTTGATATAGTTAGAATAAGTAATGTTGACCATAACGTTCCTCACACAAAAGAAGGTGCTAGTCAAAAGATTAAAGTTTCTATTGGTGATAATGTAATAAAGGGTGACTTTTTAACTTACGGAGATATAGATGATATAAATGCTGGAGAAAAATTAATATTATCAGCAGACCCAAGAGAGATGTTTGCGTTGAAGAGTGAAGAGCTAGGTCAAGATAAGGCATGGGATTATACTCAGAACTATTTAACTAACAGCATACAAAGAGCTTATGAAGATACATTTGGAATAGGGGCTGTAGATAATAGGCATTTAGAAACAGTGGTGTCTAAAATGACTTCGAGAGTTACGATAATGGATCCGGGAGATTCAAACTTTATAAGAGGCGATGTAGTAGAAAAGAATCAAGCAGACCAATGGAACTCTATCAATGCTGGTGAGTTTAGTGTTAAAACTAAGAATGTAAGTAATGCAGGTGAAATCTTAAACAGTGTTGCGCATGAAACATATAAAGATAGAGCTGGAAATACAATAGTTTCAAAAGGTGATATGTTTACAGAAGAAAATATTCCAAAATTAATGTTAGCAAATATAAGCCAAGTAAAAGTTAAACCAAAGCCAGTTAAATATAATATAGAATTATTAAGTAAGAATCAGGCGGTAACAAAAGGGCATGATAATTGGCTTAGTAATATGGGTCATGAAAATGTAAAAGAACAATTAACAAGAGCGGTTGTTAAAGGACAAGTTGATAAATTAAATGACCCTAGAACTAGACTCATGACAGGAAAGCTGTTAAATATCGGTGAAGGGTTTAATGCTGTTAAACAGAAAGCTAACAGTATTGCAAATAGGATGTTCAACTTCTTTAGTAAAGATGATTAAAACTTTAAAAGAGCCGAGAGGCTCTTTTTTTATTTTCCAAAAAATAGCATTAGAAATAAAATTAATGAAAGGAAAGTGAATAGTATGATTAAAAAGATGAAAGAATGTTGGAGTGAAATGGATAGAGGTGAAAAATTAAAAACAGTATTATATGGTGCCGCAGGAATTGGATTTGTATTTATGGTAGCTGGGACATATGGAGCTGTAAAATTATCAAAAGAATTATATGAAATTATGAAACCGCAATAACGAAAAAGAGCCGAAAGGCTCTTTTTTTTGCAATTATAGCATAAGATATAAAAGGAAAGGAGTGATTAAAATGAGTGATAAAAATTCTAAAAAAACAAAAATACCATCTGATTTACATGAGGAAGATAAAGAAACTTTAAAGGAATTTATTGATTCTGGAGCTGATGTAGATATAAGAGATGAGGGAGATCATTTAGTTGCAAATATAACGAATTTAGACGAAGAAACAATAAAGTTTATAAAAGAATATTTAGATATTCCTGATGATGAAAATTAATCTTGAGCTTTAATAAGCTCCTTTTTTTTGTCGTTTTTTATTTCCATTTTTTGGTAGTATAAGGAATAAAATGAAGGGAGATGATAGTATGAACTATGAAGAATTTGCAGGCTTGCAAAATAAAGTATCAGAGCTAAATGGAAATTTTAGATTTAAAATTATGCAAAAAGTATTTGAAGATTCAGGCATAAATTTTACAAAAAGAATGATGTTTTATTATATAGAAGATAATTTAATTCCACCAATTCATAAATTAAATAAAAATCAAGCTTACTATACAAAGGAGCATATTTACAGATACTATCTTATATCTTTATTGAAAGAGTGTCTGAGTTACGAAGAGATAAAAATATTCTTTGTGCAAAATAAAGAAGATATAGATAAAATGGATTCAGAAAAGTTGATAGAGTTAAATTTTAAGATACTGCCTAAAATACACACTGAATTATATAATAGAATTCTCTTAAGTGAAGAAAGAGAGCAGTGCGATTTTAAGAATCTTTATGACAAATTTGTAAATCTATCAATTTTATATAACTCTAAAAAAATGCTTATAAATAGAGATGAATAAAATGAAGGAGGATGATTGATATGTTTGTTAGCGTAGAGAAGGAGCGTAAAAAAAAATATTATGAAGAAAATAAAGATAAAATACTTGAGAGACAAAGAGAGAATAGAAGAAAAAAAAGATTGAAAAATAAACCAAAAGTAAAGGCCCGTCAAATAAATCGTTGGGTTGAAAATGTTTTAAAATATGTTGCAAAAGCAGAGAATCATGAGAGTGAAGAATAAAAGGAGGATGATAATATGACAAATTTAAATGATGTACTAAAATATGCAAAGATAATAAATAAAATAATTGAACGATACACAAATGATAATGATATTGAAAAGTTTAAAAAGTCAATGGAAGGGATTGAAAGGAAATTAAAAAGAGATATAGCTAACAGTAAACCATTAGAAATTGGACCTTCAAATTTCTGTATGGGAGCACTTGTAATTGAAAAGGCTATTTCGCATTTACTAGAAATAAAATCTAGGCATGAGCCTAAATCACAAAATATTAAATTGGTGCCAACAAGAAAGATTATCAAAAAAGATTTAGAAAAAATTAAAGATATTAGCGCTAAATCTTTTAAAAGATATAAAGAGGAATGTGAAGAATAAAAGGAGGATGATTATATGAATTGGGATAAAATTACTGATATAGGCCTAGGAATAACTAGCATTATACTTGGAGTTGCATTAATTGCACTAAGAATAAAAAAATAATCTACAGAGCTTCATAGCTCTTTTTTTTCGTCCTATAACGTCTGACCATAAGCACTAGAAAACGCAATACCAGTATCTCCAGCTTCAGGATATAAAAGTTGAGCTAAATATGCATATATGCAGGAGTGCATACCATCGTCAGGTTGACCCTCTGGATGAGTGTAAATTAAATCTTCAGATCTTCCATTCTGACTTTTTCTATACTCTTTCATTTCAGCTAAGTGATGGTCAAACATCCACATAAATTTATCTTTATCATAACCTGCCCATGCAACTCTTTGTTCATATACAAATCTTACATAGTTAGTTATAACTTTACTTCTATTTACAACCCATTTTAAATCCTTTTGGTCCCACTTTGTTTCTTCTTTTTGATTAAAAGAATAATAACATGCCATAACTCTTAATCCAAATCTCTTTTGAAGTTCTTTATATTGAGTAAAACCAAAACCCCAGTCAACTATACAACATGCAATTTTAAAAATCTGCATTAAGTTAGATATATCTCTTAACTGATAATCAGGCTCTATCTCTTCACTTCTATGATATTTTTTAGTATAAAGCATCTGATACTTTCCTTCTGCATTAAAAGAAAATATGCTAACTATAGTAAATGATTTTTCTCCTTTACCCCAGTCTACCCCCATGAAGTTTCTGGTGTTCGTAAAATAGCCTTCTGCTCGATTATAAAGCTTAAAGGTGTTATTAGATATCTGAGATAGAATTAAGTGGTTAAATGGCTTTTCTGCGTCCTCATAGCTACGTCCTAAAACCTCGTTATGAAACTTATCCATTGAGTATGTTTCATACTTATCCCAAATGTCTCCAGGTAATATCCATGGCACCATAAGTTGCGATATTCTAAACCCATACATTTTTTTGCCAGGCTGCAAGGGATACCACATTCCACATGATATAGATTCTTTAGGAATTTCCATTCTACATTTTCTACATAAAAAAGCATCAGGGGATAAATTCTTAACCCCTAATATCTGATATTTATTACAATGAGGGCATTTTACGACCCACTCATTTTGATTACTTCTATCCCAATACTGCTGAATTGTATTTCCGAAAGTCTTAGGTGTTCCTGTGTACCATGTAACTCTTATTCCTGCACCTGTATCTAAAGCATGAGACTGTGTTTCTTTTATAACAGGAATTGCATCTATGTGTATATCTTGTATTTCATCCCCCCAGATTCCGTTACAAGTTATACCCCTTATATTATCTCCATATTCAAAGCAATGCTTAAAATAATTAACAGAGCCATTTGTGAACTCTTTTAACATAACAGCTTGAGCACAATTTTTATCTATGTAACTCTTTTTTATTATGCTCTCCTGACTATACTCATAAAGCTTTCCTATTCTCTCTCTTGAAAATGTTCTGACTTGCTCTGTGAGTGGAGCAAAATATAAAGCCCTAAAATGAGGTATTAAAAGAGTATGATTAGCCATATGTACAGAACTTGTCGTAGATTTCTCTACCTGACGCCCCGACATTATCATACCCTCTTCTATAATACTATTATATATTGGCAATAGATAACTTCTATTTTTAAGCCTAAAAGGTTTCCCCTCTAACATATAGACGCTTTCTGCAAATGTTGAAGGAATAACCTCTAATTTTTTTTGCTCTTCACTCAAGGAGTGTCACTTCCTTTAATTATGTGGTCATATGCACGAGTATATGAAAGCTCACCTTCTGCAGATAGATGTTCTCCCCAAGAAACTGTTGGTGTTGAAACTTCATCAATTGTAACTATCTTTTTATCTTTACTCATTATTTCAGTACTTTCAACGCCATTTCTATCTTTTATAATTAAATAGTTTTTTATATCATAGTCGAAATTTTCTGCATTAGTAATAATTATACCAGCATTAATGCATTCTCCAAATTTAATGTACTTATCATTTAATGTAACGCCTACTCTTTTTCCTGTATATGATTTAACAAAATCAAAACAATCAGAGATATCATCATAAAAATTAACAGTTTCTCTTTGCTGATTTATTATATGATCCATCTTACTGTCCGTTATAGTGAGGAAACTTTTTATCTCTTTTATATCATTTAAAAATTCTTTTATTTTTCTAAACATAAGTCATCACCATCTAATAAGTCTTTTTTTCTTGCATCTATGCTGTGTTCAAATATTAATTTAATATTTGATACTGAGTCATCTTTTCTAGTATCAATAATTTGTTTAAAGTTATTTAACCTGCTAGCATATTTTACACTATCATTACTATGTATTATAATATTTATACAGTCCTCTTCACCAATTAATAAATCACAAAATAACCTTAAGATATCTACTCTGTTAAGTTTATGCCTTTTTGCTAAATTACTAACTGCTGACTCTTGTTCTTCACTTAGTTCTAATAATATTCTTTTTCTAAACACTATTTGATCACCCTACACCATCATAATATATATTTTTTTAAAAATCAATATATTATTCGTGCTTGATATATATATAAAGTTTTTATAGAATATATATCAAGCACCGAGAAAGGTGATGAAATGACAAAAAAAACGGTGGGAGCTATTGTTTTTAAATTAGGAGATAACAGTGAAATTATTGAAAGATTAGAAGACGCGGGATTTGAAATCACGAAATTAAGTGAAAATGATTTTTATGTATATAAAGATGAGAACGACATAACTCCGATAGATGTTCTATTAAAATTAAGAGAACTTGGAGTTTATGTATCAACTCAAAGTATAGTCAAGACATCAGTTTATTCCGGTGGAGAAGTATACAAAGAAAAAATAGAGTATTTAATGTGAGGGAAAAATGGCTAGAAAAAAAAGAAGTGTTAAGCAGATAGAAGAGTCAATCGAGACACTAAGTAATAAATTATTTGAAAGACTAAAAGAATTCAGAGATAGTGGAACTAAATTTTGTATAATTGATAGATTCAATGGATATGATTTTTTTGAAGTTTTTAAAGATGCGTTATATTCATATAGGTCAGATGCAGTTATTTGTGAAAGACTTTATTATGAAAAAAAATGTTATCTTGCAAAAAGAAAAACTTTTGACATCTCTGACGATGCAAAAAAACTTTATGAAAGCTTTATAAAGTTTTCTAAAAAAATAGAAAAAGAGAATATTAGCGAATTATCAGATGAAGAAGTAAAACAAAGAGAAAATAAAATAGAAGATTATAAGAAAAAATTAGAAGACAATCCTCCCGAAGAAAAAGATATTAGTCTGTTATCATATAAAACTGACTTTAATGGGGAGGGATATTTAGTAACAGAATTAAATAAAATTTCAGATGAAATTTTATTACAGATAAGTAAAACGACAGTAAACTTTGTTTTTAGCTATTTTTCAACTTTTAAATATATGGCAATGGATGGATACTCAATTAGTATAACGCCTATATTTAGTGAAGATTATATAGATATCATCGCCATAATGAAGGAAATGTGATCACTATCCTGTAATTCTCCTTTTAATAAATAGACTAGGGTTAAACCCCTAGTCTATTTATTATCCTCATCCACTTCAAAACTTACTCCTAATTCATCTATACCCTCAATATCTTCTGGTATTATTTTTTCATCTAATGGCTCTATGCCAGACTCTTTTAATCTCTCATTTGTTTTTTTGATTTGCTCATCTAAAATATCTTCTGTTCTTTGTTTATAAAGTTCCATGAGTATTGCATTCGAATGTTTATCTGCATTACCCGTTGATACTCCTGTCTTTATATTCTCCACTTTATCATGAGCAAAACTCATGATTTTTGCAACTTTAAATAATGAATCAACAACATCTCTATCTTTGTGTCCGTCTAACTGTAGGAATCTCTCATAACCTTTAGCCACAACATCTGTGAACATTTTTTCAAAATCACCCTGTTCTGCTTGAGCTGTTCTAAAGGAGAACTCGGAATACACCATGTTTAATGTTTTAATATTATCATCTAATTCTTTAACTCTTTGTTCTGATTGTTTTTTAATAACTAATTTCTCTCCAACCTCTAAATCTTTATACGCTGACAAATTATCTATATCTTTTAAAAGATTAACTAATGCTGCCTTTTCGCCTTCTAATGTCTTTATTTTAGATTCTATATCATGAGTCTTTATATTGAAGAACACTTTCTTATAAAGACCTATATCATAATTAAAGATTTTCATATCTAAATTTTTATTACAATACTCGCATATTCTAGAATCTGGAACACATTCTAATAACATTTTATCTACCAAATATCTTTTTGGATGAATTAATATTTTTTCTATAGATTGTCTCGTAAATGTTGTATCAATTAATCTTTCACCATTTTGGTCAACAGGGACATTTGTAGTTGAGCCATAAAATCTGACTATTTCATTTGCCCATAGAGCATCTACCTCTAAATCTTTTACCATTTTGCAAAAACTTTCTTGATCGTCTGGTGCATCAGATAGTTCAAGATTAAAATTTAATATATTTTTTTGAAATGCTTTACTCTTTTTATTTGTTAATATTTTATTCTTGTAATCACTATATACGTATCCTAAGTTATATTGTTTTATTACAGGGTCTATCACATTTAAGTAATATATAACAAGATTAGGCTCGTGAGGAGCTGAAAGTCCAAGTTTGAAAAGTTCTGCCTTTATAAAAGTTGGAGAGTATCTTTTTGTTAAAAGATATCTTATATATCTTACGTGTGGTTTTGACTCAATTGCCTTTATTATGTTTATGCATCTTTCTTTGCTAAAATTAAAATCTGTAGCCATGTCTACCCCCTACTTTATTGTCCTAATTTGATTATTTTTTAGTTCCTTCATTTTCTCTCCAGGCTTTTTAATTGTAACAAATGAAGTAAAAGAACTTTCGTCTGGAGCAATGCTTACATTTGTATAGTCCTTAACAATGTCCTCAACTAAGGTTCTAATTACAGGCATTAATTGTACAAGCTCTGGCATTACTTGCTCAGCTTCAATATTTAGCTTATCTTTCTTATTAAAAAATCTTTTTGCTGCCTCATAAATATCATCAAAAGGATTATTTTTAATATGCAAAATATATTTTTTAATTTGTGCGTTCATAACTCACCCCTCTTTCATTATTGCATATCCGCGTCTTGTTTTCAAGTAAGATGCAAATTATGATAGTTTTGCGTTTTAAGTTTTTTTTAAAAATTTAGTATAAGAAATAAAATAAATTAATTAAAAGGGGAAATGAAAACATGAAATTTTTTAACTTTAGTGAGAAGGCAAAGAAGCGAATTAAAGTAGGAACGGCAGTTGGAACGGCTATTTTAGGGGTAGTACTTGTAGTTTTTGGATTCAATTCAAAAAGTAAAAATTCAGAAGAAGATTCAAATGACCAAGAAGACACAGAAAATGAAACTGTAGATAACAACAATGACGAAGATAATGAAATAAAGATCACAGAGTTTTAAATTTAATAAAGGGCCTAACGGCCCTTATTTTTTTTCATGCAGTTCCCTTTATGGAGTTATGAAACTTACTTATAGCACCTTTTAATGTGTCCGCTTTACCGCATGCTCTATGTGTATGAGTCACATATGTAGTTTTTCCATCCTTGTTTACACTTTTCCAAACTGCTGAGTCACCATTACTCCATGTAGCTTTAGACTTATAAACTTCTTCTTTTTCTTCTTTTGATAATGGAACTTTATTATCTTTTAACTTTTCAAAATTTGATTTTGTCTTAGCTTCTTTATACATTCCATCTATATAGTCTGCAACTTTATTATTCTCTTTTAGCGTATCAAATAATAATTTATTTTGTTTGTCTTTATGTTGAGCGATTTCATATATAAATTCATCAGGTGTCTTATCTCTTGACTTAAATATACCTAAAAACTTTGGCATAGTAGCTATATATCTATTTACATTTACAACTCTATCTTTCTTAGGTCTATGACTTAACCCACCACTTCTTACACCTCTTGCCTCCATCTGCTTCATTTTTTCAGGATTATAATGAGGGTCCAATACACCTTCCCAAGTTGTATCATTTAATGATAAACCCTCTCCACCAGCAGAAGATATTATCATAACCTTTTTATTGCCTTTATTAAAATCCTCTATATCTTTTTGTCTTCCTTCTTCTGTAATTCCAAAATTACCTTTGCCTGTAAATTTACCATATTGAATACCTTTTGATTTTAACCCCTGTTCAATAGAATCTGTACCACCCTTTATTAAGTGACTAAATAATATTGCTCTTCCATCAGGAGTTTTCCCTAAATGTTCTTCCATATCGCGCAAAAGAGTGTTTAGTTTTGGAGTTAATTTTGGACCGTCTTTTGGTGATATCTTTGGGTTTATAGCACTTATATCGTTCATTAATTTTCTTGCTTCAACTAATTTTGAAAAAACTTGAGCAGCCTCTTCATCTTTTAAAGTTTCAAGCCTCTTTGTTCTTATCATTTTTCTAACTGCTGGATTATCCTTTAATATACCTTTATATAATTTTTTTTGCTCTTTACTGAGAGGTACCTTCGTAATACTTACAGCTTTATCAGGCATTTTAGCTATTTCTTTTATATCATTAACATCTAAATAATCTACATATTTTTTTAATTCGTTTTGTAATAATCTTTTATTTTTAAAACCTAAAACAGGCTTTCTTTTTTCATGCAAGTCTCTATACTTCCAAGACCTATCTCTTTTTAGCCACATTTGCTCAAATTGTTTTTTATTTTTTCCTAATATATGTTTTTGTCCAGAGGCAACATCAACTAAAGGCTGAATATCAGCTAATGAGTTAGATACTACAGAGCCTGTTAATCCAATATAATTAGGATAAAGTTTTCTTGTTTTCTTTAGAGCTTCAGTAACTGCTGTATCTTCATTTTTACCTTTGTGACTCTCATCTGTTATAACTGTGTCAGCTCCAGTTTCCCTTATATAATACTCAGGGTCTTTTTTAAATAAATCATAAGATACTATATTGTAATCTTTATTCTTGTCAGGTAGTCCATATTTGCTATTTTTCTTTGATAGCTCAGCTTTATTTCCAACAATATTGTATGAACTGTTTGTGAATTTTTTTATTCCAGATGAACCAAAATTCATTCTAAGTCCAGATGGTACGACTACCAATGCTCTATTGGCCTTTCCATCTTGTTTCATTTTTTCAAATTTAGCAATTGCAGTTAAGGTCTTTCCGCTTCCAACAGGATGCGCTAAAACTTTTTCTGTGCTAGGATCTTCTGCTACACGTTTTTGATGAGGGTAAAGCTGGATGTTGTCTCTTAAAGCAGCCTCTTTATACATTCCATCTATATAGTCTGCAACTTTAATATCCCATCTAGGCTCATAAGTTTTCTTAGAAAGATTTGCTTGATTTATATTTTTTATTTTGAATCGTCTAATATTATTTCTTAGTTTACAATAGCCGAAATAATCGTCTCCACGAATCTCGTAAGGCTCTGTTAATCTCATTGTGGAGTCACCTTTTTTATCAGTATACCAAATCTTTAAAAGATTTTTATTGTTGCCAGCTTTTTTTATTTTGCTTTTTACTTTTTCTTCAAGGGGTATAGCATGCCTCCCCATTGCATATTTATATATAATTTCTTTATATGAATCCTTCAAGAAAAATCACCACCTTACCTAAGATTATAGCATAAGAAATAAAAGATTTAAAAGAAGGGAAGGATGTATTAATGAATTCAAAAATTTTAGATGTAGGATTTAAATTATTGGTGTTAGTAGGAGTAGCTGTAGCTGGAGGAGCATTAGGAATTTATATCTCAGAAAAGAAAGAGAATATTATTATTGAAGATTTAAATGAGGAAGTTGAATTTAGAAATAATGAAATAAATGAGTTAACTGTTAAACTTGAATGTTTAGAAGAGGAACTTTTAAATAGAAGTATAGAGCTTCAAAAAAGTAATGATAAGATGAAAAGATTAAAAACATGGGAGGAAGACTTAAGTTTAAGAGAAAATTCAACATCATCTATAGAGGATAAACTTAATGGAGAGAAAAAGGAGCTTAGTTTAAAATCTCAACAATTAGATGAGAAAGAAGCTAAATTAAAAGCTATGGCTCTTAATGATTTAAAATATAAAATTGATACAGTAGAAGAGATTATCAAGGAAATAGATAAACTAAAAGAAGAAAATAGTGACTCGTCAGTATTAATAAAGGAAATAGACAGATTATTAAAAGATAAAAACGATTCAAGTATAGATAAATTTCTATTTAGGTCTGATATAAATTTAACATCAATAGAAATTTAAAAAAATATTTTTAAAACGCATTTTCTGTAGTATAAGGGATAAAAGTAAAAGAAAGGAAGTGATAACAATAAGTGGAAGTGTAAAAACAATCATAGCAGTTTTAAGGTCTGTACTAATACGTATCTTCAAGTTTTAACATAAATATAACTAATAAAATTTTAAAAAATGAAAGGGTGTTGAATTATGATGGAATTTATTAAAAACGAGGTAGTTAAAAAGGTAATGGAATATCTAGGGATAGCATTTGTTTCAGTATTTATATTGAAGATATTTGAAAAGATACTAGATATAATGAATGAGGCAAAACCGGCAGAAAAGAAAACAGCAGTAGACTTATTTAAATCCGCAACAAGAAGAGCAAAAAGAGGAGAAGGGTTCGATAATGTTGAAGGTGTTGCTACTGATGCAATAGTTAAATATAAGATTGAACTAGCAAAGAAAATAAAAGATAAAGAAAAAGAAGTTGAAAATAATAAACCTGCAGAACCTAAAGCTGAGGAAGTTAAAGCAGAACCTAAAGCTGAGGAAGTTAAAGCAGAACCTAAAGCTGAGGAAGTTAAGGCAGAAGAAAAGAAAACTGAAGAAAAGAAAGATAATAAAAAATAAGGCAGCTTAAGTCAGACACAATAACTAAAAACAAAAAGGGGTGCAAACCTCTTTTTTTTCTTCTTTTTTTAAAATTTTAGCATAAGATATAAAAGGAGAGACGGAATAGGTACAATAATAATAACAGTAAAGGAGAGTCAAATCATGAAACAAATTTTTACAGAGGTAGGAAAGAAAGTAGCAGTAATAGCTGGAGGTTATCTTCTAGGTAAGGGAATCGAGATGCTTGTAGATTGGGGAATCGATAAGTATCGCAAAAAAAAAGAAAGTAAAAATATTTCAAGTTATGACGAAGACATTAGTACCGAAAATAGCACGGGGATTAATGACACAATCATCAGAAGAGAGACAATAAGAAGTGAGTCAGTTAAAGGTGATGTGAAAAAGAAAGCAGCATGACAAGAGAGGGTAAAACCTCTTTTTTTTCGATGTATTTTTAAGAAAGTCCTTCAAGTTAAGCCTTTTTGTTTTATTTTGTTAATTTTGATAAAATATAATTATAGATATTTTACTTCAAGTCTAACTAGAATCTCTTAAAATAAAAAGGAGGGATTTAATATGGATGATTTGAAAAAGGATCAGGAAAGGCTTTTGAAGGAATTGTTTCCAGAGCAAGAACAAGAAAAACTGTTAGATGAAATATCTCCCGAGCAAGAAAGACTTTTGAATGAACTATTCCCCGAATCAGAATTTAAGGAATACACAAGACCGATACCAATAATTAAAAATTATAATCCAAAAATAAAAAATACTATTATGGCACTTAAAACACTTAAAAAAATGGACTTATCATTAATCTTAAGTGTTGTCAGTATCTTATTTATTTTAATTTCATCAATTACTTTATACTCACACTATAATAAATTGAAAAACGAAAATGATAAAATTAACAATGAAAATAATAAAATTAAAAATAAAGTAAATCTAATTGAGAATAAAATAAAAAAAACTGATGAAGATATAAAAAATATAAAAGATGAGACAAATGAAAGAATGGAAGATTTAAGTCGAAATATGGGCGTAATACAAAGTACACTGGAGACTATAAATGAATCTATAAAAAAACTATACACTATTGTAACCGGGAGACAAAGTGCATCCGTGGGAGGGGAGACACTTGATATGAGGGCAACAGTATATGATTTAAGTGTTGAGAGTTGTGGCAAAACAAGAGACCACCCAGAGTATGGGATTACTAGATCCGGTGTAAAGGCTACCAAAAATAGAACAGTTGCCGTTGACCCTAAAGTAATACCTTTAGGGTCAAAATTATACATAACGTTTCCTGAGAAATATAAATTTATGAATGGTAATTATGTTGCTGAAGATACTGGCGGTGCAATAAAGGGAAACAAGATAGATATATTTTTGGGCGAGTCAGTAGATAGAGATTATATGATGGAATTTGGGATACAGCCTGTAAAGGTTAAATTAATAAAGTAAACAAAAAAAGACAATGCAATATAGTCTTTTTTTTATATAAAAAAATAAAATAAAAAGGAGATTTGATTTATGAAATTACAAGAAAAAGTGTGGAGTAAAATACCATACTTAAAAGAGTTAGTAGAAAAAGGTGATGTTAAAAGATTCACAGATAATGAAATTTTAGATTTAACAGAGGGAAATAAGTTAAAGATAAAAGAGATGGAGGAGACAAATAAAAGTATAAATTTAAAAATTATAGCTGTATTAGATCAAACTGCTCATTTTCCTGATGAAAGTGTAAACATGACAAGCTATGTTTATATGGATAGTCAAACTAAGCCATGGATAATAGAAGGTGACGCGATAGGCTTCTTTGCAAATGTAATAAATGAAGCATGGTTTGTAGAAGAAATAGGTAGCATTGGAATAAAAGAGCTCCCCAGTGGTTTTATTCGAAGAGTAATGTGATAAAATGTTACTATAAAATAAAAAGGGAGGAATATCCATGTTTAAAAAAGTAGTGTTCACATTGGCGGTAGTATCAATACTTTCCATCAATGTATCTTTTGCTGAGGCTTGTATTTTTAAATTCAAGCCAGTTATCCCTAAGTGTCCTATAGTAATAGTTACGCCTACTCCTTCATCAACAGTAACTCCTGTGATTACACCAATACCTGTTAAGCCAAAACCAGTAATACCTGTACCTACAGTGCCTGTAATTCCTAAGACTCCTAAGCCTACAATTACCCCGATACCCACAGTAACACCTATACCAACGATAACACCTACAATTACTCCAAGACCTACTGTACCATCTCCAACGGGACCAATAATTCCTAAAACGCCTGCACCAGAATATGAGGAGATAAAAGTACTTCCAAAGACAGGCGAGAAAAAATCTATGAATTTAGTACATATTTTTGCTGGAGTTTTATTATTAATGGCTGGTTCAACAATATTTTTATATAAGAAAATTGGAGTATAAATTTTAAAGTGGTGGCCATATGGCCACCACTTTAAAATGCTTGAATTTGCGGATAAGAACATGAACAGGATTATTTAAATTATATCATTTAATTTTATGAATCGCTACTTTAATTTCAATATGTAATATAATTCCTGAGGACTATAAGACTTATTATCTATCTTTGTTATTTCTGATTGATTTAAACCATTAACTACAAACTCAACACAATTATCGGAATTAAAATTATCTGGAATAAATTTTAGAAGCCATCTTAATAATTCTCTGTAATCATATGGCTTTCTTGTTTCGGTTAAATATTCCATTAATAATTCATATTTATACATTTGATTTATAGGAATTTTTACTTCCTCGAATTTTCCATCTAATTCTTTTATATCGTAGACTTTTACACTTCTAAAAATATCAGTATCTATTAAATAATCATTAATCCTAAAAGCAACATGACTAAATTCACTATCAGTGAAGAGTTGGATTATTTTAGATATAAATCCAACTCCTTTATAAAATAAAATATTTATTACCATGTTATTGACATAACATCTTCAACTGTAGTTGCATTATTAACTTGAGTTTCTTTTGTTCTAAACTTTGTAACATTAGTTTGAACATGTGTTACAGAGTCCAAATATAATTGTATTATTTGAGATTTATTGTGGGCTATACATTCTCTCGTATCATGTATTCTCCACTCTATAGTTGCATTTTCTGGATAATAAGGTATTGCATCAATTGCTATTGTTAAGTTACGTTGAGCTTCTGTATCATATGAGTATAAATGAGGAGTGCCTAACGCTGAAGATGTAAATGAACTATTTATTGTATTTGAACATGATACTTGTAACTCACTTATCTTTCTCTCTTTAGCTGCACTTAATTTTATACTTTCTATATTATTAATTATAGCCTGTATAGCTTCTTGATTTTCGTTATCATTAAATGTAAATGTGCCTACTCCATTTGATACTGTAACTAGTAATGGAGTAATACCTTCTTTAATAAAATAATCATGTAATACATTTAAACTGCAATCAGCACAATTATTAATATAAAAAATCATCCTAGCACCTCCACTTGTAAATATGTATTTGAAGTTAAAATATTTCTAGATGAACCACTATTTTGATATAATCTAATTTGTAAATAATCGCTAGTAGACACATCTAGAATTCTACTTACAATTTTTAAATACCTGTCTCTAGAACTATTTTCCCATCCATATTCATGCTCTTCTATAACACTACCGTTTAATAGTAATTGTATGTAGTGTATACGAACTTCTCTTAAATCATCTACATTTAATAGGCATGAAAGCCTTACTTTAGTTATACCGGATGGAATAGTTATTCTATTATTCTGACTTGAATTCCAAAATCCATGAATATCACTTTGCGGATTCCAAGTTACCAGCGTAACTGAGCCAGAAGAGATAGATTGTGTAGATGTTTTATTAAAATTGCTAAACTCAATATTGGAATATAGTCCACCCGCAATTTTAATTAAAGGATTACCTAGCCCATTTCCTACATATAACTCTCTTGTATCTGTGCATATAAATGGTTCCCCAGTCAAACCTTCACTTGGAAGGTTTGACTTAAGGCCACGTTTTAATTTTATAAATGTATTCATCAATTTTCACATCCTGACATTTTATGCTGATACAACTTCTAAGTAAAATTCACCATCTTTAACTACAAACCTATATTGAACACCTGTGTAGTCTGGATTAGTACCTTCGTCTTCGTAACTGTGAGGATTAGCCATATTATCTAAGTGATTGTCTGTCTTTTTATCAGCTCTTACTATCATATCACTATTATCATTAATCTGTGCTTTAATAGTAGTACCGTAACTGTAAGTAGTAGTAGGTATAGTTCCTGTTCCACTTGAATATACAGTTCCTGACTTTTGAGCCTGTAATATTTGTGGGTCGTAAGTTGTTATAGTAGGAGTTGCTAGTTGATAATATACTTTAGTGCCAGCTAGAGCTGTTTTAGCTGCAGCTAAAGTTGCATATGTGCCTAACGCTACTACGAATCCTAACCTACCAGTAGTTGACACATAATATTTACCAATTTCACTTGTGGGAAGATTAGTTGGGTCTACATAGCTTGATGCATCTTTTCCAATAACTCTTGTTTTACCATTAGTTGCAGGAGATAATGATAGATCGCCAGTTAAAAAATTAGTGCCAGTATATGCAACTTGAACATTAGTCATATTCTCGATATTCGTAATATCTGCTTCAACTAAGCTGTACTCATTACTTACATTCTTCGTATGAACTCCAGTCTGAACATCAAAACTATCTGATATAGCAGGAACATTTCTTAATGCAACTGGTGTTTCTGCTACTGTTTCTTTGTATTCTTCGTATGTTGTAGCTGATGAGCCTTGTTCTAACTGTAATTCAATAGCTTCAAAATCCTCTCCTATATCCCATGTTGATGAAGGATTTTTTCTAAAATTGAAAAATACATATTCTGTCTTAGTTAATGTAAATGTAGTTGTTAGTGGTTGCATACTCCCAAATATATCGCCACTATTTTGAGTTATCGCTTTATAGTATATTGCTTGGCTGCTTGACATTATGTATGTTCCAGCACCTAATAATATATGATTAGTATGTCTATAAATTGTTGTGTCAGCACCTTCACCCTCATAAGGTGGATAAGTTAAATCATAACCAGTGTAAAAAGACTGATTTTGCAATAAATTCTTCCCAACACTTGTTATAGTTTGTGACTGTGTATGTGCTGTGTCTCTATGATAAGCGTATTTTTCGAGTAAAGCATTAGCACCTAAGGCATATTCTGTAGCTGTTATTTCTTGTACCATTAGTGCATCTATATATCCATATTGATTTTCTGCTCCATCAATATATCCCATTATAAATATTGACGATGAAGCATCAAAGTCTGTTGGTTGTACAACTACTCCAACTCTAGTCCATGATGTAGAAGTTACAAAGCTGGATGCTACTGTATTATCTCCTATGGGAACAACTTGCATTCTAATTCCTGAACCTGATAAATTACCATTTTTTAAATACCCTGACACAAAATAATATTTACCAGCAGTGAATATAGAAGAATTACTATAATTTGCATAACCATTTGTTTGACCAGCACTTAATGTCATTTTAATACAATTATCGCCTTCATACTCATTACTACTATCTAATGACCTTACACATCTAGTATTTCCCCAAGAAGTAACATCTTCACAACCAGCTATTGTATCAGGTAATTTATTAGTTACTGTATTACCTTTAACTACCATTTTAAGTTCTGATCTTTCTATATTATTAGAAGGTAAACTTATTATACTTTGTGTAACTTCAGTATTTGTTGAATAACTAGCTACTAATAAATTATCAATTCCATGAGCATTGGCTACATTATCAATATGACTTTCTACTTTATCATCTACCCTATCTATCATTTCACTATTATCATCTACTTGTGCTTTAATAGTAGTACCATAGCTATAAGTAGTAGTAGGAATAGTTCCTGCTCCACTTAAATATACAGTTCCTGATTTTTGAGCTTGAAGTATTTGTGGGTCGTAATTAGTTATAGTAGGTGTTGCTATTTGATAATATAACTTAGTTCCTGCTAGAGCTGTTTTAGCAGTGGCTAGACTTGCATATGTGCCTTTAGCCACTACAAAAGCAATTTCATTACTGAATGCAGTTAGCTTAAAAGTTCTAATATATGACACATTATCAATACTTGTTCCTGATGTTGTTTGATTTTCTGAGTAGCCAATTAATCTGTAAGTGTCATATATGGCAACTGCTGTACTACCATATGCTTTTGATAAAGCATTTTTATTAATTTTAACATAATCAACATTAGTTAAACTTGTTACTAATTCAACTATATCTGCTTCAACTAAACTATACTCATCACTTACATTCTTAGTATGAATACCAGTCTGTACATCAAAAGTATCACTTATAACAGGAACGCTTCTAAGTGCAATTGGTGTTTCTGCTACTGTATCTTTGTATGGTTCGTAAGTTGTAGCTGATGTGCCTAACTCAACTTGTTCTGTATTATGGTTATCTAATAAATCAGATATTTTAATCCAATATCCATTAGCAGGAATAGTGATTGTTGCACTATCTTGAGCGCCACTTATAAATGTTTTATTTATATCGTATATTGCGTGTCTACGTTGAGCGCCTCCACTACCAGACCTTCTATAAGATGTGCTAGGAGTAACGGAAATCCAATCAGAAGCATAATGTAATACATTCGCGGTTAAATTACCAGTAATAGATGATATTAAATAACCACTTGCTTTAGTATTTTTGTTAAACAAATTCTTCCCAACACTCGTTATAGTCTGTGGCTCGGTGTGTGCTGTACCTCTATGGAAAGCGTACTTGCTAAGTAAAGCAGTAGTACCTAATGCGTATTCTGTGGCTGTTATTTCCTGTAGCATTAGTGCATCAACAAAGGCGTATTGTGTTTCTGTGCCAGTTACTCTTGTTTGTAATCTTAGTTGTGTTGCACTTGCCATGTCACTAGGTTGTACAACTATACCAACTCTAGTATAACTTGTCGCAGTTATGTATGAAGATGTTTTAGTCGCACCACCGCTAACAAATTCAGTTTCTAGTCTTATCCCAGTTGTAGCATTTCCGTTTTTCAAACGAATTGATATTAAATAATACTTAGAAATATCCAAACTTGCTAATATGTTTCTATAATTGTATGAAGTTGTTTGTCCCGCACTTAAAGTCTGCTTAAGGCAATTAGTTCCTTCAAACTCGTTGTCACTATCTGTTGCTAATGTACCTTGTACTACACTCCACCCAGTAGTAGACTCACACCCTGCCACAGTATCTGCTAGCAAGTTAGTTACTGTATTACCTTTAACTGTTGTTTTAAGTTCACTTGTTTCAATATTAGTCGAAGGTAAACTTATTATACTTTGCGTTACCTCTGTATCTGCTAAATAACTAGCCACTAATAAATTATCCATTCCATGAGCGTCAGTTTCATTACCTAAATGAGATGCAAGATTTGAAGCTGTTGCATAGTGACTTCCTTCTTGACCATCAAGTAAATCGGCATCTAAACCTGAAGTAGTACCGTCTACTGTTTTAATGGCTGTCAATATTTCATTAGCTGTCATATCAGCAGTTGCATTTGATTCAACTCCATCCAACTTCGTTTTATCTGATGCACTCATTAAACCTGAGGCAGAAGTTGTAGCATTTGCTATAATATCAGAACCTCCAGTTATATGAGATGAAGCGTGGGCTCCAGGAAGTAATCCTGTATGACTGTGAGAACTAATTGCTCCTGTTAATTTGGCCTCAATTTCAGCCTTAGTTATATCGCTATTTTTTTGAGCATCAGAAGGAGCATGAGCTACTTGACTATGGTCATAAGCTGTTTTACCTCTGTCGCCTCTATATGCTGTAGTATCTGTTTCTCCCAAAGCTAAATTAGATTTAGCATTCCAGGTACTTTTCTCAGTATCTGTTACAAATCTATTATTTGTATCTTGAGTAATAATAGATGGAGCGTGATTTGCGGGATGTGTATAGTTGTTAGCATTTGTAGCTACTCCATCTAATTTTGTTTTATCAGTTGAACTCATAAATCCATTAACAGAAGTGGTCGCCGCTCCATGCGCTGCACCTGTTGCTCCTACATGAGAGCTTGCAGCAAAGTCTGAAGCTAGATATCCACTATCCTTTAAAAGTTTTCCAGTAACGCCATCGAAGGCCGCTAATCTATTAGTTATTGAAGATGCAGGGCCTATAACAGCTCCATCAATATTTACTTGAATTATGTTAAAATTAGCCCCTACAGCAGCATGAGTTCCAGAAGCAGTCCCATCAACTGTACAAATTATCATATCGCCAACTTCAACATTAGGACCTGATGCACCACCTATTTTACCGGAAACACTTACTTTCCAAGTATGACCAGCACTACCCGCAGAATAATTAGGATTAGCTGAACAATCAATAACTCCCTTATATACCATAGCGTCATTAGCGCCAATTAAATTATCAACATAAGTTTTAACCGCATCTGCTCTTGCAAGAGCTGTAGAACTACCAGTTAATGTAGTCTCAACAGTATATCCATCATTTAAGGCATCCCCTGTAGCGCCATTCCATGTCGGAACAGCTCCACTTGTAGATGAAGCTCTCTTTTTGACTTGAGCGTCATCTGTAACATTAGTAAGCCCTACTTGAGCTTTAGTTACAGTATGAGGGTTAGATGTACTTCCTGTATGAGAGGTTAAATTTGAAGCTGTAGCATAATGACTTCCTTCTTGACCATCTAATAAGTCAGCATCTAATCCTGAAGTTGTGCCATCAACTGTTTTTATAGCTGTTAATATTTCATTAGCTGTCATATCAGCAGTTGCATTTGATTCAACGCCATCTAACTTTGTTTTATCTGATGCACTCATTAAACCTGCAACGCTTGTTGTAGCATTTGCTATAACATCAGAGCCCCCAGTTATATGAGTGGAAGCATGAGTTCCAGGAGTTAATCCTGTATGGTCATGAGAGCTAATAGAACCTGTTAATTTAGCTTCTATTTCAGCTTTAGTTATATCACTATTTTTTTGAGCATCAGAAGGAGCATGAGCTACTTGACTATGGTCATAAGCTGTTTTTCCTCTGTCACCCCTGTAAGCTGTAGTATCTGTTTCTCCCAAAGCTAAATTAGATTTAGCATTCCAAGTACTCTTTTCAGTATCTGTAACAAATCTATTATTAGTATCTTGAGTTATAATAGAAGGATCATGATTTGCTGGATGAGTATAATTGTTAGCACTTGTAGCAACTCCATCTAATTTAGTCTTATCAGTTGAGCTCATAAATCCGTCAACGGAAGTAGTTGATACTCCATGAGCATTGCCAGTTGCTCCTACATGAGAACTTGCAGCAAAATCAGATACTAAATATCCACTATCTTTTAAAAGTTTCCCTGTAACACCATCAAAAGCTGCTAATCTATTATTTGTTGATGAGGCAGGTCCAATAACCGATCCATCAATATTTACTTGAATTATATTAAAATTAGAACCAACAGTTGCGTGGTCTCCAGAAGACGTGCTGTCCACTGTACATATTATCATGTCTCCAACTTCAACGTTAGGCCCTGATGCTCCACCTATTTTTCCTGCTACACTTACCTTCCAAGTGTGACCAGCATCACCCGCGGAATAATTTGGATTAGCGGAACAATCAATAGCGCCTTTAAATACCATTGCATCATTGGCACCAATTAAATTATCCACATAAGTTTTTACAGCGTCAGCTCTTGGTATTGATGTGGAACCTCCAGATAGTGTAGTTTCTACACCATATCCGTCAGTTAGAGCATCACCATTTGAGCCATTCCATGTTGGTATATTTCCACCTGTTGAAGAAGCTCTCTTTTTGACTTGAGCATCATCTGTAACATTTGTAAGTCCTACTTGAGCTTTAGTTACAGTGTGAGGGTTATTAGTCAGTGAAGTATGATCATAAGCTGTTTTTCCTCTGTCTCCTCTATAAGCATTAGTTGATAATTCTCCTAAAGCTAAATCTGATTTTGCATTCCATGTACTCTTCTCAGCATCTGTAACAAATCTATTATTTGTATCTTGAGTTATTATAGAGGGATCATGATTTGCAGGATGGGTATAATTATTAGCATTCTCTGCTATATTGGCTAATTTACTTTTCTCAGTTGTAGTATAATCTTCAGTTGAAAGACCTTTACCTGTGATCTTGTCGACTTTATCACCTAAAGCAGAAGCTGTGGCATAATAACTTCCCTCTTGACCATCTAACTTATCTGAATCATCTACAATGCCATCTTGGTTAGTGTCGTATATAGCTCTAACCATATCTCCGCCGGCACTACCAGGTATATATTCTAAGTCATTCCATGCAGTTATGCCATCACCTATTTTAATTTTTAGCGTATCTGTTTCTACTCCAACTTCTCCTTCTGCCAATATAGGATTTATTATAGTCCAATTTTCAGCAGTATCTCTTCTTAACTGAATTTGTTGTGCCATTTTATGCTCCACCTCCATTTATTCCTTGTGTACCACCATACACAGAACTTGCATTTCCACCATCTGCTTGAAAAAATGCAGCAATTTTAACAGGTGGGCTGCCAGGACCAACTCCAATATATAATTCTTTAGTATCTGTACAAAAAAGCGGTTCACCGCTAGCACCTTCAGATGGAAGATCTTGTTTTAGTCCCCTTCGAATTTTAATCGTGGCCATATTATCTCCCCTTTATAATAATATCTTTAATATTATTATAAATCATATTTTGTTAAAATAAAAACTTTATAATCTATCTTGTATTTATTATATAAAAATAGTGGGGTTATATAACCCCACTATTTATTAATATGTTAATAATTAAAATTATTATGCAGTAAATTCTCCACCGTCAACTTCATAAACATAAAGTCCAGAAGTTTCGTCAATTTTAATAGTTGCATTATCAACTATAGCTTCAGCTTTTAATCCTGTAGCTGAATCACTTAAGTTAATTGAAGTTGAATCTTCATATCTTAAGTTGAATTTTACTTGATTGTTTACATCATCATAAACTGCGTCGATAGTATTTGTATCAACTAGTAATTCAACTATTCTAGCTTCTACAGCTGCATCCCAGTCAGAGATATCTGAACTGTCGATGTTAGCAGCGCCTTTGTATAGATCGAAGTCTGTAGCAACAACAGGATCAGAAGCTGTTTTATTAAAGATTACTTTGTCGCCATCTTCATAATCAACTCCACCTATTGTAGCTGTAGCACCTCTTACTATATACATGTTACCAATTTCTGCTCCAGCAAGCCCTGCTAAACCATCAGTAGTAGCATCCCAAGCGCCTTTATACAAAACGCCTTCTGCAAATGCTCCAACTAATGTATCAACGTGAGACGCTGAATAAACATTGTCAGTTGTTGATAGGGAATCATTTATAAGATATTTTCCAACTAAATTGTTGTTAGTTCCGTCGTTTATAAATAGCTCTTTAGTATCTGTGCAAAAAGCCATTTCGCCAGAAAGTAAACCAGCATTTCCGATGTTAGCTTTCAAACCTCTTTTGACTCTGATTATTTGACCCATTTTAAATTCCTCCTTTATAATTTTATTCTACCTAATTTAATTATACATAAAATGATTTAATAAATCAAAATTCTCCACCATCAACATCGCGATAAACAACTTTCCCTGTTACGGTATCGTATGTTAGTATTTTTCCTGTGGCAATATTGGCTTCATCAACAGCTTTAGTGCCGACGTAACCTTCTTTAGAAAAGAGATATATTATATCGGTAGCGTTTTTATTAACTCTTCTTAAAATTCTACCATCTTCATAATCAACTCTAGGCATCTAAAGCTTCACCTCCAAAGCTGATTCTCTCACCTACAGTTCCGCAAGCATAAATTAAATTAAGATTTGAAACTGTAAATGTGGTTGTGCTTCCAGGCCCTAATACATACATATGAGAAGTAGGTGATACACTTGAATTCCCTAAATAAACATAATCTAAATTGTCAGGATGAGCTTGGATAGTTACTACTTTGCATGTTTCATTTGCTGCTAACTGTACAGCGTTTGTATCTGTAAAAGTTATATTTCCTTGTATAAGTCTGTTGTTTGGAGGAATACTAACATCTAAGTTGTCAATATTTACAGACACACTTCCAGCACCTAAATTGATTGGTAGTGGATTATCTTTTGATACTGGTATCATATCATTTACCGCTTCGTCAAAATACTGAAGTGGTATAACATTACTATCTAACTGACTTCTTTTTAATAATTTATTGATTGCTCCACTCATTTTTTAAAAACCTCCCTTTTTTATTGTTAAAGATTTGCTCTGTCTAAATGATCTGCATCGTAAACACTGGTTCCCTCATAAGGATCGTTATCATCGCTTTCTTCTCTTAAATTTCTAACTTCAGATGGCTTAACACCGCCTATAGCTCCACAATTAGGGCATTCACCATAAACTGTAGTCTCGCCTTCATAGTCACAATTTTCACACTTTATTGTTTGTAAGTCAGTTTTCTCTTTTGGAGTATTTGCCTTTTCTTTTTCTTTGTTTGTTGGTGTCTCTATAGTTGCAGTTTTATACATGAAATCTATATACTCTGATGCTGTTTTAACATTATTTAAACTTTTTAAATTATTATAAATCTCATCTAATTTGGCTCTATCTTCATTTGCTAGTGATACATTTTTTCTAATTTCGTTAATTGCAGACATAAGAGCAAAACTTCCTCCAACTTTACCTGCATGTAAATACTTGTTAGTGTTTTCTGTTATCTTGTCAAGTGTTGGCTTACTTATCTTGCCTTTCATAAATAGATTATTCATAGCATTGAGAATTCCAGCCTGTAGTCCCCACGCTATAGCAGAACCTAATGTTCCTGCTGACATGACTTGTGGTATCATTGGCGAATATTTTTTTAAATTATTATCCTCTGCCAATTTTTCAATATAAAGTTCATCAATAAATTCTCTTATCATTTAAAATCACCTCGTAATTAAATTATATAATAATTTAACCCTAAAATACACATGACAAAATGCAGTATAGAAAATAAAAAATAGAAAGAGCTCTTAAAGAATAAAAATATTGAAAAAATAGCATAAGAAATAAAAGGTAAAGGGAGGTTTTATACAAATGAACAGCAAAAGAAACACAAAGAAAAGTGATAAAATTAATTTTATCCAAATTTTCGTAACAAAAAACACAAAAACATCAAAAAGGGGGCTGAACTAATGAGTAAAATGGTAAAAGCAGTAGCAAGTGGAGTTTTAATTTTAGGTGCAACAGTTATCGGATCTGAACAATTAGGATTTTCAAGTAAATTAACCTCCGATAAGAAAAAAGATTTGGTTGGAAAGTACATGAATCGATGCAAGGAATTTAAAATACTTTATAGTATGACAAATAATGCTTGGTCAAGATTGGTGGAGCACCATAAGCATAATAAAATAAAGATGTGCTCGATACCTGTTACAGAATATGAAATCGAATCTTTAAACGAAGATTATGAGTCTATCCTAAAGAATAAAATAAAGGTTATAAATATTGCAAAATCAATAGGTGGAGATATAGTTTTAACATCTGCAAGCTTAATAGAGGTTTTAGACTTGATAGATGATTACCATAAAAAATACAGTTGTGTTTATGACAAAATTTTAGCATATGAAGAAGGCTTAGGAGCAAAAATATAATTATCTAAGAAAGGCTAAGTTAGCCTTTCTTTTTTTAGGATTAGGGGGTAAAATTATGAAAGATGTTAAATTAAAATCAAGCGAATTAAGGGTTTATATTAAAGATAATAAAATTTATTGTGCGTCTCAAATGTGTAAACAAAATGACGATATATGCCCTAGAATCGACAAATGTAAAATTCTAAAAATAACTTTAAGTGAGGTGGATAAGTCATGTTAGAACATTTTATAGACTCGTTTTCAATTTTTATAGCAGTATTATCTTTATCGTTTAGTATCATTTTGACTTTTCTTAATTTTATAAAATTAAGAGAACAAGACAAAGTAATAAAAATGTTAGAAAAAGAAAATTCAAATATAATAAAAGATTTTTCTAACATAAATAAAAGAATTGATAGTCTAGCTGAATTTTATTTAAAAATATTAGTTGAAAAAGATGAAAAAGAGAGGCGGAAAAGTGATGAGAGCAGAATTTGATTTAGTATCAGCAGCTGAAATAATAGTAAAATTATCAGATCTTTTAGATGTCGATATTAAAGAAGTGTGGGAAAAAGATGCTCCAAGTGCAATCAAACAAAATTTTTCATATGAAGAAATTGAAAAAGAAATAATTGCTAATCACGATATGTCAATTCAATCTCCCATCCCATGGGAGAGAGGAGACGCTGAAACTTTAAGCTCTGACATAGTTGATAAATATGGAAACGATATAGCGAATTTTGACAGAAGAGCAGATATCGGATATACATTAAAATGTGTTAATGGGTATGAAAAGTTAATGAACTTAATACTTAAAGTAAAAGAAACTTCAGTTAATTGTGGAGGGGCTCTAAGTGCAATCATAGTTAAATTAATTGATGAATCACTAAGAGAAGAGATGGATAAGATGGCGGATTATGAGGATTCAGAGTCTTAATTTGAATTTTAATGGAAAAATATGATATAATTAAAGTAACAAAAAGGCTTAACGACTAAAAATTGTTAAGCCTTTTTGTTAAAAATTAAATAAGGAGGGATCTGAAAATGCTTAAGATCACTAAGAAATTTACAGTACTCCTAACTTTAATTACTTTAATCACAAGTGTTACAAATTATTCTTATGCAAGTTCATCGAGGCTAGGTGTAGTCTCAGTATGGATGGGCTATTTAAATTTAAGGTCAGGACCTGGAATACACTATAGAGTAAAATCTAAAATGCCAAAAAATACAATAATAAGAGTCCATTCTACAAGTGGTACATGGTATAAAGTGTCATACGGGAGAACAGTAGGTTACGCAGACAAGAGATATATAAAATTATACTCAAACACAAGGGCAGTAAGAGCGACAAGTGAAGCTTTAAGTTTCATGGGAGTTAGATATGTTTGGGGAGGAACATCTCCTAGGGGATTCGACTGCTCTGGAGTTGTGCAATATGTGTATAAAAGGCAAGGTATAAACTTGCCAAGAGTTGCACATGCTCAGTCTAGAACTGGTAAGTGGGTATCTAAGAAAAATTTAATAGTTGGAGATTTAGTATTTTTTTCATCAAGTAGAAGCTATAATAATGTCACACATGTTGGAATTTATATAGGCCAAGGAAAATTTGTACATGCATCATCTGGAGCTAAATGTGTTACTGTTAGTTATTTAAGTAAATTATATTATTTGAGAACTTATGTTGGAGCAAGAAGAGTTTACTAAGGCTCAAAATTAAGATATAAGCTAATAAAATATAAAGAGAGTGGAAATATTGCTCTCTCTTTTTTTTGTCATTATAGCATAAGAAATAAAAGAAATATTATATAGAAAAGGTCAATAAGTTTAAGCAAGCAATAGTTTTAAATTCTCACTTTCTTACCCAGAAAACATTTATATCTTTCTTTAATTGCTTGCTTAAACTATGACAAATAAGGAGGGGTCAACTTGTGAACACTTTTATTGAAGGCGCACAATTTGCTATAGGGGTAATTGTGGTTAATATTACTATTGCAGGAAGTTGTAAAATCATTGATTGCATTGATAAAAAGATGAATAAAAAAAGGCGTAATATTACTATAGGCTTTAATCGCAAAACAAACAATTAGGGGATAAAAATTAGGAGGAGAATAAGTATGGATTTTTATGTAGGATTAGCGGTAGGGATTTTTGCAGGAGTAACAGGGGCATTTTGTTATATGTTCTCAGATGTTAAAAAGGAAAAGGACAAGTATATTGGATTTTCAAGTGCATATGCTGAGATAATGGACAATAAATGCAGAAATATTTTTAATACATCAAATGCAAAAATAGAGAGTAAGAGACATAAAGGAAGTAAAAGTATGTCGAGGCGTTAAGCCTCTTTTTCTATTTTTAAAAGTGTTTTTTGGTAGTATAAGGAAGAAAAGGATAATATATAAAATAAGGAGTTGATAGCCATGGAAACATTAATTCATTTTAACAGATTAGATGTATTAGAAAACGTTATCATCAAAAGTGGACTATCTGGTAAATTAAATATTACAAAGTCACTAATTGAAAAATGGAAAAGAGAAGAAATTATACCTAGAGGAGATTTTTATGGAATATGTCTAGCCATACTATGTTTTACTAAAGAGCATAAAAGTACTATAACTGAAGAACTAGTACTTGAACTTCTAGGATGTGTAAAAACACAAGACCATGCATTGTCAGTAAAATGTCTAAATAAAATTGCAGATGTTTTATGTAAGTAGGAAGGAATAGGTGATTTTATGAAAAAATTAACAATGGTATTTTTAGTAACAATAATAACTGCAACATTCGGAGCTATAAGTTTTGCAGATTCACCACTTAGTTCAACAGATTTTTACAGAGCATATAATGATAAAGAAATGGTTCATTATGCTATAAAAGTAGGAGTAGTTGATGAGGTTATAGCTAAATATTTAAGTATTAGTGAATATGATATAAATGTCGAATTTCGCCCAACAACTGAAGAAAAATTAGCAGTTATAAATGCAATATATTTAAGTGCTAGTAATTTTAATAGAACTGGAAATGCTGATAGGTTTTTAAAGATAGTATATAATTTGACACTAGAAGATATCGGAAAAGATTTAGGATATTTTTATTACATGAACAGATTTAAATCAAAAGAGGATTCCAAAAAAACTCTAATAAGAGAAGATGAGTGTCTTGCATATTTAATGGCTATGGACGATTTACAGGGAGCACATGGTTATAAAACTGGGCCTAATTATGCTGAAGATGAAAAACTACATCCTCTAGAAGTTATATCATTAAATTATGAAAGTAGCTTCTCTAAAAACATTATTCGCGCATTAATAATGGCCCAATATAAAGCAGACAGTAGACATCATGAAAATGAAGAAAGTAAAATATGGTCTCCTATTGAAGATGTAATTTATAATAATTATACCGATGGAGGATATAGCAATTATACTAAACACGAAGATGAGTTAATTGAAGATATGAGACCTGAGGCAGCATCTATAATATATGAATATATGCAAATATATGATACATATTCTGCAGAATCTAAAGTCAATCCATTCTTACCAGGTGCAAAATGGGATGTCAAAGAGGGAATGTGGGATGGTTCGCAAGCAATAGTTGGAACAATTTATTACCCTTACTATGAGGAGTACTATAGATATTATGAAAAAACAGAAAACATTATGATGACTAAGGGAAAATATATTGCTGAAAACGATACCGATGAACAAGAACCTATAGTAGAAGAAGAAGCGGAAGAAATTTATGAAGAAACTTATGAAGAAACTTATGAAGAACCTAAAAAAGAAACTTGGTATGATAGACGTTTAAGAGAAATAGAAGAAGAAAAGGCAAATGCAAAATTTAAAGATGTTAATAATAATCATTGGGCAAAAGAAGATATAAACAAAATGTCGGAAGTAGGAGTTATTAAAGGAAAAAGCGATGGAAAGTTTGACCCTAATGGAACTATCACAAGAGCAGAAGCTGCAACATTAATGAATAGACTAATGGAACATATAATAAAAACATTAACTGAAATGCTTACTCAACTCCTTTCGAGATAACATAATCTTAATTAATCTTGGAGCTTTATGCTCTTTTTTTTTCGTCATTATAGTATAAGAAATAAAAGAAAGATAAATTAAAAAGGGGTGAAAAATAAGTGAGAAAGGATGAGCAAAAAGAGAATCTTAAAGAGATCTTTAGTCTTTTAATTGAGGATGAGAAAGAGAAAAAATTAGCAAATGGCAACAGGAGTAGAGTTTCTGGTAAAAGCCATATGAGAACGCCTGTTGACTTTTTAACTGGCAAAGAAAAAGAGGAGTATATGAAAAATGGAGAGGTGGTTGTGTATAACATGAAATATGATGACTTGAAATATGAGGAATTTAAGCTGTTAGAGAAAGAGGAAAAGAAAAAAGCATTTCTTTATCTTTGCGATGTATTTAAAGGTAACTTTGATGACATTGCAAAGCATTTAGGATGTGCAAAGAAAAAGATATATGACATTAGATACACTCTTGGTATAACAGAAAAAAATGTAAACTATAAAAGAAAAAATATGAAAAAGGCGGATACTAAAGTGGATGTAAAGGCAGATATAAAAGTGGATACAAAAGTTAATGAAGTAAAAGTAGAGAGAAAAGTAGTTAGTACTTTCACATTAAACTTTGAAACTTCAGGAGAAAATTTAAAAGCAAGACTTGAGGGACTTTTGAAGATGGTTGGCGATGATGGTACTTATAGTCTTAATTTGGAGTTTAAGGAGTATGAGAAATGAAATTTAAAAAGAAAAATTGGCTTACAATTAGTATAATAAAGCTTATAATGTTTCTCACAAAAAATATTAAGACTGTAGTTCTACTTGGATACTTGTCAGCAGTTATGATAACAACTCATGCATTTTTATATCAATGGCAATTAGGCGCTATACTTTATATGATATTTGGTCTTTTACATGTAATATCTATATATAATTTAAGGAAAGATGTGCCTCCAGATTCCGATGAGTTTTCTGAAGAAGTAGATCCAGTATTAGATTCTATAGAAACAGATAAGGCATATGCTATGATGTTCATTGTGGCGCAAGGAAGTCAATGGCCTATTTTCATATTTTATCTATTAAGTGGTATGAAAAATGGGGGCGTAAGAAAATGAGTAAGATTGATACATTCCTTTCTAACTTAACAAATATAAGAAATTTATTAGGTTTAACTCAAGATGAATTAGCGGAATATTCTAAAATATCAAAACCTGTCCTGATAAGACTAGAGGCTTATAGATTAGAATCAAATAGGGAAGATGAATGCAAGATTGGGGCGCTAGAAAAAAGAAACATGATAACTGTGATGACGTTTATAATTTATGCAATATTTAATATTAATAAAATTGCTAAAAAAAATAAAGTATACATTAAAAATACTGTTATTGAGCCAACAATAAAAAGAATAAATAAATCAATAAAATTCCACATTAAAACAGATGATATTGATAATGATATTCCTTTTAGCCTAGAAGAAATTATTATACATCTTAATTCTAAGAAAGAAACAATATTAACAAATTATATTTTAGTTGGCTTATTTAATAATATAGCTCCACTAATCAATAAGCCAACTATATCTGATGAGTTAATATTCGGTGAAAAAATTGATACAAGTAAATATTTAAATCCTATGGATTTAATTGAGTTCCTTTATGAGGGAGGAGAATAATAAATGAAACTATATAAGTTTATACAAGATGCATCCTTAGTAGAGTTTAAAGAAAATACAATGGATAATATAGAACCTGGAAACTTCGGATATTTAATTGATGATTTTGAATATGCGGTGAAATTTATGACGGAAAATCCAGACTTATACCCATACACACTGGTAGCAGGAGACTATGGCAGTGCTTATATTATAAGTGGATGGCACATAGTCAATAGGATTGCATATTGCTTTGGGGAAGTAGATGTAGGAGAGGTAGAAGTTGAATACTGGGAAGAAGATGAGAATTAGGAGATGATATTTATGTTTTTAGTATTTGAAATAATAGCTTCAGCAGTTATATCTTTAGTCTTAGCGATAATATTCTTACCTTATATTAATTTTAAAAAAAGGATAAAGTGAGGTTGTAAAAATGTGGTATGAAATAGGAAGTTTAATAAGAAAAAGAAGACAGCATTTAAAATTAACATACGGCGAATTAGGAAGAAAATCTGGTACTAGAATACATTCAATTCAAAGCTATGAAAAAAATAATATAAAAAATATGTCAGTTGAAAAATTAATCAAAATAGCCGATGCCCTAGATGTAAAAATGAGCTACTTCTTCGGTGAAAATAATTTTGATAAATTGAAAAATCATGTCGGACATAATATTGTATGCGTTAATTATAAAGACCAAAACATGGCAATTGAGTGTGAAACATGTAATGAGGTGTTGGTGGATTATGAGAGATAAGTATAGAGTATTAATAATTTTAATTATTTACATAATGGCTTTAATATTAACACTCGTAACATTTATTTATAAATGGCAATTAGGTCTAATCACTTATATGGTCTTTGGTATGATACATGTTGTATATATTTATAGTGTATTTAAAGATGTACCACCAGAATATTTCAATCCTGAAGATACGCTTCCAGAAATTTTAGATGCTGTAGAATCTGATAAAAAAATTGCCATGATATTTTGTATAGAACATTGTATCAAATGGCCTATGATGATTGAATCGCTAGTTGAGGGAGGAGTAATAGATGAATAATCAAGTGACACTTATATCTATTTCGATATATTTATTAATTGGCGCTACGATAGGATATTATGTTTATGAATATTTTGTTTACAATGCTGACGATAGTGAATTAGATAGTGAAGCAAAGTTTGCAAGGAGCACACTTAGACATTCAAAAGAATCAAAACCATTGTTTATTACTGTTGTTTCATTCTTCTGGTTGCCAATTCTAATTACAAATAAATTAAATAATAAAGAGGAGGAGTAAATTTATGAGCTTGTTAGAAATATTTACTGTAGTATATTTATTGATTGGTATGTTTTATGGGCTTTATAACTTTAAAATATGCGTTAACTCTAAGGATGATAAGCGAAAAGAAGATATTGAACTTTTAAAAAGAAATTACCTTCAGCATCTATTTATAAGTACAATCTTCTGGCTACCATTTCTAATAAAAATATATTTAAATAAAGAGGAGATTGAAAAATGAAATTTATAATAATAATTTCATTCATTGGGTTTGCAGCGTTGTCGCTTGTAGTTGCCGCAATGATTGAAACTATAAAAAGAGGAAGGCCTTAAGGCCTTTTTATTTTTAAAGATTAAAACTGGTAGTATAAGGTATAAAAGGAAAGGAGTTGGTAATATGGATAAGGCAGATAAAATTAAAGTATTAGAAAAAACACTTAATCAATACAAAAGAGAAAGAGAAGAAAATACAGATAAAGATAAAATTGAGCAGTTAGATAGAATAATTATTTATATGACTGATTTAATAGAACGTATAAATTAAGAAAGGAGTGATATAGATGAGTAAAGAGCATGAAGAAAAAATGAAAAAACTAAAGAGAATAGAGAAAGAAGTTGATGAAGAGCTTGACAATATAAATGGCCTCGATAATTTAAACGAAAGGCTTGGAGCTATAAATGAGTTATTCAAGCGAGAAAATATTAAAGACATGTTTGGAAATAATAAAAAATCTATAAAAAGGCATGGAGAAGGAAAGGATGATTAAATGAATATTATTTTAATATGTATTATAGCATCTTTGATATTAGGGAGAATACTAAAATCATTTATGAAAATTCAAACAAGTAAAGTAAGCAAAAGTGTAGTCGATAATATTCCGCATTATAACTATCAGCCAAAATTATTTAATAGGGAGAGTGATTAATATGTTAAATATTATGGGTGAAATACCAAAGTTAATAAAAAAATACGAGGAAGATAAAGAGTTTATAACTAAAAGATTTGACGAAATAGATAAAACATTAAAAGAGTTAAAAGAGTTAATTAAGGAAAATAAAAAGGAGGATGATTAAATGTTTAAAAAAATTAAAGAAATAATCAATGATGTAATAGAAACTAACAGGATAAATAAAGAAATAGCTGCTGAAAATGAAAGACTCTTAAGGGAATCAGAAAAACCAATTGATTTAGGTCCTAGCTTTGAAGAATTAATAAATATGCCAGATTCTTCTGATGATTCCTTTGTCAGTAAAATAAATTCTAACTCAACAGAAGAAGAAATATCTAAGCGTCTAGAAGAAATAGAAGAAGAGCTAGATAAATTATGCGAAGATTTAGATTTAGATGAAGATGAAGAGGAGGAATAAAGAGGATGAATAAGGATAAGCTTGTAGATTGTGATTTAAAATTATTTAGAGTAATCATAGGCTTAACACAAGAAAAATTAGCTAAGGAGCTAGATATAACAAGGCAAACTCTTACAAATCATGAAAGGAAAAAGAAGGTACCGAAAGCTTTATTTTTAGCAACTTGTCTTATAGCATCACTTGAGGTAGAAGATTCAAATAAAGCTGTATTGAGGGCTTTTCTTGAAAATGTAAATTCTACACTAGGAGATGAAGCCCTTAAAAATATGATAAGCCTATTGGGCGGAATGGAGGATGATGGAAAGTGAGCTACAATAAAGAATACTATAAAAAAAATAAAGAAAACGAGAAAGAGCGTAAAGCAAGATGGTATAAAGAAAATAAAAATCAGAGAAAAAAATATCAAAAAGAATATGATGATAAAAATAAGGAGAATAAGAAAGAATACTATCAGAAAAATAAAGAGAAAATAAATGAACAAAAAAAAGAATACTATCAGAAAAATAAGGAACGAATGAGGGAACAAAAAAAAGAATACTATCAGAAAAATAAAGAAAAAATAAATGAACGAATGAAAGAATATTGTCAGAAAAATAAGGAGCAAATAAAAGAATATTACCAAGAAAATAAAGAGAAAATGAAAGAATACTATCAGAAAAATAAGGAACGAGTGAAGGAACGAATGAAAGAATACTACAAGAAAAAGAAAGAAGGGAAATTAAGTGAATAAACTAACTCTAGGCTTAATAAAAGGTAGACATGACATTAAACCTGTAACTGACTACATATTTGAAGAAAGTGTCATAGAGCCTTTTGACTATGCTTATATGAGAAAAACAATACATCAAAAACTGGGCGACTGCAACTGTTTACATCTCTACGTTACTGGACTTACTCAAGCTTTAATAGAAGTTGTTAATTACTGCATATTTAGCAATATTAAATTGACACTTTATCACTTTAATAGAGATACAAATAAGTATGAGACTCAGGATGTTTTAACTGATGTTCATAAACACTTATTAATAGAAGGTGGGTATTTGAGGGAGTGGGAGGTGTTTTAAGTGCTATATGTATTGATGTATTTACTAATAGGATTAGTCTTATCTATTTTAGATATAATAATCCCAACTTCCCCTAGAAGTAACGCTAATACTTACACTATATCAGGATATAGAATAGTTAGAATAATTATAGCGTGGCCTCTTTATGTGTTATTAGCACTTTTGTTGACATTTATAATGCTGTTAATGTTTACTATAGTTTTGATTGAAAAGATAAAAGAAAGGAAATAGGTGATAAATATGAATAAGAAAATTAAATTTGAGATTAAAAGTTATGTGGATAGAATACTTGACCTGGGAAGTCATTTTCAAAAAGGTGATGAAAGGCCTAAGCGTATGACTGTGAAGAAACTATTTAAGAGAGTTGAAGAACTGTGTAATCTTAAATTTGTTAAAGCTGAAAAACTTAATAAATGGTATGAAACTTCTGAGGTCAGCAGTGCAGAGTTATTCTACGCTTTATCGGCTTCTTTAGTGATAGCAATGACTGTAAGAAAAGAAAATAAATCTTTTGATAAAGCGAGTGATTTTATTACAGAACAAATCATTGAAGCTAACACAACAAAAAATATAGAAGACGCAAAAACAGCAATTAAAAATGTATTTGAATTAATGATATCTATTTTAAGTCTATATGCAGAAATCTATTCTAATTTAATTGTATTTAAAATATTATTTAAAAAATATCATGAAAAGATAAGGGAAAATGAGGAATATGATTATCGATTGTTGGCCCTTGTTAGTGGATTTGATGAATCAAAAATAGAGGATCCTAAAGCTATTAAAGAAATAACTGCAAAGATTTCTGAAAAATTCAAAAATATAAAAACATATGATGAATTGATAGAAAATCTGGATAACATAAAAGTGAATTTATATATGGACAAAGTATCAACAGAGATGGTTATAGACGGGGATACGAGAACAGCTACAGAATGTCGCTTAAATGCTGAGAGAATGATAGAAGTATTTAAGAATAAAGAAGCTAAATTATAGGTAATATAAACCCTTTGAGCAGTGAGCCCTTTATTACATTGCAAGTGTGTTGAATTTATTTACAATGCTTACTGCTCAATTTTATTTAATGAAAGGAACAGGTGATATATATGGATATTAAAATCGTGGAAATGAGTTTAGGAGAAATTTCTAGAAGTGATTCAGGCTTACCAATGCTAGAGATAAAAGTGAAGTTAAATGAGGATAAAAAGACTTGCTACTACTTAATGCCATTTAGAGGATATAAAATGCAAGTATGTGGCGACAAGAAAGGTCAATGTGATATAGCTTCTGGTATGGTGATAGGATTACAAAATATACTACTTTGCACAAAAGGATACAAAGAAAAACATAATGAATTATTTGATAAACTAGGACACTGGACACCAATATGTAGTAATCATAGCTATAGTTCAGGAGAAGTAGCTGAAGTTCTATTTGAAGCATTAATAAATGAAACACTGTTAAAATGTATAGATAGGGTCAAGATTATAGCAAAGAGAGAAGAAGGCGGTAAAGTTGTAGTTGACTTTAATTATGACAAAAAGATTGTGCGAGAATTTAATGAAGAAGTTTACAAACACATTACTGATATTTGTAAGGACTAAAATGGAAAAGGTTTAACAGGCAAGTTACAATAAATTTAATAACTTGCCTGTTATTTTTATTTAATGAAAGGAAAAAAGGTGATAAATATGAAGGATATATATAATAAAATATGTATACTATTAAAAATAGGTAAAAGAGAAGATGAGGTCAAACAAAGAATCTGGACAGACAGAGATAATAATCAGCATATTATATTTGGAGATATCAGTGATGAGTATGCTGAAATTATATTATATAGCTTTTATCAGGGTGGCGACTTATGCCTTGTCAGAACTAGACAATCTCATGAGTTTCAGTTAAAACACAAACTACCTTTAGTCTTCTCAGTTGTTACAATAGCAAGCATTATAGCTGAAGAAGGTGGCGTTAATGAGTGTACTTGTATGCATGTAGCTTGTACGCTTTCTGAATTGATTGCATTAATAAATAACTATAGATAATATAAATCCTTTAAGCAGTGGACAATTCCTTCTAATATATTGCAAGTGTATCGGTACTTCGCTAACGTCCACTGCTTAATTTTATTTAAAGAAAGGAAAAAAGGTGATAAATATGTTAATTAATTATTTAGTAATAGGTTTAATAATAGCTCCATTTTACGTTATATTCTACAAATTCATGAACAAAAAATATTTAAACTCAAAACTTGTAAAAGAAACATTGGGAGAAGATTATGGAAAAGCGTTTAAAACACCTTTAATATTAGAGTTACTAGCGATACTTATGTCGATAATATTATGGCCGTTAACTGTGATAGGTTTTATAACAGCTCCATTTTACTATCCTGTATTGAAAAGATTTTATGATATGACTTAGAAAAAAATATTGACAATATATAAAAAAGATTATTAAAATAGTCTTAGTAAACATTATTCTCATGAGCTTTAAAAAAGCTCTTTTTTTTTGCCTATTTTTATTGATTTATTATTTAATTGTTATATAATATAGTTAAATGTGAGTAATCAACCATAGTCTGTTACCTCATAACTGACAAAAAATAACTACTATTAGATAGTAGTTATTTTTTTGATTCGTAAAATTTATAAATGGCTTCAATTGTAGACTCTGCTTTTAATTTAGCTCTTATGTTAAACATGTGATTTTTAACAGTCGCAGTTTTTATGTTAAGCTTTGCCGCGACTTCTTTTTGATATAGCCCTGTCCTTATTAAGTCTAAAACTTCAATTTCTCTTTTAGATAGCACGTTATCAGCCCCTATAAAATAACTCTTCTCGCAAAAGCAAATTGACTTTTATACCATCCACTAAAACTTCTCACAAAGATACCATCACCAATTTTATCAACTGTTGAATCTATTAATGTGTTCTCATCAATAAAAATCATTACATGAGATATTTTAGTCTTTGCTGCGTTAAAAGTAAAGAGCAGGTCTCCCTTTTCTAATTTTTCTGATAATGCAAGTTTTATTCCAGCAACTTCAGATTGTCTATCAACTGCTGATGAAAACTTTATTCCAAGTCCATAGTTATATACCCATGAAGTAAAATTAGAACAATCCATACCAAGCTCTGGAATATGTTTATGTTCATACGGTACCCCTATATATTTTTTAGCCACTTCAATAATTCTATCTTGTTGCCACATTATAGGGTCTACATTTTTAGGAATTATAACCTTAGGATAAATGGTTGCAGGAGGTCCCCATGTTGATTTACTGAACCACTCCTCAGGTGGTGTCGGCGTTTGAGGAATACTATCTCTTTCTAAAAAGTCATAAGTTAAAGAGGCTCTATATTCTTCTTCAGTTAAAGGTCTAGGCTTAAACTCTGACTTAACTATTAGATCTTTTATTAAATTATGCATAGCGTCATTATATTCACTATAGAAAATTGATACATTCTTTTTAGCATTTTCTATCGCTATATCTTTTATAGTATCAAAACTTCCCTCGATTAATACCATATAAGTTTTGCTTGGTGCTACAATAACATCATCTTCTATGACTTTATCATCTTCCTCTGTAAGATAAATTAATGACTCAGTTATCATGGTATAATTTTTAACATCTAAATCAGGTCTAAAACTAAATAATATAACTCTACCCTCTCCATAATTAGAACTTACTATCGCGGGTATATTAGCAAAAAAATCACCAGATTTTAAAGTGGTAGAGCCTACCCCTGTATAATTTGCAACTATATTAAGGTTATCTTTTGTACTATCAAAAACTTCAGGTCTCCATATAGGACCATTTTGCATCCTTATTGTTGCCTTTGACTCATTTAAGTAAGAATCAAAAACGTCACTAGAATCAGATGTCATTATAATTTCTAAATCTCCACTTCCAGAACTTCCACTAGAGTAATCAATATTTACAAGTCCTAACATTTTACAAGAACCTAAATATGCTCCAGATGAAATCCCTAAAAAACCTCCGCCACTTCTTATGTAATCTAAAAGCGCTGACCTTCCATTCTCGCCTAGTCCATCATATTGTTTTTTTGCACTATCTCCAGGAAAATATAATACATGATAATTTTTAAAAAGGTTTAGCCAATCGTTGTAAGAAAAAGAGGCTTTGTCGGAAAATAAAGTTTTAGTAACACTTATGTCGCACTCGTTTGTTGATAGCGATGCAAGATTTGACCCTTCGAATTGTAAGACATTAATTAAAGCTGTCATAAATTCACCTCATTAAAAATATTTTACTTTAATTTTATCATTTAAAATAAAATAAAACTAAAGGTAAATAGAGGTAAAAAAAGAATGGCTAATTTCTTAGCCATTATAAGTTAAGGAGTCTATGTGTGATTGTTGATTTAATTTTCTTCTTTTTTTCTGTTTAATGCTTTATATACGCCATATCCACCCAGACCTACTGGGGCACCATAAACAGCTCCAGTTTCACCTAAACCTTTTGCTATTTGTTTTAAAGATTCTTTTCTTACATCTTTAGCGAAAACATTCTTTCTAGCATCTGTCATTCCCCAGTTTTTAGCTCCTGCTTCAATTTCAGATTTTGAATTTTTTAATCTTTTTACACCTTCTCTTAAGTTAGTAGCTTTAGCGCCTCTACCGGCAAATTGTCCAGCTCTTGAGTTAACAGCTTTCTCAACATTCTTTGTTACGAAATTTTTTATAGCTTCAAATTTCGCTTCTTTGTACATCTCTTCTGCGTAATAATAAGCTGCTTTTTCTTCATTCTCTCTTTTCTTTAGAAGTTTACTAGCTCCATAAGCGCCTAAACCAATAGGAGCTCCATAGACAGCGCCAGTTTCACCTACTCCTTTTGCTAAATCTTTCCAAGCTTCTTTTTCTTTTAAGCCAAATAATTTTAATTCTTCAATTCCATCTCTTATATTTTTAGCTTTAGCTCCTCTTTCAATAAATCTTCCAGCCTTTGAATTTTTAACTTTGCCAGCACCCTCTATTGCTAATTGTGATGCTCTACCACCAAGTTCTCTTGCTTTACCAGCGCCTCCTGCAATAAGATCTTTCATAGCTTCAAATTTTGCCACTTTATACATCTCTTCATACATTTCGTAAGCTGCTTTTTCTTCATCTTTTCTTTTCTTCAAAAGCTTATTAGCCCCATAAGCACCTAAACCAATAGGAGCCCCATAGACTAATCCAGTTTCACCTACTCCTTTTGCCAAATCTTTCCAAGCTTCTTTTTCTTTTAAGCCAAATAATTTTAATTCTTCAATTCCATCTCTTATATTTTGGGCTTTAGCTCCTCTTTCAATAAATCTTCCGGCTTTTGAATTTTTAACTTTGCCAGCACCCTCTATTGCTAATTGTGATGCTCTACCACCAAGTTCTCTTGCTTTGCCAGCACCCTCTATTGCTAATTGTGATGCTCTACCACCAAGTTCTCTTGCTTTGCCAGCACCTCCTGCAATAAGATCTTTCATTGCCTCAAATTTTGCTACTTTATACATCTCTTCATACATCTCTTCATACATAACATTTGCCTCCTTATTATTTTGAATTTACCATATCATTTAAAATCTTTTGTCTATAAGCTGCTGCAGCATAATTCGCAGCATCTGACATTTTTTTGTCACTTAATGATTTTACATAATCAGTTGGTGACATATTTTCTCTTATTAAATTTTTCATCTTACTTCCAGGTAATCTTTCAACATCTTCCCAAGTCTCATCTCTCATTGGACCGTGAATACCTTTTCTATGTTTTTCATCCATTAAAAGCTTACCTATACCTCCAACTCCAGCCCCTAATAAAGCTCCGATACCTACTGCTCCTGGTTTTACTCCTTTTGCAAAGTTTTTCAATGCTTCTCCTCTAGCTCCAGCATTTTGAAGAACAGCTTTTGCCCCTTGTAAATTAGAAAGTATAGCTCCTCCTATAGCAGATCCAGCTATAGCTCCAGCCAAAGCTTTTCCGCCATGAGGATGTTTTGTTTTATATCTTTCATCGTTGAAGGCTTCATCTTCTACATATTGATTAAAGAGTGGATGCCCCTCAACATAGTCTCTAACGTCTTTTTCAAAGTAACTTCTCATTTCAGGGGTTCCTGCTTCGCCATAACCAACAAATCCATCCATTAATTCATTTAATTTATTGCCCTTATATTCCGGTGTTACTTCTGCTAACTTGTAGATAGCGTCTTTATACATTGCTACTTTGTTCATCTTTACCCTCCTTAATATTGATTTTGATTTTGGTTTTGATTATTGCCACTCATGATACTTCCACCCGCATAACCTAAACCAAGCCCACCTAGTCCAACCTTTGTTCTAGTTAGCCATGGTTTTTTTGTTACATTTTGAACTAATCCTGAATCCTCAGGCTTTATAGTGCTTGCAATATTAATTTTTTTAATTTGATCAATTTGATTAACTTTAGCTCTCGGCATAACTTTACTCGCAACATTTTTAGCTCCAGTCGCAATATTTTTACCCCACCTTGTAAAGGTAGGAAGTTGTCTTGCAGCAAATCCTGCAACAGCTCCCGCAACCGCCTCTTTATATATTGCCTCTTTGTAAAATTCACACAAGTATTCACTTGCTTCTTTGTTGTTCAATATCTGTGGTGCTACTTTTTTAGTTTTATGCGGAATATTTTTATTTTCTAATATATCAGCTAACATTGCTCTTGTCTTGTAATCCATTTTATCGCTATATTCTTTAGATATTCTGTTTTGTTTTGCCTCATATTCCTTTGCCTTTGACTCATATCTCTTACCTTTTTTATAAGCTCCAGCTCCAGCTAAACCAGTTAAACCTAAAGCAACTGCATATGGTGTATTGGGATTTGATGGCTTATAAGAACCGGAACCAGTAAAACCTAGTGCAGATTTTAATCCTTGATAACCACCGCTAAATCCACCCTTGAGAGCGCCTTTAGCTGCTCCAGCTGTAGCTCCAGCCTCCATAGATCTAGCAACATTTTGAACAGGTCTTGATCTGTAAAATGTTGTAAACCCTTCTTTTATACCTGAGCCGATTGATGATAGTTTATCTTTAACTCCTTTACCCATTTGCAATATTTTACTTTTAATATTTGCCTCTTTATATATTGCCTCTTTATACATTGCAACTTTCTCCATTGCTATTTTATCCATTTTTTTTAAATCCCCCTTTATATAAAATATTTCTTAGATTTTTTTGTTAGCTTTATCTTTTACACCTTCGTGGCTTTCATTGATATTGTTCAATGAGTCTATATTTTTACTTGCATCTCCGACACTCTTTCTTAATTTATTAAATTTATATCCGTACTTAACTGTCTTATTAAACATTGCAGCTTCTTTTTTTATATCATCTTTCTTTAAAAGGTTTTTCCCTATTCCATATGCAGCTCCAAGTCCTGCGCCTATCACCACATATTTTCCAGTTTTCTTCGACACACGTTTTAATTTTTCGAGCTTTTTCGCGTGTTTTAAGTTATCTCTATTTTTTAATATATCATAAATAGCTATAGGAATGCCAGTACCAGCTCCAATTAATAATCCATTTTCTATATAAGGATTTATTCCTTTTTCTTTTGCAAGTTCATATAGACTGTTTTTGTCATTTTTCTCTCTTTTTTTTAAGAAGAAAGCTTTTTTCTCTAATTGCGAATTTAACTCTAAAAGTCTTTTATCATAATAATCTTTATCAACCAAATATTCTTCTCGATTATTATTAATAAGATCTTCTATACCTTTTTTCTCATATCTTTTAAACCAAGGAGTTTGACTTATAACTCCTAATGCCATAAAAGGTGTTGTCATAATACCTAATCCTGTTCCAATGGTTGCCACTGTTTGCTTTCCCATTTCTTTATATAATTGATTGTTAAATTTTTCAGCTCTACCAATTAGCTGCTTTGATCTGTTTATTCTAGATTCAGCTAATGCTTGATATGACCGCCTAACAGGATTTAAAGCTTCGCCCCAAGCATTATTGTCTAAAAAATTAGGCTTTACTCTTCTTGCTTGATCTAAAAGATAATTAGCTTCATCTATTGGTTTTTGAGAAGATTCTAATACTTTCATCTGTAGAGCTTGATATTTATCAATATTTCTACCCTTCATAATATCAGCATAAGACTTAAAAGGTTTTGTTATTTTTTTTACAATATTAAGTTTGGCAGTTTTATTTATCTCACTTTTTTTACCCTTATTTTTTAATTCATTATATTGCTTTATACCTTTTACTAGCCCAGGTATAGCTACTGTACCTATTCCTATTCCGGCACCTAAACCAATTCCTCCCAAGAATTGACTTGCAGCAAGTCTACGTGCTAATCTTTCATAACTTTTAGCAAGCTCTGGTTCAAATGATTTTATTGCATCAGAAGGTTTAACTTTTTTATATATATTTTGTGCCATTAAAGTGCCTGGCACAACTCCTAAACCTCCACCAATAGCCATATGTTTTAAGGTCTTCAAGTTTCTTAATTTATGACTCGGATCATATTCTTCTGTTTTTATATTTGCTATCTTTATTATATACTCTCTATACGTTGTCACTTTATCCATAAAAGCACTCCTTTATCATAGGATTCCTGATGAACCATATTTACTCTCTTTTTAATCTATTATTTATTGTATCCTCTATCATTTTTTGAGTTTTAAGACCTGTCTTATATTGTGTATCAGAAGATAATCCACTTAAAACTCCTCCTCCTAACATTGAGCCTGCTGTAGTTAGAGCGGTAAATGCTCTTAACCCGCCTTCATCAACTGGCTTACCTTTGTAAAATTTATCTTTTATTTTTTTCCCTTGAGATTTCAAATTGTCCATGCCGGTTGAAATTTTATTTGTTTTATGAGCTATACCCTCTAAATCTTTTAAATCCTCAGTATTAATTTTTTCTGCATTTTTAAATTTATTTGTAATTTTAGATCTTAAATTTTTAGTTGTTTGAACTAAGTCATCAGTTTCTCTTAAAACCTCTTGGCCTTTATCTTTATATTTTGAGAAAGGCCCTAATGATTTAGTGTATCTATAAAGAGCTTTTGGATTAAATGCATCTAAGGCTCCCCTTGTCATAATACTAAATTCTTTTGATAAAGATGGATTTTTCTTTTTTAATGCTAAAGCAGTAGCACCTGTTAATGCTGCAGGGAGAAGAACACCTGCAGTTGCTCCGCTTATAACCCCGCCAATATTGCCTATCCGCCTATGTCTATTATGATCCTCTTTGTCTTTTAATGCTTTTTTAAAAGTCATAACGCCTGTGGGATCAATTCCTGCAGCAAAATCATGTAAATAAGATTTTGCTTTTGATTCCGCCATCTTTACTATCTCTTCTTTGTATCTCGCTATTTTATTCATACCATATTCCTCCATTGCCTCTTTATCTTCTATATCTTCTATATTTTTATCTTTTTTTATTGCTTTATTTAAAAGCATAGTACCGCCTGATGCCAGGGCAACTCCACTACCAAATCTTCCTGGGTATTTTTTTATATATCCTGGAAGATTTTTGCCTACATATTTCATTTTATCTATTAGTTTAGCGTCACTTCCTTTTATGGCTTCAATAGGTATATCATGATTTGTTTTTGCTCCAAGCATATGTTTTACTAAAAATTCGCCAATTCTATTTATAGGCTTTGCCATATGTTCATCAGGTAAGGCTTTATTCCATTGATCATAAGGTAGATTTATTTTTACAAGCTTACCACCTTTTTGCATTTTAACGAAAAGATTATCTATTATATACTTACTTTTTTCATTTGCTATATTTGCAAACTGTCTTGCAATACTTTTTCTTTTAGTAAAGTGTACATTACCCTTACTGGTATCCTTGAATATCTTTGATGCACCTGAATTATTAGATGCTCTTGCAAGAGCATCGGAGGCTCCTCCAGTACTACCCTTTGATGCTCTTAGCCCGCCACTTTTTATTCCATCCCAATTTTTTAAAGTAGTTCCATGATAAACTCTCTGTTGGCCTAACAATCTTTTTTTAGATGCTGATAATAAACCAATTCCACCTGCACCTGCAACTAATCTTGTAGACGTTGAAGTTTCCTTCTCTTCTGCCATCTTTATTATCTCTTCTTTATACATTGCCTCTTTATCTTCTATGTTTTTATCTACATGCCACCCTGCAAATGATGGCTTTACTAACACTTTATTTTTAGATAAGTCTAATGCCTTTACCTTTGCAACTAACCCTTTATACTTATCAGGATTTTTTAACATATCCTCTTTTTCTTTGTGATTAAAGCCTGTTCCAACTTTTCCTACAGCCTTTCCATCTGGTGTCCATGAATATGTAAATCCTCCCGCCATAGACTTTCTTCCTGCCTTTACTCCCTCTTCTTTAAATATATCTTTTATGTAAACGTCGTAATCGTCTATAATCTTAGCTTTTATAAATGGTTTATTAGTTAAGTGTAAGTCGTGTACTACTAATCCTTCTTTTGTTTGAGGATGACTTTTACTTAGTATTTTATTTAATAGTGACTCTTTTTCTTTTTCACTATATGCAATGTCAGGTAATATATAGTTTGGATTTTTCTTTACTATATCTTCTAATATTTTTCTTTTAACGGAAAATGGAGCGCGTCTTAAATCTTCTCCATCATACTCATCTACATCTATTAGAGCTGTCCTAGTTTTAATGTCTAATTTTTTTTGTAAATCTAATGACTTTTGAGTTTTGCTATTTAAAAGCGCAGTTACAACATCAGGGTGAACAGCTTTGCCTTTTTTATCAGTGGCAAAAGTTTCACCCCTTACTATAGCATTACAGTCACATATAGGTTTTTGAACATGTAAAAGTTTAGGGGTATAATCTATCGGCTCACCTGTTCTTTTAGAAATCCTATGAGAGAAGTGTTTTGGCACTTCCCCTGGATTCATATTGATAATTGTATGAGCACCATCTATTTTAGCAGTCCACGCTTCAGCTAAAGATGGATTTAATTTTTTAATGTCTTGCTTTTTATAAACTGGTTTAGTTGGCATAGTTAATCACCTATCTATTTTCTCTATATTCATTACTTCTTCTTAAATTATCTTCAAGATTTTTTCTGCTTTCCTCTTTTTCTTTTTTTCTTCTGTATGTCTTTAAGAGACTATTATAAATGCCTCCTGCCACTACAGGTGCTCCCGCCCCCATAACAGCACCAGCAATGCCACCTTTTAGTTTTGGTTTTAAATATTTTGCACCCAAGAATCCTCCTGCTGTGCTACTTGCACCCATTGT